GCTCTTCCTCTTTGCTGCTATCGAGGACGACGCCTCCCAGCTTTTCTTTGGCCTCTTTAAGTTTGCTCAGAAAACTCATGATGACATTCTACTCCCGACGTCGGCGATACGCTATTTACGTTTCGCGCCTTCGACTTCAGATCAAAATCAGGCCGCGACGTATTCGGACAGATTGAAGAATGCAGCACAGTCGTCGCCGACGCTGGCTTCACCGGACTCGAAACCAGGGTTGCCGCAGTGACGGTCCACGATGTAGGTGCCCGGCTCGGTGGACTCGCGGACCTTCCAGACCAACCCACGGCTCTCGAAGCCCATGAAGCGTTGCATCTTGACCCGGTTCCCCTTGGAGCCGCCGAGCAGACCCTTGCCTTTGGTCTCGTCCCAGTAGCCACGGTCTTTGAGGAACTCCTCGGGGATGATGGCATTCTCGGGCACGTAGATGGCGGCTTCGCCGACCCGGAAACGGAACTCGCCGTTCTCGTCACGATTGGCCACGACCTCATGACCGGAGATGGTCACGATGGACATGTGATCACCGTGCGGACGGACGTCTTCTACGAGGGCGATACGGGCTTCGATGGTCATGGGCTTTTCTCGGATTATTTCGTAGACCGGTTTAGTCGGAGATTTCGAAACGGTCAACCGAAACAAAGGTGGGGAGACCGAAGTCTCCCCTTCTGTTGCTAGGCCCCCAGTGGGCCCCGAGTTCCTTACGCCGCGAGGGCGTAGGAACCCATGTCAACGTTGTCGTTGGCAGGTAGAAATTTGAACTGATTTTCGGTCGTTTCTTACCGGTGTCTCTCGCCTCTACGCCTATCAGTCGATAGCTATTCGCCCCCATCAAAAACACACAGACCATATCGGTCGTAGCGAGCCTAGACTGTTGCCCCCGCTAAGGAACTCTAGCCGCCTTGTGACTGTCCCCGATCTACCGTTGATAGCCAGGGCTCTAGAAACCCCAACCCGGCTTACATGACAGTCGGCTCCCCGCGTATCTCAGCGGGCTATGTGTTTTTGGTGGAGGCGCGGGGATTCGCACCCCGGTCCTGCCTAAGCGGTTGATTTGGTCACCAACACGCAGTTATTTAATCACCTTGGCCGGAAACTGTCAAGTTAAAGGATGATGTGCCTGAACTTCGTCGCGAACTCGTTGAAGGCGCCCATCTTCTTGGGGTCGAGGGGCATCTTGTGCACCGACAGCATGCCCTTGACGACCGCGACGGCGACCGTCGATTTCAGCACGCGGCGCATGCTGGCCTCCGACATGGTGTCGATCTCGATTTCTCGGTTGAACACGGCCCGGACTTCTCGCCGAGCCTGCTCAATGGCGACCTCGCGACGGAAATCCGTTCTGGACATTTTCACGCCGCCAACCGCGTTGGCCTCGGCGCGGGCTTGGCGCACGAGGGCCTCGCTGACGTCGCTGGCGTCGGGGGCGAAATGGGCGTTCAGGTGCGCGAGGACGGCGTCAGCCGGGGTCAGATCGTAGTTCTTGCGGGCCGCGTGGCGGTCAGCGATTCGCTGTTCGACGAGGTGGCGGCGACGCTTTTCGACATCGGGGCGCGTATCCAAGGGGTCGTCGAGTTCGGGCACGTGGGCGAACGCCGGGCCGCTCTTCCAGGTTTCGTGGTTGGCCAGCATCGCCTTCTGGAGGTCGATCAGGCGAACATAGATGTTCAGGCTCTCGTCGGCGCGCGCCCATGCGGGAACTGCGAGACTGCCGAGCGTGCCCGCAACTGAGGCGCCGAGAATGCTGGCGAAGAAAGTACGACGGTTCATAAGACTCTCCTGTTTCCGTACTGCTACCACGGACGGAAATCTTGTCAAGAAAAAAAGGGGCAGGGTTTCCCCCGCCCCTTCGTCTGTAGGAAGCGCACACGACTTACCCGCGCTTGCGGGGCGGTGCTTGTCAACGCGGCCCGGTGCTAGGGTCAGTCCCAGTCCGGTTTCGCTTTCTACCCGCCTCGACTGCATTTCGAGACTCCAGCCACAGGTTCAGGAAGGCCTTCCACCCCTGGCACCGAAATCTAATGGGGCCGTTCAGTTGACGTGGACCCACAGCCTAGGCGCATCTGCGCCACCAACAGAGCCCCCTTCCCCCACCGGAACGCCGAAGCGTTCAGACCTTGCGCTCAAGACCCCCAGCATACGCCTGTATACTGGGTAGACGATTTGGCATTTCAGCCGCATCTGGTGCAGTCAGTCGGGGATATGCTTTGCTCTAAACAGCACATCGGGGCCGACAGGTATAGAGGGAGGGTATAAGTCGGAAAAAAATCCCGACTAATCTAAGTGTTTGCCAGTTAACCGGACCAACAGTTGTTTCCCGGACGCGCAATAGCAACGCGTGTTCATCGCGGGGTGTCGCGCCCCACGGTGTGTCCTGTAGGCTTATGCTGAGCGACTATCCCGGAGCACTCTTGGCTGGTCGGGCGACACTTCTCAGCGGGCCAGGACTAGCCCCTTAGTTTTAGTAGACGTCGCCTGTAGGCGCAAACGATCTCGGATGAGGGACGAACCGCTTATCCATTCGAGAACTACACCGGGCCTCGGGGAATCGAACCCCACCACTCGCTTGAGTGCGGGCGACCACGGGCCCGACCATCGACCTACGCCCTATCAAAGACAGGCGACGAATGTCAAAGACCTAATGTGGTCAGAAGGACCACCGCCCAACTCCAGTATTTGGTCTCAGCGCGCACTGCGCCTGACCCAGCAACATTTCGGCTTTTGAGGGCCGCGTTCACATACTTGTCCCTCCGGCGAACGCACCAACGTCCATGAAGGTTAGGATGGTGATGCCAGACGGAGACCCATCTGACCACATTGAGGCGACGGGGAATCGGGCTGGTGGGCCCTATCCCCGTCTGCAAGCCCCTCTAGAGTGCCGCCGTCAGCCTAGAACAGACACCGCTGCCTGTCCCGGTCCCTCCGGGCCGTTGCTCTATCGTTGCGAGTTAACCTCGACGCCGTTATCGCCGAAGTCGGATTTTATGTCAACCAAAAAATAGAATTGAAAAAGCCCCCGGTGAGACCGAGGGCTTTTCGAAATGGGTGCGGGAGACGGATTCGCACCGCCGACCTTTTGGTTATGAGCCAAACGAGCTACTGGACTGCTCTACCCCGCGAGCCCCTATTTAGTATCACGGGTGACCTTTAGTCAATAAAAACTTCGCCGCCATCGAAAAAAAGTTGGAAGGCGGCTTCATCGCGGGTGTCGGTGAATGCCAGGACGGCATACGCGGCATCGTTGACGAGACCAGCTACGTCATTTCGGTCGAGGACAGCGGTGAACTTCACCTTCCCTTTGAGGTTCTTGATCAGCCAGTCGAGGGCGTCGTTTTCACCAATGGGGAAGATGGGCAAATGGTCGTCGGTCGTATCGACCGAGCGTTTCAGATGGGTCCGCAGAGAGATCGTGGCCTGCCAGTCTGCCGGGCTGAACGGAAAGCCTGACAGGGGGAAACGCAGAGGCTGGCGATAGCGGCGGAACAGGTGCGCGACTCCGGTAGAAAACTCGAACACAAAGGTCTTGCAGTTAAGTCTTGTGGCGCGTCTTCTCGGCGACTCCCATTCGTCGGCACCCTCCCAGCCAGTCTGGTGCCTAAACCGCTGACAGAGCCAGATCATCAATTATGTTCCGATGGCAGCTTGGCGTCGAACACCAATCTGACCTTGAGGAAATCGGCCGGGGACGAGAACGAAATCATCACGTCCCGCTGGGACACAGAGAAACGACTCGGTATGCGGCGGCCCATCTCAGTAAAGATGAACTCGAACTTGCCTTCGCAGTTGTCGCTCAACCATTCGATGATTTCGATATCGTTCTGATAGAAATGCTTTCGAAAGCTGTCCAGCCCCCATACGCCGAGGCCGCGCGCAATCCATTTGCTCTCACGTCGCATATCTCGCGTGATGGCATCTAGTGCCAAACATCCGACGATGGGGGTTAGGATAAGGAAATGCCGATACGGAGAGAACCGACTGAGAAAAGTCGGGGCCCTGCTATAGATGATCTTGTTGACCTCGTAGTTTCCCGGCATGGCGGACTGAAGATGGAACCAGAAATCTTTCATGCACCCGCGCAACAACCAGCCCATCGGGGCCATGGTGGCTTTCTGGATAAGCTTGCCGCCTCCATAGAGGATGCCGACGAAGAGCAAGACGGCGCCCACTGCCCGCAATGTATTGAAGAGGACTTCCATCACATTGCCTGCACGGCTTCGGACAGGGCTTCCCAGGTTTCGAACCGGCGCCAGCGAGACGTACCGCCCGGCATGATAATCACGAAGGGTCTCTTGGACCGGCGAACGTTGGCACGCATACGCGACCATCCGCCGCCGATCTTGTACCCCTTGGTGTGCGGGATGTAATCGATCTTCGCATCATATCCGACGCGGAGGACGAGTTCGATTTCTAGTCTGGCCCTGTCGTCGCGAATGGCATCACGAACCTCGTCCACCGACATGGTGAGGTGACCCTTCAACGCCCGACATACTCCGAGACGGCGTCGATGATGGCCTCGACGTTGCACTCATAGAGGCCCGCCGAGTTGAAGGTGTTGTATTCGATGACTTTGAACTCATCACCGTGCTGGGCGATGTCGATCACATAGACGGGGCCAGGGACCAGTTTGGCGTGCGCAGCCATGACGACCTCGACCACCTCGGGAAGGATATGCTCCTCGGCCTTCACCATGCCCCACTGCCGGTAGAGGGACGACGTGACGATCTTGCCGTCCACGACCACCACACGCCACTCGCAGCCGAGTTTCTTCGGCGAGGACACGACGACGTAAAAATCGTTACCGTCGAGGTAGCCCGAATCGATCATCCCGGCATACCAGGACGAGAACTGGGCGGCGTCGATCACCTGACCGGCGAACTCCTTGGTGTCGGTATCGGGCTTGATGAAAACTTCTTCGCCCGTGATCGTCTTAGCCAGATAGGCTTCGACCTCGGACATCTTCATCATCATGGCGTCGGAATTCAAATACAGGTCGCCGAGCGCGATGGCGGCCTCGTCCTCGGTCGGGACCGGGAAAACGCCGGGCGACCAGCCGTGGCGGTCGGCCAGTTTCTGGATGCCGATGCTTCCATAGACCACGCACGGTCCATTGACGTCGGGAACCCGTCCCTCGATCTCATGGACGAAGGGGATGATGCGCACGACGTGGTGCTCGACGCCGCGCTGACGGAAATGTTCCATCATGCGGTCGAAGCAGGTTTCGGCGAAGACGTTGCTCTCAAGGACCCAGGTGACCGACTTGGACTGCCCGGCCAGCAGGGCACGGAGATCGACCGCGTGCAGAGCGGCGTCGTGGGCCATCACCTGAAGATCGGTATCGAGCAGGGCGTGCGCTGCCAGGGCGTCGGCGAGGTCGTGCAGGCGTTCGATATGGCCGCTCATTTATTCCTCCAACTCATCATCCAATAGAAGGCCACAGTGGCTTGCTGCTACGCTAAATGCTCTAAGGGCCGTTGCAGTCGTCCCCAGAAGCTCCGGCTACCTACACCATCGGCTCCCAAGTCAAACCCGCAGTTCCGCTTGTAATACGCGGGCAAAACTGCAACTGTGCTACCCGACGTTTTCGACTCCAGTGAAGCAGGGCGGAACTCAGAACCATCGCTGGCCTTGGGCTTCCCACGCCTTCCGGGCGTTTTGTAGTCTGTCACACTCCCTGAGGTTCTAAGCCCGTCCGTTCAGGTATCCAAGCTAGGAGGTCATTACACCCCCATCATAGCAGACGGGACTCTTGATTTTGGCTCGCGCCTACTTTCTTCCTCTCGCAACTCTTTATGGATGGCTGCCCTTAAGCCCACCACCACCGTGACCATCTATTGGATGACCGGACCTTTTACCTCCGGTGGGCACTTTTCGTCAACGAGTTTATTTTCGCATCCGCTTGCGGGCCATTTCGAGCTTGAGCTTCGAGACCCGCTCAGTGAAGGTCACCCCGTTGAGGTGGTCGGTCTCGTGGCAGAAACACCTCGCCAGCATGCCGGTGAACTCGCGCTCGATGCGGGTCCCGTCTGCGGTTTGGAAGTGAGCCAGAACGCGGTCTGGCCGCACGACGTTGAGGGCTAGACCGGGGAAGGACAGACATCCCTCGGGCCCGACGACCGACACCGTCTCTTCGACCACGCTGGGATTGAAGCAGACGATTTTCTCCTCGTCGCCCATGACGAAGACCCGATAGTTGAGGCCGACCTGATTGGCCGCCAGTCCGATGGCGTTCTGACTGTGCTGGAACTCCCACATCGCATCCGTTAGGGCGACTGGGTCGATGCCCGGAATGCCGAACTCAAACTCAGGCAAGGCCTGATGGAGCATCGGGTGGCTGTCCGGGAGAAGGACGAGGGGAGGGATATTTTGGGTTGCCATATCTGATCAATAATATACAAGAAACAGATGAGCAAGAATATAAACGGTTTCGCGTTCGACGGCGACATGAACGACATGGTTGCTCTGTCGCAGCAAATCCGCAAGGCCTTCATCCCGCTGGCAATGGACCGCCTCGCGGTATTTCTGGCCACGGACATCGCCTATCGGATGGACCTCGACCGTTTCGTCACCATCCCATCCCCGACCGGCCACATCAACTACATGTCGAAATCCTACCAGGATTTGCAGGGCCGCATCAACAAGACGGAGGGCGGGCACGCCGACCCCGAGATCGACATCTCATGCCAGATTTGCTTCATCCCGTTGGCGGGACGCGTCTACGGCATCCTCTACGGTGACTGGCGGAAAGACATGCTCGCACAACCGGGTGTTCATGATTGGCATTATCAGGACAGCACAGACCGACCCGAATCGATCACCAAGACCGAATGGGCCGCCCGGCGCGATGTCTGGAATCAAATCTTTTCGAGTTCGTATGTACCGGCCGACCTGGGCCTGATCGCCAAGATCATCAACAACGATGCCCGCCTCGGACCAACATCACAGATGATCGAAGCCAATCAGCCCGACATCGGAAAACGCGCCAGCCGCATCGCCCGCGAAGCCGCCATCGCGGAGCACTTCCGCAGACTGCCGCAAGGTCTCCATACCTCGACCGAGTTGATGAAGTGGCTCGACACGCCGTACTATGAGACGCGCCATACCAGCTTGACGGCCGAGTTCGCTCTCAAGATGTCACCGCTCACACAGGCCCAGATGCTGGGTAAGGACCCCCTGTCATGACCAGACCCTTCGACGTTCTCGACGGCCTGTTTGAGACCCACAAGTTCGCCATCGTCCCATCAGACGAGGGATTGAAGGTCTACAAGTTCCTCAACCACAAGGACGTCCTCTGGGCTATCTGCCTACCCGTCTACGACACCACTAGGGCGAATGACCCGACCTTCGTGGAGGCGACGTTGCGAGACATGGGGCCACATGAGGAGAAGCTCCTCAAGAACCTGTTCGTCTCGGTGTTCACAACGCTTGATGCGGCCATTTTGGCGGTGCAGAAATTCCAACGCGCCGAAGGCTGGCGATTCGCGGATTTCAAAGCCAAGAAAGATGCTATCTGGATGGCAGAGAGAAACGCCAAGCAGGCCAGGGATGCGCTCCGCTACGCCGTCATCACGGAACTGGAAGGCGAAGGGCGCCGGGTTCTCACCTTCGAGCCCGACCAGGAGAAGGTTACTCTCGGAGACGGTCGAGAATTATAGCGGCACGCTCTGCCTGAGAGCCGATCTGATCGATCATTTCGATGATGCACTTCTGGATGGTGGCGACCCGTTCCTCGTCGGGCATTTCGGCGAGGAGTTCGGCGTTCATGAAGCCGAGGTTACGCAGCATCTGCTTGCGGAGCTTTTCATCACCGTCGATGACTTCCAGGAGACCATTGACTACTTGGGACATTTGTAATTCCTCAGTGCCATGGCGACATTATCGGTCACCAACCAGGAGAGGTCTTCTTTCAGATCAGCGAGCGCGCGGGCCGTGGACGACGACACGTGCAGGAACTGCTGCTGGCAGATCAGGTGCACCATCGGGATGTCGGGCGAGATTCGCTGGAGGACGCCGTGCAGGGTGAACTCATCGTTGAAGTCGCTGATCTGGCGCAGGCCGCGCACGATGTGGGTGCAGCCAAGCTCACGTGCATAGGGGGCGAGGCCGCCGTCGAACTGACCCACAGAAATTCTATCCAGCGATTCCGGTAGGGCTTGGTCGATGGCTCCCTTGATGAGATCGGAGCGGATGCTCGGCCAGAAGCGACCCGTCTTTCCCGGATTGCGGCCGACGCCGATGTGAACGCGGTCGAACATCGTCAGGGCTTGCTCAACGATGTTCAGATGCCCCTTGGTGATGGGGTCGAACGAACCGGCGTAGAGGGCGAAAGTTTTCATCGGAAAGCATCCAGTTGGGTCAGGGCGGCGGCGTTTTCGGCGGCGGTGTTCCGGGACGACCAGATGATGAGATCGACCGGCTTTATCATGTCTTTAACGAAGTTTCGACGGTTGATTTCGAGGAAACGATCAGCGTGTCCGTCGCCTTCTGTGAGCTTGAGCCATCGCTCAAACTGGGCGTCGTCAAGAGCCCAATCGTCGGGGACCAACACGTAGGGGAAATTGCCGTAGTAGGGCCCGTCCATGACGCCACGAGGCGGAACAACGCCCGCGTGGTCAATGATGTTGATGATCACCTCTACGGCTTCTGCGGATGTGCGACCGATGCCCCGGCCCGAGGCCAGCTTGGGGGCCATCTCCAACGGGTCGTCCTTGGAGGTCATCAGACCGTAGAAATCGTTGTAGGTGCCAGATATAGCGTGGCGGTTTCCTTCGATCACGATATCAACGCGGCTCTCGCTATCGCGGAACCATTCGATCTGGCGGCAAAACCGCAGAGCCACGATGGTTTCACCCAGCCCATCGAGATCAATGCTGCGCGCGACGTCAACCCATTCGGATTTCACGGCGGGGCGTGAGTTCCTTATCAGTCTGTCGCGGATGGATGCCATTCTGGAAGCATAGCGGTGATCGTTTACTTGTCAAGGAAGTTTGGGCAGGTAGTCCTTGAAGATCATTCGCAAAATCATCAGGTGTTGTTCGTCGAGATCGACAACAGAGCCCAGCACCTTATCGCTCGAATAGCGAGGGCGAAGGGTGCAGGGACGAATGTCGTTCAGGTGAGCGAACATTTTCGCCAGGGCGATCTCGACGGCGCCGCGCCCAGACCGCTGCGTCCCCATCGTGATTTCGTAAGTCGCACGTTTGAACTGGTCGAGAGGCGTTCGTCGCTGAAGGACTACGCCAGCGTAGAACATTCCCTCGCGGCTGATGGCCGAGCGGTCATACTCGACCCTCGAAGATGTTTCCTCACCAGACCCGCTGAAGGAACGCACCCACCGGAACGAGCTTGGGTCGATGAGGAACGAATAGTCATCGAAGACGTCTTCGAATCGCTCTGGCGGCGGCGTAGGTTTGAAGGCCGGATGGTGCATGTCTCCGCTATAGAGGAGACCTCAGTTCGATCAACCAAAAAATAGACGGAGGGTGAAGGCGTCACGCTCTTCGACGAAGACCATCATGACGGCCTTGTGGCCGTGGGAATAGAAAGACGTCCACTCGCCGCTGCACGCGTAGGCGAACTCATGGCAGGTGTCGTGGATGGCCAGACAGGTCTCGACCTTGATCTCTGGGTCGTAGGCTACTTCGACGATGTGGGAGAAGCCCATGTAGGCCAGATGATTGAGAACGCGGTCGTAGGCGTTGATGTCCCCGAAGACCTCAGACTCGACCAGCACCCTGACCGGCACGTGCCGATCTGGTTGATGTCCACCGTCGAACCAATAGGCGAGACGGTCGTCCATGAGCTTACCGGAAAGCCTTCATGGAAATATTTATCTTTGGGCGCGGGCGAGTTAAGGTCGGCCATGAGCGATAATAACTTCTACTCGGGGATGCCTTGGCTGGCTTTTGAGAAACTTTTCTCCGGCCCCAGGCTCTCGATACTCAAGGTCCCCGTCATTGGCCTTATCGGTGATGAACAGTTCGGAATCGTCACAGAGGTGCGCGAAGGTAACGTGGTCGCCGTCGTGCGTGGATGGATTGAACGAGACATCTTGGTTCCGGCGTCATTGGTGGCGCCATGTACCAGGGCCCACCGCATCACCAACTGGCCCCCGGATTGGCAGGCGGCGGCAGACTGGCTTGACCACATGTTTCCTGGACGGTGGGGTTATCAGGGGCGAGGCGTGTGGGGTTTCGACGACCCCCGAGAAGCTGTCCAATTTCAACTGGCGTTCTGATGAGACCGTTCTTCTCCGATTTCGTAGACCCCAACACCTTCAAACCCACCCCCGGCCTGTGCGTTAACCCCAAATTCAGCGGGTTGTCCGGTGGTGGCCCCATGGTGATCATAAAGGGGACCCGCCTGGGTCTCGGACTATTCTTTCCCAAGATGGCGTTCGACGCCGACTTCGATCATCAAATCACCGTCAAGTGGTCAGAGGAAAGGCCGTACAGGGACTTCGAAAACGCCGTTGAAGTCGAGGCCGAACTTATAGAAGAAAGTTCAGTGGACCCGTGGACTATCATTGACGTGACCGTCGCATACATTCGTCCTGGGCCCACCATCCACTACACCCGTCACATTGACATGACGTTCGGTTTCTATTCCGTGGCCGACGCTACCAAATATCGGATGTTGACGACCCTCTAGTGGTGGAAGTGGTCGTCGAACGCTTTGCGGTCGGCCTCGGTCTCGAAGGCCACGCAGGGTCCGTTGCGGTCCCAGATCACGCTCGCGCGGACATGACACTCGCTCAGCACGGTCTTGATCTCTTTCGAGAGGTCTTGGCGGAAACCTGTCCGCGAAACAATCTGCCACTCTGGGCGTGTATACGTCTTCATCTCTTGGCCTCCTCTGTTGGGGCTTCGAGGTATTTATGTTCCGACTTCGGACTATTATATTACAAGAAAATTGGTGTCGCCGACGAGAATCGAACTCGCAACCAACCGCCTGAGAAGCGGACGCTCCACCGTTAAGCTACGGCGACAGAGCCAATATTCTTGGTAGTCCCTACGGGAATCGAACCCGTCTTTCCAGATTGAAAGTCTAGCGTCCTAACCGATAGACGAAGGGACCGCGAAGATGAGTAATGGGGTATGCGTTGGAGGAATGGAGCGGCTAGGGGGGCTCGAACCCCCGACCTTCTGCTTGGCAAGCAGACGCTCTACCACTGAGCTATAGCCGCGTATTCCAGAGCGGAGTCGAACCGCCACCTGACTGATTGAAAATCAGTTGCTCTGCCTTTAAGCTACTGGAACAGACTGGAGATTTGCTGGAGCGGATAGAGAGAATCGAACTCTCGTCTTCTGCTTGGAAGGCAGCGGCTCTACCATTGAGCTACACCCGCATCAGCAATGTCACACAGGGGCCAACCTATGTGATCTTCGCCGGACTGTTCCTATAGGAAGGAAGAGGTGTTTAGAGACAACCTCGCAGCCCGGCGGAACGTTCTCGTTCCCCAGCACCGCGCACGCCACCGCGACCGCCCAGGAGGGCGGCGTTCAGGCCAGACGTGTTGAACAGGTTTGTCATAGTTTCTCGAATATACAGAGGAGGGTTCCTGCTGTCAAATCTTATTTAGCATTTTCGGCATTTTTTGGTTTGTGAACGCTTCCGTACAATTGGATAAATAAATCCAACCACCGGAGACCGCAATGAGCGCACCCCGAAGCAACAGGGCAGCAAAAGCATTGGCAGCAAAGGAAGCACTGGAGCAGGCTGTTGCCGATCTCCTCGCCGAAAGCCAAGCCATGTCGGAGGTCATTCGGAACAAGAAATTCACCATTGTGGTATCGCAGACGGTAGAAGAAGAAACCGCCTAGGCCGTCTCATCCAGGAGCAGGGCCGCCATCGTGGCATCCTCTGCGGTCTTGAAGCCCATGAACGCATTACCGGTAGGACGCTCGTCGTTGATTTCATACCATGTCACCCAGTCCCCGAAGACGTGCACGTCTTGCTCGTAGTCGAGCCGATACTCCGCGAATCCCAGGTCTCCGAGACGGCTGTGGGAAACGCAGCGGACTATGATCGTGAACGGATACTGTTCTTCCCTAGTGGCGAACTCCCAGTCCAACCTGCGAGCCATCAGACGGGACCGTCCAGGAGCAGGGCTGCCGCGATGGCGTCTTCCTGCCGGGCGAACGAGATGATGACGTTCCCGCTTGGAAACTGACGCTCATCGGTTTCAAGCAGGACCACCCATTTTCCGAAACGGTGGACTTGTTGCTCGTGATCGAGAAAGAGTTCCAGCCACAGCGTATCCACGCATTTCGCGCGGATGGTGAACGGGTAGCCGTTGTCAGTATGATAGGTGGGATGAAGCTGGCGCATTACCAGCTACGGCGGCCGGTCTGCGGCGGGGCGAACACGTCACCCTCAATGGAGTTGTAGACGTGCTTGCCGACTTCGGCGTCGGTGAGGCGGCGGGTGATGGCCTGCACAGCGGCGAACGCGGCGTCGTATTCCGGCGTGCCGAACGCGTGCTTGCGGCATTCGGTGCGGGCGTTGTCGAGTTCCGTGTTGGGCATGACTGCTCTCCGTTGATGATCTCTTGTGCCACCAACGGAGAGACTTGTCAAGTAAATCGAACGCTGGACTTCGCGACGGGTGTGAAGAACTGCACCAGCGTCTCCGGCCGCTGCGGGCCGTCGAAGATGATGACGTGCTTGCCCGTGCAGTGGCGGTCGATGTAGGCCTTCGCTTCTTTCAAGGCCGAAAGCTTGTCGGTGCCGTGGAGGCCGACCGTGAAACTCGGCCCCCGCATCTCGTATTTGCCACCGAAGCCGATGGCGAAATAGACTTCCTCGACCGGGAGTCCCCAGAGTGCCTCGCGGGCCTTGGTGCGGTTTTTCGCCCACCATGCCGAGAACTCCCGCTCGAAAGCCGAGAGATCACTGACGTTGAAGGTAACGTGCTCGGGAACCTTCGGTAGACGAAGCGGCTTGCGGAATGGGCCATGTTCTTGACCTCCGAAGGAGCCCCGTTTGGCGATGGCTGGCTGGGCCTTCATGCGCCGGACACCGTCCGTGGTCTCGAACGAGAGTTGCTGGAACTCTACCAGGGCCTCGTGCTGCGGCCCGATGATGGCCAACACAGGCGGCTTGTCGCGCTGACTGGCCGGTGCCATGTCCCACATCGGCGCCTCGCGCATCACCGCATCGAGCTTGGGCTCGATCTTGGGATATTTCAGGGAGTCGGCGAACATGTCCCGCACGGCTTCCCTCTGGGCGTTGCGGGCCTTCGTCGCCTCGTCCTCTTCGCGAGGCATCAGGGTCATCGTATAGGTCATCCGTCGTCCTTCTCGTCTGGTTTCTTGCCGAAGAAATTGTCGAACAGTTTGGCCATCATCAACTGCTTCTCGAACTCGTCGTAGAAGCCGGGGATTACTGTCTCGATCTTGGTGACGTCGATCTCGTCATAGCGGCCATTGGCGCGGCGACGGACCTTCTGGGCTGCACGCTTCTGGAGCATGATGGAATCCCGATAGGACCCCGGATGCTCCTGGAAAGTGAACTTGGCGCCGCGCTTGCCCCAGAAATTATAGAGTTCGCCACCGCCGAGAGTGACGTAGCCCCAGACCTTGTCGTGGCCCTGGTCGGTGCACCAGCCGAAGAAATTTACTGTGTAGGCCATAGTTCAATCCCTGCTAGGCGCAAAATGGCCAGTTGACGGAGGTAGTGTTCTCGGTTGGAAATCGTACAACCAGATGTGGCGATGGTGGTTTCGTCTGTTTCTCCAGCAATGATTCTGTAGAATAGAAGCCACCCGTCTCCTTCAAGGATGTATTCGGTCGCAATATTTTTCTTGTGGTTTCCGATCAGCGTGGCGGTCATGTTGATGCCGCCGACCATCACGGAGTAAACGCCGGGGACTCCCAAACGGCTCGATGGAGTGCGTATCCGATATGCCAGGAGCAACCTCCTCCAGCACGTTAATGAGAAATGCGCGCTCTACGTTCGTGATCTCCACCGTTTCCATTTCAGGCAAGCATCTCCCCCATGATGGCTTCGATATCGAGACCGTCGAGTTCATAGACGGTGTCGGCCTCCTCGCGAGTGGAGACGATGGTTCCGCGCGCCAACGCGTGGGCGAACAGGACATCGTGGAAGGTCGGCTTCCGCTGGGTGGTCTCCAGCACGGAGCGGGTCGCGGCGGCATAGCGGTCGCCTTGACCGGCCACCCCTTGGTGACGACCGGCCTGTTGGGTGAGATCGACGAAGACGAGTTCGCGGGTTTCGAGGTCGAACGCAAGCGGGAGGTGCGACGTCGAGTTGGTGTCGATGTCGAACTTCAGCCGCACCGACTCGGGCTCGTAGCGGGCGCCGGATTTGAGCCCGTCGCGCTCCATGAACCCGGCGAAGCACGGGAACTCATTGAAGGCCTGACCGCGATACGAGATGACCGCGATGGCGACGTAGCGGATGCCCTGCTGGCGCAGATCGGCGATGTCGAAGTCGATGAACTCCGTGGCTCCGTTGGGGGCCGACTGTACGTCGCCGCTGTGCACGACCTTGCGCGAGCGCAGGTTCGTATAGGAAACCTGCTCGACGTAGTCGAAGTTCTCACCCAGCAGGACGGCCGACAGATCGACGTCGATGTATCCCTTCCACCATACGAACAGACGGACGACCTCCGTCAGAGGGTTGATCGGATACCGCGAACCCTTCACGACCGGTTGGGCGGTCGCCGAGTCGCCGCGACGGTTGAAGGGCAGCACGACGCCCTTGAGGTCTTCGGCCAGGAAGACCTTGCCCATCCGGGGCAGCTTAGCGAAACGACGCTGAAGCTCGCCGCGCATCAGGTTGCAGGCCAGGGTGATGCTCGTAGCATCGACCGGCAGCCTGTTATCGGGGATGACGACCATCTTGGTCTTCTCGCCCTTGAGGAAGAACACCCGGTCGGCGGACGCACCCTGCACGGACAGACGGTGGTTGAAATATTTCAGCACGTCGAAGATGAGCTTCGTCGGTACGGAGTGCAGGACGTCGTCGAGGGCGGCCAGAACTTTTGCCGAGGTCACGTCATCGCCCGCGTGACGGAGCAGATTGTCCAACCGGCGCATCAGTTCGCCCGGACGCTTCTTGAGCGTTTCGAGCAGGACGGTGTCGATCTGGTAGGCGCGCGTCTTCTTCTCCACGACGCGGTTGAACGTCGAGATCGTCTTGGGCGCGTTGCGGAGTTCGTCGAAGGCCTTGGCGGCGAACGGATAGCGGGCGGCGTTGACCTTGGCAGCCGGGTTCAGGCGTTCGCCCAAGCGGAGCCACCGCTCGCGATGACGCATCATGTCTTCGCCGAGGTTGCCGGTCTGGTCGAGCAACGACAGGAGGTTCTTCTTGTCGCGCGTCTTGATCTTGAACTTCACGTTCGTGGACAGCGACAGGTCCGAGTTGACGTCGCTCAGGAACGTGGCGATGCGGAGCACATCCGTGGCCGAGTTGACCAGCGGGCGCACGCCCTCGACACCCGATACGGCGTAGACGAGCGGCAGGGTTTCGCGGAAGGTCTGGGTCGGTCCCGTGATTTCCACCAACGTGGCGGCCTCAAGGACGAACTGTCGCTCCTGCACGGACAGCGAGGAGGTGCGGCCCAGCAGGGCGGTGGCGGCCTCCGCAAGGAAGGCGTCATCGGCGGCACCGAGCACGCGCAGCGGCGTGATGGAGCGGAAGTCGTGACGGATGTTTTCGTTCGAGGCCAGTTCGGGAACCTCACGCTGGCAGATCGGGCACGCGCCGAAATCCGACAGGTTGAAGAGATCGGGGTCGATGGCGTGGCCGCACGACAGCACCTGATAGTTGGACGCCGTCTGGGAATCGAAATGACCCAGAATGCGCTTGGCCATGTAGAGGTTCTGTTCCGGCGTCGCGTAGGGGAACTTGTTGAACAGCACGCGGTGGTTCACGCCCGTGCCCGAGATGGTCACGACGGCGGTGCGGACTTCGCTCTGAAGGGCGATGAAGGCATCCCTGGACAGGCCCTTGATGGCGTCCATGGTGGGACCGTCGAGGGTGAAGCCCAGAACGCCCAGTTCGAGATTCAGCCCATGGACCCAGGTCGGGTCAACGGTTTCGCCGCTCGTCGGCTCGGTGACGCGGATGCGGTTGAACAGGCTGATCAGGAGTTCGTTTTGCATTGTAGTCCTCACGATTTGAGGACAACCTATGCCGGTGACTTTATTTCGTCAACCAAATAATCTGGAATTGAAAAAGGCCCGCTCCGAGGAGGGGCCCTTTCAGGTGCAGACAGCAAATCAGGTAGCTGGTTTTTTCCAAAAATAAAATAGAAGGAAGCACGCCTATGCGCTTTCTGCATGATCAATATGCCTGAAGCTCCACCATGTGTCAATAACTTTTTTTCACCTAAATACGCCCATGAAGACCTACGCAGACATCATCGTTGAAAGCATCCTGGGAGAACAGCCGGAGAGCAAGGCCGACCTCGAAGCCCACTGGGGCCGAGACAAGGATGAGGACTGGGGCATCCATTACCCGGATGCCGAAGAAGGCGACGACCCCGAGCGCGATATGGGGGCGTCACATCTACCCAACGGCAAATACGCCGCCACCTGTACGAACTGGGCCCGCATGGTGCGAGACCATTACGGTGACCGTGCCGAGATCAAATACGTGCTGTCGAAAAACTCCCCTGCCCTTCACGCCGATGGCTATGACGGGCACGACTTCGCCGTTCTGGACGGTCGCTACCTGATTGACAGTTGGGCCAAGATTTTTCCCGGCAGACCCAATGCGGTGTTGGACCTACAGGACCCGGCCGATCAGGAAGAAATTCACACCTACTATGGTGACCCCAAACTCTGGGGGACCTTCGGCGCCGACGAATAGCTAGTCGATCACCAGCATGATTTTGGCGAGGTCACGTTTCAGCGTCTCCTCGCAGAATGCCCGCACGCCGAAGAAACTACCGGCACGGTCACCGAGCGATATTCGCCAACGGGTCTTGCCGGAGCCTCCCGAGACCCACATCGGCGAGTCGCCACCCCGGACATGAACTGTCACGCCGTTTAGGTGCACGGAGGCGTGCCATTCATCTTTCCAAGCTGGGCCGCGTCTTCCTCGCGAGGCAGTAACGCCGAGATGAAAGACCTGTCTCGCAATGTCGATCTCCGCGACGGTGGCTTCTCTCCATTTCGGCTTCATGATGTTGCGAGCCGGATGGCGACAAGGTCGCGGTCAAATTGGTCGGCGTCAGAGAACTCGACCAAATCGGTGAGGTGGATGTTGGCGGTCCAGGTCGGTGCCTGAAAGAGCCAGTAGCGAGTGCCCGCCATGGACGGCATAGTGGTGACCTTGAGATCGAACCCGCAATCTATGACCTTCTCGCCCTCGAAGAAATCATCGCGCCCAGCACTGAGGCGGAAAATGATCTTCATCAGGATACGGTATTCGTCTTCAAGGAGTTCGCGCGACATCCAAATAGATCAACGGCATAATCAACCAAATGTCAACCCGAATGGTTGGCTTCATTTGTCAATCAAATGTTGACAGAACGAGGTTTTCGTCTAAAAGGGGAACAGAAAAACGAGGACTGAAAATGACCATTGGCATTCGTGTTGGCGCATCTGATCAGGGCGATGAAACCCTTCTGCTCCGCCGCATCAACCGCCACGGGGTCGTTGCTGGTGCGACCGGCACCGGCAAGACCGTCACGCTCCAGACCCTGGCGATTCGGCTGGCCGAGCAAGGCGTGCCCGTATTCGCCCCCGATGTGAAGGGCGACCTGTCGGCCATCTCGTCCAATACCCCGACCGTGTTCTGGGACCTGGGCGGGGAGCGGGGCAAACGAATCACCGTCTCGGTCCATGACATTGGCTCGACGCTGTTTTCGCGTCTGCTCGATCTGAACGAAACTCAGGAAGGTGTCGTCACGATCTTGTTCGTCTACGCGCGGGAGAACGGTCTCAAGCTGGAAACCCTGCTGGACGTCCGCAAGGTTCTCAATACCATCGTCGAGGACCAAGCCGCCGTGGCTCAGGACTACGGCCATGTCGATGCCCGAACGATTGCCACCATTCAGCGCAAGCTCCTGATGCTCCGCGAAGGCGGGGCCGGGAAGTTTTTCGGCAAGACCAACTTCTCGATCAACGACATCAAGCCGGGCGTCAACATCCTCCGCGCCGAGGATTTGATTCACGAGCCGAGCGTCTATGCCGTGTTCCTGTTCTGGCTCCTGAGTGAACTGTTCCGCAAACTGCCCGAGGTCGGCGATCTGCCCGCGCCCAAGCTGGTATTCTTTTTCGACGAAGCCCACCTCTTGTTCCAGAACGCGTCCAAGACCTTCCTCCAGAAAGTCGAGCAAGTTGTGCGCCTGATTCGCTCCAAGGGCGTTGGCGTCTACTTCGTCACCCAGAGCCCCGCCGACATCCCGGACCCGGTGCTCGCCCAACTCGGCAACCGCATCCAGCACGCGCTGCGGGCCTATACGCCGACCGAGCAGAAAGCCCTGAAGGCAGCCGCGTCCTCGTTCCGGCCGAACCCGGCCTTCGACACCGCCCAGACGATTCAAACGCTCGGCGTTGGTGAGGCCCTGGTGTCCCTCCTGGACGAGAACGGTGTGCCCAAGATGGTGCAACGGACCCGCATCGATATGGAGAAAATAATCTCTCACCCGAAGGCGATTGAGAAACCGAAAGCCGCCAAGCCTGTGCGAGTTCAGACGGCGACGCCGGTCACCCCTGTACGGCCTGCTGTGCCGGTTGTGGTGCCGGTCGTTCAGCCGAAGGGACGGTGGTTGAGCCGCGCCGTGATGCTTGTCGCGACCACGGCATGCTGGTGGCTGGCTCTGACGACCCCGAACCTCGTCGCAGTTGCGGAAGCGAGCACGACGACTGTTCAGTACCTCCAGGTGGCGTCGAGTGAAATCGCCGCCCAAATCGGGTGATCTAGCCGAAGGTCATCTGGAAGGTCAGGGCCTCTCGCTCATCCGTGAACGAGAACGCCGGAGCAAGACGATCAGGTAGGATAGCGGGCATCATCGACCAGAGCCCCTTCGTGTTCTGAGCAATCCAGTCGATGGCGTCAGTCGTGTCGGTGAAGAGAGAGTCTTGGACGTTCGCCCAGTTTGATGCTTGTTTCGGATAGGCGAGCAGGACCACGATGTGTTCTTGCGGCGTGAGGCTCAGGCGAGCAAGGCGGCCATCAACTCGAATGGCGGCGTTGAACTCACTGTCGTCGATATCCACACACTCGATGCGGAACGCGGCCAGCGAATAGCCGAAGTGTTTGTCGGCGAGAGTTTCGGCGATCAGAGCCCGATCACCGACCGAGATGTCATATTTGAACGTGAAGTAGACAGTCTCTGCGTCCATCGCGGCGTTGAGGCGCGAAACAGGAGCGACTTCCGGGCGACGTCTGATCAGGTGAACCATGGGTTCTACTATCACAGATCGTCAATCATTCAACATTATTATGCTTTCGGCGTGGCGGATGGTCTCCGGGCACGACAGCGAAAATTCCATGCAGTCCCGCTCACTCTCGAAGCAGAAATGGATTTCGCTGTAGTCGGAGACGATGCTCCAGGATTCGCGGGCCAGACCGGCAGCCACGTCGATGAGGTCGCCGATGCGCTCGTAGTCGAACCGCATCAAGAACGCCCGGCGTTTCTGGTTCACGGTGGCGACGCCGGTCACGCGCTGAAGGTAGAAGAACGGGCGGGGCGCAAAATGTTCCCAGCGGCCTTCGCCACTGAACGGGTCTTCGTCGCCTTCGAGACGGACGAGGCACTCGTAGTGGCCGTAAAACTGAAGGTGATCGTTAGGCTCGCAGGGAACCTGGACATCAACCAACCATCGCTGTCCGTGCTCGTCTACTTTGATTTCTAGGTCCATGAGACATTATGGCAAATGCCTTCATGGAAGTCGAAAATCAATCGTCGTCCGCGATGATGTCGGGGGCGCCGAAGCGGTCGAACACGATGCGGGAGCCGACGCCGACCACCAGGGCCAGTACGGCTCCACCCATGCAGGAGAAAAAAAACCACGGCTGGCCACCATCGGCGATGGCAAGGACGCCAAAGATCGCAAGCAGTGCCGCGACCCAGCCGGTCACGTTGTTGATGAGGCTCCTCATGCTTCGTCTCCTTGGTCGAGTTCGCTGTCGGCGGCGAACCAGCCAGTGCGCCAGAACCCGTAGGTGCCGTCGAGGTGGTAGGGGTTTTCGTCCAGCGTCTTCCCGGCCACGCGGGCGTCAAAGCCCTCGTCGTGGGTGCGGGAGACGATCTCGGGGTCCTGAATGATCAGGTTGGCGACGAAGCCCAGAGCGGGGTTCGCGGGCCGGGGGCCGATCTTGCGGCACTCTTCGGCCATCTTGAGCCAGGGGTCCTTGGGGTCGATCATCACCCGGTCGCTCCCTCTAACCGTTCCCATGCTTTCGCATCAGGACCCGTATACGCGGATTCTGCTTCGGACATGGGCTGAATGGCCTCGATGCGATTCATGATGTTCTGCGCGATCTTGGCGCGTTCGAGATCGCGAGCAGCGTGGTCGGAATGGGCGCCGCTGGGCCGCTTGTGCTTCAGCGCGGCCTTGAGCCATTTGTCCCGCTCGTCCTGTGCGGCATTGAAGGCGGGCTGGAGTTCAGGTCTCAACGGCACGTTCCGTCTCCTTGTTGGCGGTCATAGTCGTCAGCGGCGTAGCTGCCAAGCGAATCGGCGCAATCCACGACGCGCTCCCGCAGAGCAGGCGACAGGGTGGCTGCGAGGGCCTTGAGGAATTCCTCGTTGTCCTCGATCTTGAGGAGTTCGGCTTCGGTCATTGGGCGGCCTTCCTGGCTTCGTTGGCGGCGATGCGAGCGGCTTCGCTGGCCTCGTGGGTCTTCGACCAGTCGCGACCGTATTTGAGATAGTCGCAGACGAAGACCTTGAACACCGCGTCGGGCATCCGGGGCATGATCTTCTGCAACTCTTCCGGGGTCGAGCAGGCATGAACGAGCGGGGCGTAGTAGGCTTCCATGGCCTCCTCGGCACGCTTGACCTCGGCTTGCGCGCGCCACAGCATCAGGGCGAGTTCCCGCTCCTGGCCGGTCGGCATCATGCGCAGCTTGGCGTCTTGGAAATCGATGGCGTCCACGGGGCGTTCCTCGGGTCTGTGTAGGGACCAACATAGCAGCCGTGGGATACTTGTCAAGTAATAAGATCGGCGTGCCAGCCGAACTGCTTTGCCGTTTTTCGTCTATGGCAGTTCGCACATAGCACGTCGCATTTGGCGATCTCCGCATCGATAGTTTCTATCGACAGGCCCCGTGAGGCCATCTCGCATATATTGCCTCGTTTTGTTTCCATTCCATCGCGGTGGTCAAATTCTAGAACGATGGGGTCTGTCTCGCCGCAAGGACATGGATTCCTAGTCAGGTAGTCCCAAACATGCTGACGGTTTCTTCGGCGACAAATTTTTGTCTGTTCGATTTTGGTTTCTCGTCGAGAACCGGCAGACCATCTGGCCTGATCATATGCCTTGATGCAGGGGCGACACCACGCAGCGTTTTTAGTCAAATTTTTCGCTGAGAACTGATCGTCTGTGAGTATGTGTTTACATTTGGTGCATGACTTCATGCATCTATTTATCTTCGGACCTCATGTGCTGAGGTTCAGATGAAATGGTCAGGGTGGGGAATTTTGAAATCCCGGCCTCACGATTCCCGACCGTGCGCTCTGCCACTGAGCTACACCCTGAGGACCATTTCAGACACCACGATACCGTGGGTGTCCAGCCACCACTCTGGCGACTTGTCTTGATGCTTCGGCCAAAGGCGGTCGAAGCGTTCCGAGAGCTTCACCCGTCTGGACGTCTCGCTGACGACCTCGGGGTGGTTGGGATGGCTGCCCTCGTCTGTCAGCAACCCGATCAGGCGCCGGAGCACATGACCCTGCTGCTTGCCGCTGGGCCGGTATCCCGACTCAACGATGCGGTCGATGGTGCGGACCAGGATGTCCCCACGCGGTGGCGTTTCTTCGCCGAGAACCCAGAGAAGGCGTTCCATCCCGAAACCGACGTCGATTGAATCTCCGTTGGTATTCACGATGTTGCCGATCTCCACGCCTCTGACGTAGAACTCCGTGCAGTATCCACCCATGCCGCCGTCCGACCACGTGCACTCCGGGTCCGGCCGTATTTCTACGTCGCGGCCCCGATAGAGTTCTCGCCAGTCCAGCATCTTGTCCGGGTGGATGGTGACCACGTCGGGCTTGATGCCAATCTTGGAGAGGAATTCGAACCAGAAATCGATGGTCTCCAGAACGCTCATGTCACGGAACGAAAACAGCCCGATCATGTCGAAGGTTAGGTGGTGGGTTTGGTCGCCGATTTCATCCAGATCATTGAGCCGGATGCAGGACTGAATATTGGATACGGTCCCGCGACGATGTCCCCGGTAGTCTTCCTTGAACTGCTGCATCCCCGCAGGGCAGAACAAGGTCGTGTTGTCGTGTGGTCTCACACTCTTGACCTCATGAAACTCAATGCCGCGTTCGAGGCAGAAAGTCCGGTAGGTCTCTGTTAGGCGTCCCGCAGTGTCATAGCATCCTCCCAGGATGTTGGTGTTGAAATGGTGGACCAGTGGGGCATCGAACCCCATGGAGGAGCGACCCCCTTCACCGTCGAACCACGCCTGTGGTTCTCTGGCCCCTGTTTGGTGGACGGAGGGGAGAGCCACTCCCACTCTTCTGGGAAAGCTTATTCCCATTGCACTGGCTGTGCCGCCCGTTGTTGGTGGAGATATGCGGAATCGAACCGCAGACTTGCCCGTGCGAGGGGCGCGCTTTACCCGTTAAGCTATATCCCCGTGGATTTACATCCGCGATACTTGTGCCTGCAAATCGGCGATCTTCCGCATCTGGGACGGCACGTCGATCTCGACGGTGCGACTATCCTTCTTCCCCAGCGACTGCCGGAGTTCGGTTTCCAGTTCGGCGATGCGATCTAGCAGTTTCTTCTTTTTCTTCTCCGTCTTCTTGTCCATATCGGTTCTCGTGGCGCGGGATTGCGCCGGGGTTGGTGGAACGCGAGAGGCCTTGCACCTCTCCCTGAAGCCCCCTTTCGGGCCGACCGCAGGTGGCCTAGCGGGGTAGCCCCCGTTGTCGCCGACACGCCCATGAATGGTGGAATCTGCGGGACTCGAACCCGCCACCTCAACACTGCCAGTGTTGCGCTCTACCAGATGAGCTAAGACCCCAAGATGGTTTGGACGGGGGGTGGAGGATTTTCACCTCAGTGCACTGGCCTCTCACGGCCTCCCCCGATGATCAAACTATCTGTTCAGTCGGGACGGTAGGACTCGAACCTACGACCCCTGGACTCCGAGACCAGTGCGCTACCAGACTGCGCTACACCCCGACTGAGCAGATACCTTGAAGGATTCACGTGTGGTCGGGGTAAAGGGATTCGAACTCTTGACCCCTCGCTCCCAAAGCGAGTGCTCTACCAGACTGAGCTATACCCCGATGACACATCGTGAATACTAGGACGTGGTGGAGTCAGACGGAGTCGAACCGACGACATTCTGCTTGCAAAGCAGACGCTCTACCAACTGAGCTATGACCCCAAGGCCACGTTTCCTAGATTGTTTTGCTGGACGTATCGGCATCGCGCCGATCACCATCCTGGCTGCTTATATACCGCTACCCTTTAGGGTCGCGGTCGGCTAGCCGGGGCTGGTGCGAAGCGCACGGGGGCCTGTCCCGCTGCGATGGCAGCGGCTGCGGTCAGAGCAGCGAGGGTGAACAGGATCAACATAACGTCCTATTTATACTTCGAGGACGATTTGGCGTCAATAAGAAAAATGCGGGTGGTGAGATTTATTTCCGGCCGGTCACCACAGCAGCGTCAGTTTGGTCGCGTCGCTATCGTCGAGGCCACTGATAGACCAGAACCACCAGTTTTTGTTTGGCGGCCACACTATCTGATAGCTGATTTCGTAGGAGCGCATGAGATCGCACAGAAAATCCAACTCGATGGGGAGTTGTTTTAGGTCTTGTGTTTTGATCGGAAGATCGATTCTGGCCATAGTCGATCTACGGCGAAACACCATATTGGTGCAAGGGGCGAGGGGCACCGAAGTGCCCCTCTTGGTATTAGGCTCCGGTGTCGCCGCTCAGAACGTATTCTGCGGTGGCTCCGTTGGAGTTGGCACGAACGGCCAGGGCGCCGACAGCCCAGATGGCGTTGAGCTTGGTCTGCGAAGCGCGGTTGCGGAGAACTGCGCCAGAAGCGACCGCGAAACCGACCTGACCGGCGCCAGCTTGGCGAACGGTGACTTGGAAGCCGACCGGCAGCGAGTTCGGCAGGGTGACCGTTACGGCGGTGCCAGCGGTGAACTCAATGACCTTGCCCGAAGTCAGGGGGTCGAGGGTATAGGCGGTTCCGGCGACAGTGACGACGGAATCGTTGTAGACGTCGGCGACGATGCCGGGAAGGTGCTTGAGCACGTCGTCAAGTGACGAGCGGGCGCAATCAGCGTTGAAATCAGTAATATCGACCATGTGGGGTCTCCTGCAAGAGGGGTTGACCCATATTTATTCAACAACGTCGATTTATGCCTAGCTGGGGACCGGCGATTCGTCTTCCATCCAGAAATCCCACCGGAGTGTGAACTCAACGGCGCGGCGTGGGGGCAGGAGGACGCTCACATAGTAGAAAGTCGCCATTTCGCGTGACAGGTGTTCCACATGGCTATGGAACTTGATACCGTGTTCGAGGATGAACGCCATTCGCTCGATGGGTTTTTCCTCGCCCTCTGCGGTGACGTTCCATCTCGACAGGAATGACTTGATCTGGTCTTCCCATGACATCGCCTCAAGCTGACTCAGCGTATAGCGAAACGGGCGCGGTGCCTGATCGGGCTCAAGGGCTTTGAAGCCGTGGGACCAGAACCACGTTCCCTCTACCATAGCAGCATGACCTTGCTTCCCTCGTGGGCGGTGAGGCCGAGTACGGTCCATCGGGGCTCGGTGGGGTCAGTTGGCCATCGCAGCGCAAAATGGGACGCCCATCCTGGAGAAACGTGCTGGACCAGTTGGATGAGTTCCTCTCGCTCGCGCGAGAGGACTCCGTAGCTGAGGTCGGATGACCGAACTATAAGGTCGATCTCGACGTCGCTCACAGATGCCCGCCGTCGTCCACCTTGTCGATGTTCATGTCCCGGTAGAGGTCTTCGAACTCGTCGTATTCGACCTCCTCAGAGAACCGAGCCGAGAAACCCTCGTAGTTGCCCCGGCGATCAAACTGCGGGTTGCCCCCGTAGGTGTGCCGGTATTCCAACCACGTCCTGATATCCACGCCCTGTGCGCGAGCGGCTCCTGCGGCGCGTGCCCGAAGCTTTTGAACCTCGGTCATCCCCGCGTTGCGGTTCGCCGCACGGGTCTTGTTCGCGGCCACGTGCTTGGCTTTCCTCGGGAGGGTGCCGCCGTTCTGTTTCTGCCGAATACCCTTGCAGGATTTGGAGCAGAAGCGCGCCCAGCCTCGCGCACGGTCAACCGGGCGGGCGGCGAAATCCTTGTTGCAGGACTGGCACTGATAGGTCGCGAGTTTCATCCCAAAACCTTTACACTACTGGACACACACGTCAAGTAATTACCGACGCATCTTCTCCAAGATAGTCTTTTGGCGTGCCGCCTCAGCGTCTGGGTGGAAATAGTCATCGACCGGTAGGGCATAGCGGGCCGCCCACCGCGTTTTCTGCGCGGAGGCCATGTGGCGTTCGAAGTCCTCGAAGGTGTCAGCCGCGAACGCGGCCCGAAGCAAATGGAGTTCGGCACGCTTTAGCTCGTGCCAGACAAAGCCTCGACCAGCAACCGTATAGGTGGCGATATCAAGATCGTCGGGTGGCTTGTCCCAGATGAACGACGCCTTCAACTTTTCGAGATCGCCGACAAAGACGTTCCTCTTCAGTTCGGCGTCGTAGATGAAATCGTCGTTCATTCTACCAGTCTCCTCACGCCAGCCAGGAGGCTCGCGGGCGTCTTGTATACGCGGGTCCACTCATAGGACCGAGCGTTGTCTGCCTCACGGTTAAACCGCGCCAGCCCATAGGAGAGCCGATACGGGCGGGGGTCACGGTCGGCCCGATAGCTCCGGTCCTTGATGATCGCCGGGACGTTGTGGAGCTTCAAGAGCAGGTTGGCTGTGTGGAGGTCCGGGTGGGAGTTCTCGTCAATCATGATCGAACATCAGCTTGGCCTTCGCGCAATCACTGGCGTGGCGGAAGGCGAAAATAAAGGACATCCTGGAACCGTACTCTCGATAGCACCACGTCCGGTCTGGCATGTCCACATAGCGGCGAACCCAGCGGAGAATTGCATTCTTGTCGTCTTCGTCTAGGGGTGCCGTATGGAAAGCATGCCAGCCATCGTTGAGATTCTTCAGCACCGTCCACATAAAGTTCGCCGCTTCATCGGCCTCTTTTTTCTCTTGCAAGAAATTTTGAGACTTGTGAAACATGGTGACGATCTTGGCCTTAAGAGCTTCGATCTCAGTTTCTGCATCTTCGTCCATCAGAGCCACGCTAGTTTGAAGGCGACGAAGTCCGTGTCGCGCTCGAAATGCATCCACACCTGCGCATATCGTCGAGTAATCCACTCGGCCTTGACCTCGACGCGGTTTCCTATGTGTTCCTCACACCATTTCAACACGGCGTCGGTCGTGCCAGCGCGTCGGAACTCGATATCACAGAGATTACTCGGTAGGCAGATTGAGGTCATTCCCACACCATCTTGTATTTGGCGGCATCGGCGCGGTCCTGAAACCCGAAGGTGAACCACCAAAGATCATTGGAGGAACCCATGCGGCGGGCGGCCTTCGTGGTGTACGAATAGATCGACCAGCAGCCGGTTGTGTTGTCGTGAATCCACTGAATTCGATCACGAGTTACGGGGCACCCAGAATAATAGTCGGCGGCCTGGAGGGAAAACCGCGCGCAGATGAAGGGATTGGGAACCCCTCTCCGATACCGCGCAAACGTCCCTTTTCGAATCGGGCGATTTTTTTTGTCGTGCTCGGCGCCGAACGGGTTCACGCGCATCAGATGAGCGGTCCTGATCTCGATACCGTCCTCGTCGATAGCATAGAATCGCAGCATCGTCATTCGGCTTCCAACATCATGCGAGTGATCATCCGGTGCCAGACCGTGCGCGTGAACCTAACATCATACCGGTGACGTTGGTTTTCGTCATCGTCGCGGGTCGCGCAACCACGTCCGGTCAGAACGAGACCACTGCTCTCAAATCCGGTGAACGGGTTGAAGTCTTTGGCCCCCGACCACACGATCAACATATCCCCATAGATGAACCGCCCCTCGGGCTGTCTCATGTTGAAGCTCACCTTCTTGATCTCGAAGTCCGGGCAGACGATGACCGGGGAGAGATGAGCGGCATACCGGGCTGCGAAAAAGAGCCGCATGGATGTGTTCTGATTGTCGATCAAGACCTGGGGGTGACTGACAATCCAGTCGGCCACAGCCCCAAAACTGTGTAGACCCACCATCTCTCTGAAGGGTTTGCGAATCATCCTTCCCACGCGATCTTGAGGGCCATGGCGTCGGCGTCGCTCAACCAATAGATTTCCCACACGCCGTCATAGCGGGCGACGCCCTGACGCTTGAAGAGCAGGCGGCCGGACGCATAGGACTTCAGGGCAAGCTCTTCGATGAGGGCGACAAGGGTGTCGCGCTCAGCCATGTGGCTGTGGTAGTCCGGCGACGAATTGCCCGTGTGGGTGATCTTGGTCGAGAGGACGCACCGGGGAGCCCGAACGGGGTCTCCTTGCCAAATGATCTCATTCACCATCGGTCGGCCAGCCTGAACACTGCCGCGTCCCGTTCGTCCTCGAAAATGAGAGTGACGACGCCGTCGATCATGTCACGCCCGTTGAAACCCCAGCGGCCCTTACAGACGTCATTGATGGTGGCGAAGACATCTCGAATGCCCGGTTGGGGATTGCGGGGTTCGGTTTCATAAGGGTCCAGCAGGGGCTGGGAGAGAAGCTCAAAGGAGCGAGTGTGCAACTGATAGGCCCATCCCCGCAGGACGGGCGTGTATCGAGCCAGGATGCCCTCGCGTTCCCCATCAGCGATAACGAGCACGACGATGCTCGCATCCTCGGACGTGCAGTTCACGAGCAGGAGATCATCCCGAAAATATGGGACACGGAGGCTCGTGCCTGTTCTGTAGAGTGGCTCCTGCATTTCGGCACCCTATTGGGGAAACCGAAACCGGTCAATTAATTCCTGAACCAGATCACGTAGTCGGAGTGGGTCATGTAGAAGGCCAGCACGGCTGTCTCTGAAGGAAACCGGAGCCGGTACAGATAACCGTGCATGAGGTTTCGCCGACGTTCTATCTGAGACTGGTCAATCTCCCAGTTACCGATGCATTCGCCATTCAGGTTGTTGATGGTGGGTGAATTTCGCTTGATGGCGAAGTCATATTCATCAGGGCCCGGTGGTCCGAAATCTGATCGGTCCAACGTCAGGTGCTCATGGCTCTCATTGATGATCACGATATAACCAGTAGCTGGGGTTGTGCCGGAGGAGATATTCAAGCGCGTCGTTCCGGGTCGGGAAGCGAAGCCGATAGACGAAGCCATGATCAGGGGTGTAGCCGAGATAGCGAGCGCATTCCCGGAAGGCCGGTTGATTCACCGCAGTGAAAGCCACATCGAGATCGCCGGGCTCGGCCTCTGGATTGCGTTCCATGAGATCGGCCAAGGTTGGAAGCAAGCCCATAGCCGCGCTGTTGGCTTTCACTTCGTCATGCCCTCCATGCGGAGCAAGATGTTGGCGTTGCGGAGGTAGAAAGCCAGGGCTTCGTTGTCAGAATCAAACTGGAAGCGGACCACCTTGCAGGGCTCCTCGTCGTCAAGCAGGGGAGGCATGTCGAAGACTGACACGGCGCCCCAGGTCGGGATACCCTTGCGGACCCAGAAATCATACTGGCCGGGCTGCCGGGTGGCGAAGAAGTTCGCTTCCATCTGGCGCCGAACATCGGCGTAAGGGGTTTCGACGTCGAGGAAGAGATTGTCCATTCCTGCTCATTAGCCGGGTGGTCCAAAATCTGCAAAATAAATCACTCGCCTCGCAGGACCGTGCGGACATCTTCCATATAGGTGTTCCACGGGTCCACGAAGACCGCCATGGAGGTGCCGGGAGGGGATACGCCATCGAAGACGAGGTCTTCAACCAAACGGGTGAGGAACAGTTCGTTCGACACAGGGTCCTGGTTGCGTTCGTCGGCTATGATCTCGGAGACGATTTGCCGATACTGGCAAGTCTCCGTTGCGTTGATGAAGAGAACAAAATCCATCTGCGTTTCTTCGGTGATGTGTTCGAAGATCGCACGACGTTCCTTGAGGGCGTCGAAAAACTTCTGAAGGGCGTCTTCTTCGGTTTCCACGATGAAGGTGGTGACCGGAGGAGCGTTGCCGAACAGTTGGATGACTTTTGTGTCTTTCATCCCTAGATACTACTCGGACTCAAAGCAGAACCCGAATTATTTCTTAAGAAGAGGCCACATCATTTTCAGCATCACGGCTTCCGAGTCAGTAACGTCGTGGGCAACAACCCATTGGTCATTGCGTCCAATATGGCGGATGACTTCAACCACGCGGCCCAGGATTTCATAGACGAGTTCCTTTTCGTCTATTTGCCTGAGGAACTTGTGAGTGTATCGGGTATGCGACTGTAGCACGCACCGGCTCGGGCCATCTGCGGTAAGGACATCAACTGGCTTGCTGGGCATCCAGTCCACGTTGATCACCACAGCATTTTGATCTGAATAACCTGTGCATCGGTCAGGCCGATAACTTTCCACCATGCCCCCTTCTCATCCCCACCTTCGATGACGTTCCTGGTTGTGTATTTACCCGTCACCTCATAGAGGATGCCGCAAAATCTAAGGAACTCATCGAAGTAATTGCGGTCATCGAACTCGACCACCACAGTGGCGTCGGTTCCCTTGACTTCGAACGTGCTGAGCGGTGCGGTCACCACATTACCTTCAGCTTGACGACGTCGCGGTCGCTCAAGCCGTAGATGACCCAGAAACCGGGGGACTTGGGTTCGCAATGGCGTCGTCGAAAATCGCGTACCCAGTAGTACCCAAGGTGCTCTACGTCGGCGAGAATTTCTCGCAGGCGGGCGTGCTCTTGATCGTGGTCGGTCGTTTTCGCATCCGGCGTTCCATTAACTGCGGCGCACCATTCGAGAACGCACTGGTTGATGGACCCGGCGCCGACACGTTCTTCTGGGAATGTGTCTTCAATCTTATCGAGGAGATAGCCAGCCGTGCCGATGTCTCGCAGGTTGCTGTTGTCGCAGAGAATCACGCCAGAACGCTTTCCAGGAGGGCCATGCGGACCAGGAGGCCGTTGCGCATCTGGCGGAAGTAAGCCGCTCGCGGGTCGGCGTCGATTTCGACTGGAATTTCCTCGTTCCGGGGGAACGGATGCATGAGGGACATGGTCGGCTTGGCGGCCTTCATGTCATCGACGGTGATGCCATAGTCGGTGTCGGCAAGAACAGGGTCGGTCTCGATTTGACCCGGCCATGGGTCGCGCGCCACGAACCTCTCCTTCTGGACCCGCGTCATGTAGATGACGTCTGAGGTGTCGATGAAATCTCCGAGCGTTGAGGAGAAACCATCCTCGGGGCGAGTGTATTGGTCTGGCATCCCGAGATGAGAAGGGGCGACGAAGTTGACCTGGACGTCGAATAGACGGAGGAGCTTCGACAGGCTGTGGACCGTCCGACCATGCTTGAGATCGCCCACGAGCGTGACTGTGATGCCGTCGATACGGTCCTGCTCGGACAGGATGGTGAAGAGGTCAAGAAGGGCTTGCGTGGGGTGCTCACCGACGCCGTCCCCGGCGTTGATGATCGGGACCGGGGACACGGCAGCGGCGCGAGCAGCGGCGCCGACCTCGGTGTGGCGGAGAACGATGACGTCGCTGTAGGAGGCCATCGTCCGTATGGTGTCTTCGAGGGTCTCGCCTTTGGACACGCTTGAATACGTGACGTCGTTGATCGGGATGACGGAGCCGCCGAGCTTCGTCATCGCGGCATGAAAGGACGAGGACGTTCGCGTGCTCGGCTCATAGAAGAGATTGGTCAGGAGCTTGTTCGCGGCCGGGCTTTCGCGATGCCGCTCCCTGGCGGAAAGGCGGTCGTAGCGACCAGCGCGATAGAAGAGACGATCTATGAAGGCACGATCAAACTGATCTACGGAAAGGATATGCATGCTCTACCATAACATTTTCAATTTCACGGCGTCACTATCTGTGAGGCCCAGCACGGCCCAATGGCCACCGAGTTCTATTCGATATTTGTTGTTCAGCAGCCACGTCGTGTTGCCCTCCTTATAGGAGTCAATCTCGTCCCGAAGGCCGTAGAGACGACGAAGACTGCTTTTCATGCTCGTCATGTTCAGCGTATCGGGAAGAGGAATCAGGCAGCATGTTTCCCAGCCCATCGCGGTGGCCTCAGCAGACATGGTCTCACGGCGGGGCTGGCGATCTCTCCTGAACGGGCAATCGCTTGGGAAGCGGTCGAGAGCCCCGAAAGTCAGGTAGACGGGCTCTCTGTGGTCGCCTTCATACGCCATCTTGTAGTCCGTTCCTCAGATAGTTCTCGAAGTCGGCGGCGATCTGAATGCACACGTAGGGGTCGTTGTTGCAGACCTTGACCGCCAGGGTCAAGGCTTCGAGACGGAGTTCGCGGTCGGCGCGGTCGCGGGCCACAAGATAGTCGCGGTCTTCAATCGTCGTCGTCGGAGAGGGGTTCTCGTTTTGCAATGATGTCGCCAACTTGGAGGAATGTTTCCCACGGTCCTTGTAGGACATCCAACATTAGTTGATGGGCGTCCCAATGGCTATATCCGCGTTCGCGGAGTTCCTCCAAGAGGACGCCGATACCTTCCTCGGCAATCAGGCGACCTTTCAAACCTGACGGCGTATAGAGGCCGTCCTTGTTCTTGATGCGCCGAATTCGCTTAGCCACGGGCCTGCGAGACATCGAGATAGTTGCCGACCTCAACCAGCAGAGCCGAGATCGGGCTTCCCGGACAAGCCAGGGAAGCTTCGAAGCAGCGGTCGGCCAACAGGGCGGCCGGGCTACGGGTGACCTTGTCGGTCTCGACCCGAACGATGGAGGCGGCGTCGGACAACCCCTTGGAGACGCCACGGGCGAAGGCCTTGGCTTCGCTCTTGTTGACGTAGTCTTCGCTACGGGACTCGACCTCGCGGCTCTCGTCCATGAGGACGCATTCGATGTGCGCGGCGATGCGGATGGGGCGGTCAGAGTTTTTCATCAGTGGTTTCTCTCCCATTCATCGACGGCGTGGCGCATGGCCGTGATCGTCGCGGGGGACAGCCGAGGACGCATTTCCCAGAAAGTGGCCACAATCAGGACAATGGGCGGGGCCATGGCGGCGGACAGCAAAATGGCGTCAGACATTGGCCGGAATCTCCACGACGGACTGGAAGCCGTCTTCGAAGAACGAATAGATGCGGTATGCCCTGTGGATTTTGCTGTCGGGATGCTCCTCACTCTGGAGCAGGCTCGCGAGCTTGCGGCCTGCGCCGGAGCCGCGCAGCACCGCCTCGATCACCGGGGTGTCGGACACGCACAGGCTGCCGCTGGTGGTGCGCTCCATCTTGACGCTGATCACGACCTCGTATCGCGTGCAGGGGCGGAGATCGGCCTTTTTCAGAATGGAGGCCATATCGAGGTCTTCCAGCGTCTTGATCAGACGGACGCTTTCGCCGGTCAGGGTCATCGCTTCGGGTTCGCCGAGCGGGAAGGACAGAACGACACGGGTGTCGGCGGGAGCAGCATCGGTCATCAGTAAACGTTCCCCAAGGCGGTGGCCACGCGGGAGACAAGGGCATCGTAATGCTCGATGTCGGGGCGGGCGCACGTCGCGGTTTCCAGATAGGAACGGAAGAACGTCGGCGCCTCGGCCGAATATCGATCACAGGGCAGGCTGGCCACATACCCGGCCATCAAGCTGTAATCGATCTCGTCGAGAGCAACACCCACGCGCATCAGCATAACGTCTGCGATGGCGATTTCGGCGTTTTCTTGGCGAGACATGATCTTCCTCCTGCTCTTAGGGTAACAGGAAAGTATTACTCGTCAAGTAAAAAATCACCCCTCTACTACTCCGTCGAGAAGGGCCAGTTCTACAAGAAGACGTTCGGCTTTTTCAACAGTTTCCTGGATGGAACCCGTGGTGTCGATAACGTGGTTGGCGTGTTTGAGCTTTTCGACCTCGGGCATTTGCCTTGAGTTTATGAAGGCAAACTTTTCCTCCGTCATGCCGGGGCGGGCCATGACGCGCCTGCGCTGTTCCTCGGGGTCACACGTCACGACCAGGACGCGGCTCATGAAATGGTTGTAGCCCATTTCGAGCAGGGTCGGGGCGTCGATAACGACCAAGGGGGCGCGAAGACGGGACTGCGTGCCGACGAACTCACCCATCTTCAGGGCCATCATCGGGGACATACCTTCCTCGATAGCGTCGAGGTTCTTGGGGTCATTCATGACGATCTCGGACAGCTTGGTCCGGTTGACCGACCCGTCATCGTTCATGGCCGATGGAAAGAGTCGCTTGATCACTTTCGCGCCGTGTGCGCCAGAAGCGTAGCTGGCGTGGACGACCGCATCCATGTCGAGGACCGGAATGTTCGTCGCGCGGAACACGGCAGTGATGGTCGATTTCCCGACCCCGATGCCGCCAGTCATGCCCAGTATGATCATCGCGTTATCGGGCTCTTGCAGGAGAAACAGACGCCGCCGTTGACCTTGAGTTGGCCCTTGGTCGTCTTGTGGGGACAGGTCTTATCACTGCACCGGTAGCGGCGATTGCCGTTGCCGGGCTTCCGGTTGGTCCAGAAACTCGGCGACAGATTGAAGGGCCACAGACTCATTCGGCCTCTCCGAACGTGGCGCGAAATGAATCGGCGGTTTCCGAACTCGCAAATGTGAACCTCATCGAGCGGGCTCCGTATTTGAAAGTCCGGTCGTGAAGGGCCGCCCACTCTTTCATCTGTCGAAGACCAGCCACGATGGCGAGCATGCCGGTTGACCCAGCAACGCGCTCGCACATCGCGACGTCGATCTTGGCCGTTTTCTTGGCCATCAGCCCTTGAGGACCATGGAGAGCATCTTGCCGTCCACGGCGCCGGGGTGAAGGTCTTCCAGCAGGCCCTTGATGCGGCCGGTGTCCCGCATGGTCAGGGTCTCGCCCGGAGCCACGCCCGCAATGGCGGCGCGGAGTTCGGCCTCGGTGAGTTGCGGCGGAACGTAGGCGACCAGGAGGTCCCGCTCGGTTTGCAGGCGGGTACGGGTATCGACTTCAGTCTCAGGCAGGGGCTTGATGCCTTCTCCGGGGTCTCCGACGAGGCTGAGGTCGATGTTGCCGATGAACGACTTCAGGGTCTTGACCACCTTGGCGTCCGTGACCTCGCGATTGCCATCCGGGCCCACCTTGCTGACTTCACCGATGAGGGTGGTCAGCACTGCGGTCGCGACCGGGTTGCGATCTTTGCGGGCCTGGAGTTGGTCGGACTTGATCTTCTCGATCAGGGCAGTCATGTCAGTTTCCTTTTTTTGGTGGACCGCTTTTATCACATCATGCCTACAAGGCAACCGCTATCTGAGCTTGTAGACCTTGGTGATGCTTTCCGAGATGAGCAACTTGGCCTGGAACAAATCCTTCTCGCTCTTGAGGAAGGTCACCATGTTGGCGTTTCGAGCCTCTGGCATGCTTTCCTGAAGGAGGAGGAAGGTCGAGCCCTTGCGCTTGATCGCATACTCGAAATCGGCCAACCGCTCGCCCCGCTGAACCAGGATGTTGGCCGCATCTCCCACCACGGTGCCGTGGATGCGTTTGATGCGCTCGGCCTGAATGATGTTGTCGTCGATCTCGATTTCGGATGTCGTGGCCACTGTGAAGACGGCGCGGAGTTCGACCATTTCGAGCTTGGGCAACTCGGACAGCCCCTCGGCCCGACAGCGTCTCTCGATCTCATACTTGGTGTAGATCGTGGACAGAAAGTTGCGGCGAGCATGATAGGTGGGCTGGGCCTGAAATACCGGTTCCAGCACCGGGGGTGGAGAGCGGCTCTCCCAGTAGAAACGGCGGTTCCGTGAAACCTTGGGGAACTGGCAATCCCAATAGAGACCCGTGTTGGGGTCACGCAGGGCGAACCGGACTACGCCCTGTTCTACTTCTTCAACGATCTTCTTTTTACGGGTTGAACTCATTCACAGACAATACCCTGTCCGGGAATGACCTCGCAATATTTTGGTTCACCTAAGAAAAACCCCGCCCGGTTTCCCGAGCGGGGTCATTCATCTCAAATCCGCCGATGGATTATTCGGCGGAAACCGGGGCGGCCAGATCAGCGGCGGCCTGGGTGGACTCGCGTTCCACCGTCTTGGCCGGGCGAGCGGCCTTCGAGGCGGTCTTCTTCGGCGCGGCGGCTTTCGGAGCCTTGGCGGCCTTCGGAGCCTTCACGGCGGCGGCCTTCGGAGCCGAAGCCTTCGGAGCGGTCTTGGTGCGTTCCGAGTGGGCGGCGCCGGTTTCACCAGCCTTGCGGCCGAGGCCCATCGACTTGGCGAGTTCCGAACGAGCCTGCGCGTAGTTCGGGGCGACCATCGGGTAGTCGCGCGGCAGACCCCACTGGGCCCGATAGTCTTCCGGGCTCATGTTGTATTTGGTGCGCAGGTGCCGCTTCAGCGACTTGAACTTGCGCCCGTCGTTGAGGCAGATCAGGAAGTCGGGGGTGATCGACTTGCGAATCGGCACGGCCGGTTCGGCGGGGGCGGCGGGCTCGACCTCGGTCGTGCCGCCGACGATGGCGCGCATGGCCTGATCGACGTTCGAGATCAGGGTGCCCAGGTCCGACGCCTGCACGATGTTGTTCGAAACATAGGCGGCGACGATGTCGGCGACGAGGCCGATGTGGGTGTTCGTGGTTTCGCCCGAGGGGGCAGTGGTGTCAGTCATCAGTCTTCTCCGTGCTCCCTAATGAGCATGTTGGGAGAAGATAGTCAGACTGAAGACGTCGTCAACTACTTTTTACTTGAAGAGCAGATCATAGAGCCATTTTATAGGCCACAATGCCACGTCGAATGTGTCTGGTTCCTTGTTAGAGAAGAACTGGAAGGCCCACATCAAGGCCGCACCACCCAACCAAACTTGGACAAATAGCTTAATGATTTCAATGGTTGTAGGAGACATCATACTGATTTATCCCGTTGACCATCTGCGGCGATCTTCGCAGTAGTGGAAAAACTGGTATCCCGAGAAAATCATTCACATTTTTTTTCATCTCGCGGTGTTTTTTCAGCTTAGTTGGCCAGCAAAACAGCAAGTTCGTCATCAATCTCGACGCCACCGGCTGCAATTTTGAAAGCAGCTTCCTTCGCCTGCATGCTCTGACGCTCCGAATACCATTGCGCCAAAAGCTGGGGAATGATGCCTTCTTTGTCGGTTCGGAAAAGCGTTCCGTTTGCAGTTATGCACAGGCTAGAGGCGGGGTCGTATACCAGATCGTAAAGTTGCGACCCAGTCATCACAACCGTTGACCCGTCCTCGAAATCCACCGTGAGTTGGGCGTCATCCCGGTCCATCATATGGGAAACTTCCAGGGTGCAGAACAACCCCTCCCATGCTTCTGCTCTCGGAACCCCGGCCGCAATACGCTCATGAACGAGTGCCATGGTCTCATCTGGGCGCACCTGTCCGAAGATGGTTTCGGGCGACATGTTGAGCGCGCGGATGCACGACGGATACAGGGAGTTGATGTCCACGCAGGCGACTTCTCGGTGGATGCCCGTCTTGGGTTTGGCCACGTAGGCACCGACGACGGGCGTGCGCTCATCGTCTTCATCCTCGTCTTCATCATCGTCTTCGGCCGGAGCCAGCTTTGGTCGCAGGCTTTCCTGCTTTTCTTCGCGAACCCGGTCTGGCACGACGAAGCCCAGATTGTGCATCTCGTTGATGATCGCCTGCTCGACCAGAGCCACCGAGCCCATCGTGGTCTTCAGCAACACGCAGTTTGAGTGCGCGATCTGGTTGGCTAGCTCGATGAACTTCCGCTTCGCGTCAATCTTGACCAGCAGGGCGACGTCCTGGCGGTTATAGTCGATGAACTTCTCGAAATCTTTCTTGTAGAGATCGTCGAGGGTTCCCTCGTAGGGGACCTTGTTGTCCCCGACTTCAATCTCAGCCACGTAGTCGAGCCGGTAGCTGTGAAGCTGTTGCGGGTTGTGCTTCTGATAGAGGAGCAGATAGTCGAGGTGAACTCGGCCCACGAGATCGTAGGTGTTGAAGGCCTTGCCGAACTTCAGGTACTCGCGCGTGCGGGGGAACTGGTCCCAGAGGCAGAAACGCTTTGACGCCTCGTTGCCGAGCAGACGCTTCACCCGGTTGACCAAGTAGGGGATATCGTAGCCTTCGGAGTTCCAGCCCGAGAGGACATCGACGTCTTCGATCAGGTAGAGGAAACTGCTCAGCATCTCCGCTTCATCGTCGAAGATCATCGTGTCTTCGAACTTCTCCCCGATGGCGATGCCCTCTTCGAGCGTCATGGTCGGGGGGATGAGGGCCAGGGTGAAGAGACGGTCCATGCTGGAAATGTGCAGCGTGATCGCCGTCACGGCGTTGAACGGGTCATCGGTCGGAGCGAAGCCGCGTTCGAGATCGAAGTCGGCCTCGATGTCGAAGAAGCCGACATTGAGGATAGGGGTCTCGGCCCCCATGTAGTGATCGGCCAGATAGCGGAACTCTGGGCGGATGTCGGATTCGAAGATTTCGACCCCGGCTTTCTTTTTCTTGAAGACCTCGCTGCGGAACTTGCGACCATCCTGAATGGCGAATCGCTTGCAGGGGTCGCCGAAAATCGACTTGTGGGTCCCCATCGGGTGGCCGTAGTAGAAGACGTGTTCTACCCGGTCCTCGCGATAGATTCGCTCACCATTGACGCGCTCCACAACGTGGATGATGTCCTTGGCGCGGTCATACATTGCATCGACATAAGACATCAGGCGGTCTCGAACTCTTCGGCGTTTTTGAAGGAGAGCCGGAAGAGCGCGGCGTCCTTTTGATCTTCGAACTTCACAATGAGGGCGAACTCGCCACGGGTGATTGAAACCCATTGCTCTTCGCCGACCGCGCCCCACCGTCCACGGCAGTTGTCCGCGCACCAAACCAGAACATCGTAGTCGTCGTCCTCGGGCTTGGCGTAACAAGCCAGCAGGGGTTCATCCATTCCGATAGCCTCGGCGTGAACAGGTGAGAGCCCCACTGGAATCTTGAACGTCATGGCGTCCACGAAGACGTAGGCGGAATCGAAGGTCTTGCACTCAGACAAGAACCCCCACTCGACGTCGTCGGCGGTCCATTCGAGCATCCAAGGGAAGTGAGGTTTCATGACTCCATAGTAGTTGTTTCATTACTCTGGAATCAAAATCAATTGTGAACCACTTGATCACAGAAACGGAGAATGAACTTCGTGGCATCCTTTGGGGAACGGAAAGTAAAAATCACGTTTCTGTTCTGCATGCTGCGGAGATTTTGTCGATAAGACGACCAGTTTTCCTCGCAGTTGGCCACGCACCACTTGTGATGACCCAGCGTCTGGTGAAGTTCGGCGACCGTCATCACGACTTCATGCGCCCAGTGGCAATCCGTCAGGTTCGAGCAGTCGGCGACGACGGTCCAGTCGTCGGCGAACAGGAAGGCGGTCTCCTGCTCACCAGTCATATCGCCCATAAGGTTTCGCCTCGTTGAGAGCATTTCACGGATGATGCGGATAGCGTCCGCGCGCGTCGGCCTCTGCATGGGATGAAGGGCGGGTTTCCCCGCCCCCGCTCCTTAGGCGTGGCCAGTGATTTCGAGGATGTCCTCGACGCCTTCCATGACTTCCTTGTCGGCAGCCAGGGTTTGCTTGAAGGCGGAGCGCAGCGACTTCATCAGAAGGCCGGGCTTGATGTCCAGGTGGGTGGCGAGGTCTTTCGCCTTTTCCGACAGACCTTCACGGAGGTCAGCTTGGTCTTGCAGGATGCGCAGGCCAGCGTCCATGAACTCGTTGAGCTTGCGCTGGTCGTCCTGGGAGAGATTGTTCAGTGCCATAGGGAGTAAAGTGTCCTTTGAAATATCCGGCCCGACTGGACCGGCAAAGACACCCTACGTTTTTTGGTAGGCGAGATTCAAAATTAAAACAGCACCGAGTGCTTCGAAATAGAGGCCCGTTCAGTGTCGGAGAAATTGCGGTTCGGATGCACGAGATCATCTCTGATCGAGCACACCTCTCCGAAATGAAGGACGAACAATAGGAGGTCGGAGTGGGAGCGGAAGAAAAACTCCACCCAGCCTGATTTCACCGACTGGCGCATCTCGTAGCTGGACACGAATTTCTTCTGTGCCTCTCTGACCTTGTAATCCGGCGTGAAATAGAACTCCACCTCGGTGTGGCGCATGATGGCGTCGTGGGCGCAGTTCTCTTCAACGAAGAGGTAGGTGTCTCGGTGCGTGATCGGCGTGAACTGATCGTCGTCCCGGTAGTCCTGGAAAACGACAAAATAGCTCTGGTGAATCGAGGCCACGTGCGGGAATTCGCGCTCAATGTCGCCTGTCCAGTTCGACATATGTCGGGTCGGTTTCTGGAACAGGAACAGGGCACGGGATTGAGCCTCCGCCGTGGTGTAGATTTTACCCACGGCCGAATTGGTCCCATGCGTTCGCGGGCTCAGTGACGAAGGAGCCGTTGGCCACCGAACCAGGAGACTTGAATCCGCCCCAGCGCGTGATGAACTCGTCGGCGTCTTCTTCGGTCGCGAGACCGATATGGAACTTGTAGCCAGCCCAGATCATGTCACCGTGCTGCTTGAGCATATAGTAGCGACCAGAGGGGAAAAATGGTTTCCCCCAAGCATCCAACCAATCGACGATCTCCTTGCCGCGCCCCGGCGTATAGTCCCCCAACGGGTCTACTATCCACGCGACTGCGCTATCGGTGAGATTATCCATTGGGCATTCCTAGTGTGAAGAACAGCCGAGAATATTCCTCGGGGTCAGACATGAAGACCAGGATGGGGTCATGGTCTCCGTTGAGATCAGGGAACTTGGCCATATCGAAATAGTGCACAGGTTGGATAACCGTCCACGGCTTCAGGCGCAAAGTCATGGTCGTCGGCGTAGGGCGCCATTCCCTTCGGGTGAAATCGAATCGAGTCCACCCCCTTGCCGCCATCATCGGGAGGAACTCTTCCTCATGCATCATGCGCGTTGGCGTGCGCGCATAGTGGTCAGCATCGCCTAGGCCGACATAACCGGTCGCGGCGGCGCAGTGGTCACAAGGCCAGAAATCGTTGAAGTAGCCGCTCAGGTCCACGCTGCCGGTTTCCTTGAAGGTAGCCCGAGGGGCCCACCTGACCTCAGAGCTTCTCACCAGCGACCCGGCCGCGCCAGCCCTTCAGGCGGGGGAAACGCAACGACCAGATTTCTCCGTCCTGTGCCTTGCTGAAGCAATCGGCGCGAACCTCAGCGATGAAACCCTTCACGAGGCCGGGGTTGTTCCACCACAGCTTCCGTTCCGCATCCGTGATGCCGGAGCCGACGCTGACCCGAATGTCCTTACCGTCTTCGCGGCCTTCACAGATCAGGGCACCGAGAACGTCGGCGTATTTCGAGCCCGCTTCACCCTGTTGGAGTTCCGTCACGGTCAGGCTGACTTCGATGAAGGGCTTCATCTTCAGCCACGCAATAGAGCGTTTGATCTCGTAGGCGGCCTCGGGGTCCTTGATCATGATGCCTTCGTAGTCGGCTTCGATGGCTTGCCGATTGAACTCGGCGAAAGCCTCCTGGCCCTCGGGCGTGTCGAGATCGAGTTCGATCTTGGGCACGACGTAGCAGAGAGTGCCGGTCTTGGCCTTCAGGAGGCCGGAGGTCACCAGCGAGATCAGGTGAGCGTGGCGTTCCCGCTGCGAGGTCGCGCAGAAACCGTTGCGGAAATCTTCGAGCGGGATGATGTCGAACAGGGCCAGCTTGGCTTCGACGGTGTTCTTGCCGACCTTGCGCTGGAGGCGGGTCATCAGCGTCTGGAAGGATGCTGCGGTGATCTCGCCGTCGAGGACGACGCTGCCCGGCAGTTCGTCGAGCAGGCCCATCAGGGCCTCGCGGACCTCAGCGAAAGTCTCGACGACGTGGCCGTTGCGGCTGAACTGGGTGACCATTCCGGCTTCTTTGTCCAGAACGGTGATGAGGCGGACGCCGTCGAGCTTGACGTCCAGCATCCGCACGCCCTTGATCTTCTTCTCGTGCGCGGGGTCGGCGCCGTCCTTGGCCAACTGGCAGCCGAAGACCGGGACCATGTATTTCTCAGCCTCGGGGTTCGATTGGCTGAGCTTCTTCAGAATCTTGTTGATCGTGGAAGTCTCGCACCCGCATTTGAAATCCGTCAGGAGAACGCGGCGGTAGAAAGTCTGCCATGTGCGGATGTTGCAGCGGCTGGCGGCGTCGTTGATGGCGTCGCGCGCGGCGTGGCCGGTCAGACGGCGGTTGGCCAGATCATCGGCGAGTTCGAGGAAGTCCTTGAACGTATAGGTGCCGGGGTCGCCATCGTCGGGCTCTTCGATGCTGGCGACTTTCTTGACCCCGAAGCTCACGAGAGCGTCGTAGGCGAGTTGTGCGCCGATGAAGAAGTCTCGGTGACCGTTCTGGAACGCGTCATAGAGAATTTGTTCTTTGCCGGTGCGGCTTGGTTCTGCCGCAAGGCGTTCGATGATGTCTGATGCGTCCATGTACGCAGTATATGCACACTCTTTTGGGAAACCAAAATGAAAAGGCGGAGCTTTCGCCCCGCCTCTTCCGTTCAGCACCACACCGAACTCCCCGAGGGGATTATGCCGCCGCAGGAACCCGGACGGTGAAGACGTACTGGTCACCGTCGCGGGAAACCTGCGCGGCACCCGTGGCCAGCGCGGCGATGGCGTCCAGCGTGGCCAGATCGACGTCGCGAACCATGATGCCGGTCCTGGGCTTGTCGGACAGCGTGACGCCGAGGGCGGCTTCCAGCTTGGCCAGGGTCGAATCCATGGGGTAGGCGAAGCCCCGGCGATAGGCGCGCATCATCTCGGGCGAAATCTTGCATTCGCGGGCGATGTCGGACGCGGTGCGGCCAGATTTCGTCAGGGCCGCGTCGCAGGTGGCGCCGAAGACCGGGAACTTGCAGCGGGCGTCGCTGGTGTCGAAGGGTGAAGATGGGCGAGTGCGTGTCATTAAAGAACTCCGTCGAAAGACACACGATCAAGGTGACCGTGATGCCTATCTAGTCGATCTCCGTTTCTTCCGCAAGTTCCGCTGACGTCACAACATGTGTGGCGGAATGTCGCACCCTACATCTTGGCGCGACGGACAAGCCCCATCAGGGTTTCGAGGTCGGACTTGGTCACCACGACGTATCCGTGGGCGTCGATGAGATCGAGAAGTTCCTGAGGTTCGTCCATGTCGGTCTGGCGGGCGGTCGCTGGGAGATCATCCCACGGGCGCAGCAGCGGATGGGTCTTGTCTTTCAGGCTGACCCGTTGCCCGAAACGCCAGCCGGATTCCGTGCGGGACTTCACCCACTCGTTGTGTTTCCGCTTTGCCCACGCGGCGCAAAGTTCCTTATAGTGTTCTTCGTCGATGTCGAGCGAGGGGCCCGCGTCCTTGGAAGTCAACTGGCCTTGCGGCACGGTGGTGGCTTCAATGTCGAAGTCGCCGTCGTAGGCTTCGGTGAAAGCGTTGACCACGCGTTCGACTTCGCGCTCGGCCAGGGCGCGGGTGACCGGAACCACGTAGGAGGTCCCGTCTTCGGTTTTGCGGGCCACCATGCAGACCGATTTGAGTTCGGTCCCGGAATCACACTGGAGAGTGGTCACGACGCCGGACGGGGCGTTCTCGCACACGCAGTGGAACCACAGACGAGACACGTCTTCGGCGAGCGGCTCTGCGCTGATGAGGCTGATATATTGGGCCACGTCGAGGGGTAGTTGGGTCATGTGTTTCCTCCGCTATTGTCAGCAAACGGGTCGAGACCATCGGCTGTTTCGGCGGAACGATCTACGCGACTGCGGGTCGGGGCGGGTTCTTCTTCTTCTTCGAACTCGAAATCGTCATCGCCCCGCTCGCCGCCAGCGTAGCTGTCGAAATAGCCGGGGCGGCTGCTGGAGCCACGCTGGCTACCACGGGTCCACGCGGCGACACCCAGGATGGCGCCGAAGGCGAGGTGGAATAGGCCGCTCTCGCCGAGGGTCAGGGGCTCCCAACGCTGCTCGGTCGAGATAATCTGCATGGCCTGAACCTGATTGGTGGGGTCGAGACCGGTGACCAGTCGCACGAGTTCGGTCTTCGAGAGAGGCTTGTGGGCGAACTCGTAATAGACCGGCATGGCGACAAAATCGAAGAAGCAGATGAAGAGGTAGATGTAGGCGGCAAGGTGGCGCCAGGAATACCAGAAAGGGGTCTTGGGAAGAGCCGGAACAACCTTCGGCGGCGCCTTGCGGGTCGCGGGCTTTCGGGCTGGGGCTGCTCTGGACATGCTTACTGGGCCTCGTAGGTAATGGTGGCCCGAATCTGGGCGTTGAGGACGACTGGCGACGAGCCGTCGTATTTCTTGATCGTCAAGAGGTTAGATGCAGACGACATGTTGGCCTGAAGGAAGTGGCCGGTGATGCCGGGTTCGGAGCCTTGCCCGCATGCGGGGTACGCTGCCACGAAGGGCATCGTCGCATTCACCAACCCAGAAGCAGATGGTCCCGTGCCCAGGTTGGTGATGGTGGCCGTGAACGTGGCGACAACGAGCTTGTTCAGGACGGTGTAGCGGGCCGACACGACCGTGTAGGCGAAACCCGAGCCAGCAGCGACAGTCGTGGTGATCGTCGGTGTCCAGTTTTCCCAGGTGGAAGCATCGCTGGCGAGAGGGTTCCACGCGTTGCCGGATGATCGGAACTCGACCCGGTTAAGAGATGAATTATAGCGCAGGGCACCGTGAATAGTCGCGGTCCCGTCAAGGGTTTCCTTCGGGAGCACGAGCGACTGGCCAAGAACGACCAAAGACCCGCCCGAGTTTCGAGTATCAAATACTTTCATGGTTCTCCCTGAATACGTCAGACGTATTTATGTCAGGGAGCCCCGTTATTGACTCGCGAGATATTCGACGATCACCGTGCCGGTGCCCGCACCGGACCCGGAGATGTAAACGGAGACCACTGCGTTCACCGAGGCGATGACGTCTACGATGTAGATACCTTCTTCGGAGTGGTCGATGTCGGCGCCAGTGACAAGAAGGGAGGTGTTCCCGGACGTTCCCACCGTCACCCCGGAGGGGGCGGCGAACGCATCGTTGATCTGCACGATGACGCGCTTGACGAGGCCGTTCAGGGTCCCGAGCGAGACGGGTGCGTTGGCTTCCGTGAAAGCCACGGTCTTATATGAGGTCATGGTCGATTTTGCGAAACCGAAGCTCACGGCGTCCGCGTTCTGGGTCGCGTTGGCGAGATTGGTCATCCGGGCGCCGCTGGCATCAATGGAACCGGTTCCGAGCGGGACCAGGGCGAGGTCTGCGTTGGAGAGGGTGCCGCTCTCGACAGCCAGCTTGGCGCGGCCAGCGGTCGCCATGTCGATGGAGAAACGCGTGTTGGTGTTGTTCCCCGAGACCACCTTGCCGACCAGAACCTTGGCCGCGTTGACATTGCCGTAGAACTCCGTCTGGGTGTTGGTCGTTTTGACAGAGTAGAACGTGTTCGGAGAAAAGATTTCCGCCTCCGTCATGTTCCCAACCGTGGTCGCAAGAGTGGAAATGGCTACATCGAGAAGATTGTCGGACTGTTTGAGCGAGGTCGCGGCAGCAATGTAGGTAGTGGACGTGTTCGCTACGAAGTCTCCCGCGCTGGTCAGACCGGCGCCGGTCTGTACCGCGTTGACCTTGGTGCGGACTTCAATCAGGGCCGTCGATGCGTTCGTGGCTGTGTACGAGCCATCCGAGAACGCAACGTCCGCAGCAATGAGATCGGCGTATTCGAGAGTTTCACCTGCGCTATTGATGCGAAGCTGTTGCTTGGCAGAACCACGGGGGAGTTTCTCCAGAGCAGTCGTGGACGTCGCAACCAGAATATCGCCAACCGCGTAGACGGTCTGGCCGGTGCCGCCGCGCACGGCCGAGATAGCGGTTCCGTTCCAGACGCCGTTCGTGATGGTGCCCAGCGTGGTGATTGATGACTGGCCCACGTAGGAGGACGATATATCGACCGTGAAGCCATCATCTAGCGAGCCCGTGACGGCGATGCGGTTTGACGAACCAAAGACAGCCGCGTTGGTGTTGTCGATGATATCCCAACCACCGTCCATGTTCTTGACGATACCGTCATTGACGTTGGCGAAGAACGTGTCTCCTCCGTCATAAGAGAAATGACCAGATTGCGAGACCTTGTAATACGAGCCGGTAGTCTCGGACAGGGTATCGAGATCGAACGCGGAAATTTCTGCGGCGCCGCCCGCCACGGTTCCGCGATACGAGAGCGCGGAACCCATTGAGGTCAGGGTGTCGTTGGTGGACTTGAGTTGATCGTCGAGTGACGAAATGGCCTGGATGAGAGAGGTCGAACCGCTGATGTAGTTCGGGGTCGTCCAGGCAGGAAGGGTGCCATCGCCGCCGAGACCAACCGCAGTTTCGACTACGTTGAGTTCGCCCTGAACGGCGAAGATGGCCGTATCCAGAAGAATGGTCGCCGAGGCCAGGGTGGTCGAGCCCGAAAGATAGTTGGTTCCAGTCGGCACCACGTAGGTGCCGCTCGTAGATAGTCCGACGCCGGTTTGGGTGACGTTCAACTCGCCCTGAACGGTGTTCAGAGCGGTGTCCAGTTTAGTGATCGCGTTAAGGAGTGATGTCGAGTTGGCGAGATAGGTGGAGCCAGGAACGGTCAGGGTCCCGTTCGCGTTGAGGCCCGTCCCGGTCTCTATAGAGTTGACTTCGATCTGAAGCGCGGCAAGCGCGCCGTCCAGAGCGTCATCTGCGGTCTTGAACGAAGTGGCGGACGCAATATAGGATGAGAACGTGTTCGCGACATAATGCCCGTTGCCGTCGAGGCCAACGTTGGTCTTGATCGTCCCGAGATCGTTTTTGTGGAGCAGAAACGTGATCGCGTCTTCATCGGCAACCGGAGACGCGACTCGGAGTGTCGCCAATGCGGCGCCGGATGGGTTCAGGACTTTCAGGCTTCCGCTGTCATTGGCGATTCGAGAGCCGCCCTTGCCGAACTGGACATTCGAACCAATGCCATCCACACCGAAATTCTTAGTAGAAGACATGCCGCTCCCTCAGTAATAGTATCTCTCTATTTACGCAAATGAGAGGAATGTTAGACGCTGTTTTATTGATAGGTAATACTCACGATGGCGCGGCCAGTGTTGGACAGTGCGGCGGTGATGTAAACGTTGATCGTGGTGTCAACAGAGTAGATGTAGCTAGGCGTAACCGCATAGGTCCCGACCGTGGAGAGGTCGATGTGATCATTGGCGGCTAGTCGGCTGTTATTGGCCGCGTCTCCAACCGAGATCGTGGCCGAAGACGCGAATGCGTGGGTGACCTCGATCATCACCGTGGTGACTTTGCAACCGGCACCGACTTCACCCAGAGCGACCGTGGCCGTGGAGTTCATGACCTCGGCCGAGTAGGTGTCCGAATCAACCTTGGAGGTTTCCTGTGAGGTCGTCATGCGCCACTGGGAACCATCGTAGATATACTGGCCCCACTCACCATCGCCTTTGTTGATCACGTAAGACTGATCGCCAGGGATGGCCACGAGGGCATTCCTGGACGCGATGTCGGGGACCATGAGGTTGCTGGCCTGACGAATGCCTTGCTCGACGTAAAGGGCGGCGGCCTTGACGCCGTTCTCGACACTGTAGAGACCGAAATCATCGACCGGGTCTCCGATCAGGTTTGCGAGGTTGATTGCCCGAGCGTCTATGGCGGCAAGACGGACGTATTCTCCCTCAACGGGGAACTCCGCCATGCGAAGGCCGGAGCCAGAGTTCGAGCCCGCGAAATTGTGCGAGCGAGCATCCGGCGAAACGTTCGTGATGTTGATCGGCGAACCGAGTTCATGGGTGAGAACCAGAGAGACGCCGACAAACGAAGCCTTCAGGTTTGGGATGTTGGCTGCATTGATGTCTTCTGCCATGTCCTCGGCGGTGGCGAGCGTTTCATCATACTTGAGTTCCCCGATACGGGTTGTGTCGAACTCGACCACGACGCCGTTGATGGTGGCCGAAGGGCGACCGGGCCCAGAACGGTCGATGGCCAGCAGGGGTTCGTCGTAAAAGGTATTGATGAGATCAATGACCGTCTTGGAGACTGTCGAGATCGGCGCCACGCGAGCAGTCACGCCGTGATCATCAGTCGAATCGTTGATAGCTTCACAGAATGCCTCCATGGAGCCATCTGGTATATGGACCTCAACGCCGTTGACCAGCATGGCGTTGCCGTCATCGGTACTGGCGTCGATGACCGTTCCTATAATTTCAGTCTCAGAGAGTTCCCTGAGCTTGATCATGACCGCGTTCGTGCCCTCGTTGATGGTCACGCCGCCCGGAACTGTGGGGTCCGCGTAGAGGACATCGCCGACCGCGCCGACGAGGCTGTCGAGATTATCGATGATTTTCTGGATGGGGTTGATGGTGAAGTGGTTGTCGCCATAGACGAACGACACTCGACCGACCAGGAACGGGTTGCCGTCGTCGGTCAAGGCGAAGGAGTTGTTGTCCGCGTCCGCCGACACAAGTTGGCCGACCTCGAAGCCGTGGTTTGGTTTCCAGAGCAGGAAGTGTGAGTTTTTCTCCAGGTTCTGGAAACGCGACATCAGGTTGGCATAGAACGTGGGCCCGACGCCGGATGCCGGGAGAGGGTCAACAACGGGCACGCCCGCATCGTTGGCCTCGAATACAACGGCCGATGTCGGGGACGAGAAGATACCGTTACCCAGCCCTGCGGTGTCCCGAAAGGTGTTGTAGCGGAAAACGTCTTCTACGACGCACACTACGCTGTCTTCGGTCTTGCGGTCGATGCGGACAACTCGAACGGCCACGCCGTCTGTTGCACTCGCGACGTAGTCGCCGACCTTGATATCCATGCCGTTGTAGACATAGGGGTCGCGGGTTTTGTGGCTGCTATGACGCTGTTCGGTGACTCGCATGGTGAGCTTCCACCGGAAGTCTCTCGGTGAGCGACCAAATCGCCAGAACGGGTCGTTGGTGCCATCATCGAACGGCCAGAACTCTTCACCCGTCTGGGTTTCAACGAAGCATTCAAGAACTTTGGCCGGGACGTCAAAATAACTCATAGGTGTTCCTTAGAACCTGAACATCACGACGGCCTTGGCCCGCTGACCAACCGCTGCGCTGGCCGAGACGTCTGACATACGAATCTGGAGGGTGATCGGGCCTGCGAAAGAACCAAGCAGGGTCGGCGAAGCCGCTGAACCGCCACCGCGAATTTTGCGGGTGCCGATGCTGGGGTTGACGTTCGAGAAAATGAAATCGTTGGTCTGCTGGGCCTGACCCATAAGCGCGATGGATGACGGTGGGAACTGGCGGTTTGCAAAAGTGAACTCGACTACGCAGTTGACCGGGTCGATGATCGTGACGGTCACGCCGCTCGTCTGCGAGATGATGGCATCGACCGAGTTGAGGTTGCCCGAGCTACCAGCAGTGTACTGGAGCATGACGTATTCGCGGTCGGCGGTAGCCGCCGAGCCCACCGGCACCGTGACGAGCGGGACGCCGCCGACGTTCTGGACGGCCAGACCCGAGCCGAAGTTGATCTCGCCCCCCGTGTTGGTCACCACGGTGCCGTCGTCCTTGATGATGAGGTTAGTCGGGGACTGGGCGTCCGGGTTGGCCCAGTAATAGGCGGAGCCGTTCCAGCGCAATGACTGGTTCGCTGCGGTGGGAGCGGACAGAAACTCAAGATCGCCGTTGCGACCGGCCACAATACCATTCGCAAACGCACTCGGGGCCTCGGTGAGGTCCAGGAACGAGACTGGTCCCGAATCTCCGCCACCACCAGAGCCATCGGTGGTGGAGTTGATCGTGATCGAATTCGCGTTCGACGTGATGCTGACGTTGCTGCCAGCGACCAGGGTCTTGAAGTTGAGGAGTACGTTGGCCTGACCGACCGAACTCGTATAGATGCGCTCACCCGTGCCGAGGTTGTTGCCTCGCACCGAGGTGACGCCGACGCCGCCATCCACGATGGATGCGGGAAGACCGTCTTCGGATACCCACGAACCGGTGTTCATGACGATCTGGTCGATGTACCCGTAGGCTGCCAGGGCCTGCTCGGAGAGGCCGTCCAGGTCCATGTGCTCTCGGTCGAGACGAGCGCGAACCCAGACCAGATTGCCCTTGAAATTGAAGCCGACGTTTTGGGCGCCGCTGGTGTTGCCGCCGAGGATTTCGGGGAACTCAATGTAGGGGGTGTCCGAGTCCGGCATCGGGATAGCGAACCAGTCGTACTCGGTCGGCGAAGCCGCGAGAGTTCCCTCAATGTAGACGCGACCCTGAAGGTTCAGAGATGTGATGACGACAGTATAGAGGCTGCCGACAGAGCGGGACGACCCGCTAGCACGCTTGGCGGAACCGGTGACGCTAACTTCACCTTGGGTTGACGATAGAAGCGTGATGTTCGGCAGAGACATATTTTGACACCAATGTAGAAGACCCGATATTTATGCGCAGTAGATTTTTCTCAGAGATTTTTTGTGAACACCCTTCAGGGATGCACCACCAAGCCGATTACGATGACTGGAATATTCACCAGCGTTATTAGTGAAATGGACTTCATCGACTACGAGAAGGGGCCGTGGGTCGCGGGTGGTGCCGCGATGAAGATTTCCCAACATCTCGAACGAGGCAACTCGGACATCGACATCTTCTTCGCCAACGAGGACCAATACAAGGCAACCATGAAATGGTTCACCGACGCCTATCACACCCTGTATGACGAGGTGATCACAAAGGCTTTCCATCAGTTCAAGGTCAGGGGCGTCCGCATTCAGCTAATCACGAGCAATTACTTCGAAAGCCTGAATGAACTCTTCGACGACTTCGATTTTAGTGTTTGCCGGTTTGCCACAGATGGTGTATCCGTTCTGGGAAGAGACGAAGCATGGTTGGACTGCGAGCGTAAGGTTCTTCGACTGCTCGGGCCCGCTCGGAAATCTATGTTCCGGCTGGCCAAATACTGCCGCAGCGGGTTCACTCCCGAGGCTGGAACGTTGGGCAAGATCGTGGACGGATTGCAGGAGAAACACGTGGGAGCGAACTTCATGATCGAACTGGACCAGGATGCTTATTAAGACGATCAACAACGAGCTTCTGACCTCCTACCTCGCCGAGGATGCGCGCTTTCGTGCCTACTCGGACGGTAGCGAGACCATCATGCTCGCGTGCGTCATGGGTATCCCGATGTCCACCAGGATGTTCGCCGCGCTCGTGTCCCAACGGCTGACCGGGATGGTCAACCTCCAGGATGATCAGCGCGAGACCGAATCGCTGTGGCGGATGGGTGTGGAGATTCCACAGGACGCCATCAAGCGTTTCCTCCACGATGAGGATGAAGAGAATGACCCGTTCGCCCCGCAGGCGTGCAAGTCCGCCGACGACGGCGGCGTGATGGACGCATGCCAGAACGCGGTCGCGGCTCTGATGGACAAGCTGTCCGAGGACGACAGCGGCTACATCGGCCTCAAGCGGGCCATCCGCGATATCGAGGATGCGCAGGACGTCGCCGTGATCGACGTCACGCCCGAAGAGTTGTCTCTGTTCCCGGCCAACATGTCCCGCATTTTTTCCTAGAGGAACTCTAGGCAGAACTGCGCGGCGCGCAGTTTGTCTTTGATCAGCAGAATGTGTCGGACCCTGGTGTTGGGGTCTATCTCGTAGACCTCATCTTCCTCTTCTTCGTCTTCCTCGCCGTTGTCTTCGACAAACTCTCCGATCAGCAGAACGTCCTCGCCCGCTGCCGAACACCATGTCTTCGCGGTTTCCATTCGCCCGTAGGGTATTTCGGCGTAGATGAGATGCCAGCCAGCGGACACGAGTTCGGCGATCTTGAAAACATGATCAGCGTCGTCCCACACCTGAACGTAATTGTTCATGCGCCTTCTTCCTCAATCAGAATCGCGATCACATGGCCGTGGCAGGCCAGGGGCGCGCAGAAACATACGAGATCATGCCCCCGTAGGGCGGAGAACCAATCGGGCTCACGGGATAGGCGGTCACGCGCGTAGGTCTCAAACTTCCGAATGACCGCGTCTCGGTCACCATCCCGCCCCATGACGAAGGGGTTCCCCCACGGTGAGCCCCGGCCGATGTAGACCGCGCCCGGAGGAACCCCGACCTTCTTTTTATTCAGAACTTTCAGACCTGATCTCCGAACAGGAGCCAGTCTCGAATCTCCTCATCATCGGGAAACTGGATATTGCCTCCACCGGCTTCGAGGAACTTCGCGTGGATGTGCTTGGCTTCGTCGAGCGAGACGCCTTTGGGGAACACGAGGACGCGTCCTTCCTCGCGGGCCTTCAAGGCTTCGTCTCTGGCTTGAAGGAGTTCTTTGAGATCGGTCATGCGTCATCCTCGAAATCATCATCGTCATCATCGTCTGACAGGCCTTCGGCGGCAGCCGCCATGGCGGCCTTCTCTGCGTTGGTCCGCCGCCCACGACGCTTGCCCGGCTTCACCGGCTCCCCGTCGCCGTCCAGACCATTGATCTGGGCGAAACGGGATGGCTCCATGCCATCGACCTTGTAGATGTCGTTGACGTCGATGCGGATGGTGTCGCCATCCTGGGTGTTTACGGCCTCGAAGATGAGGTTGTCCACGGTCATGCGGGCGCCCTTGATGAAGAAGGTCCCCTGTGTGAGGGCAGAACGCTTGCCGTCGATGCCGACGCCCCGGAACTTGGCGTCGATCTCGGTCTTCTGGCGGATGGCGCCCTTGGCGATCAGCTTGCGGGCTAGGGTGATGTCCATTTCGAAAAATATTTCTCCGGGCGGGCCCGGTCTGAGGTCAAGTATGTAGATGCCCGGAACGCCAATAACGACGCCCCAGGTGAAGTCATTTGCCGCGCCACTCGTCCCAGAGGTCGAGTAGTTCCTTGTGCGTGTAGGCGTGCGGGTTGAACCACACCCCGGATATCAGGAGATTGTTCTCGAAGATCACGGAGACATTCCGCATATCCACGACGGTCATCTGACCTTGCTGATTTTTCCAAGAAAATATTGGACCGACCAGCTTGTCGGCAGCATTCTTCAATGTGAGGGGCACAGTGTGCACCAGCGGAAGTCATTATCCCCGGTGGGAGGCCCCCGCGACCTCCCACCTGCCGTTTGCAGTTCGGTTAGACCGAGACCGCGCTCTTCTCTTCTTCGGCTTCGATCACCGGAACGATGACCGGCTTGGCCGGGGCCGCCACCGAGGTGATGACCAGCTTGTCGCCGTCCACGGTCACGGTGGCGGTGCCGCCGAACTTCAGATCACCGATGGTCATCTGACGGCTGAGCGGCGTCTTGATGTGGTCGTGGATGGACCGGTTGAGCGGACGCGCGCCCATCTTGTCGTCGAAGCCGTGCTTGGCCAGCCACGTGCGGGCTTCCGGGCCGACGTCGATGGTAACGCCGCGCTCCCCGGCCTGTTCGGCGAGTTTGAGCAGGAACTTGTCCACCACCTTCAGGATGTGCTCCTGGGACAGGCGGTTGAAGCCCACGATGGCGTCGAGGCGGTTCAGGAACTCCGGCGTGAAGAGCCGCTTGATCGCCTCCATGGGGTCGCCGCCCGTCTGCACCCCGAAACCGATGGTGTTCCGGCTCTGCTCGAACGCGCCCGCGTTCGTCGTCATGACGATGATGACGTTGCGGAAATCGACCTTCTTGCCGGACGAGGACGTCAGGACGCCGTCATCCATGACCTGAAGGAAGATCGAATAAATGTCCGGGTGAGCCTTCTCGATTTCGTCGAGCAGCAGGACACAGTAGGGGTGCGTCTCGATGTCGTTGACGAGCTTGCCCGACCCGGCGCCGCCGTCCTCGTAGCCAACGTAGCCCGGAGGCGAACCGATCAGCTTGGAGATGGTGTGCTTCTCCATGAACTCAGACATGTCGTATTTGATCAGCGGCACGCCCAGCGTGTCGGCGAGTTGGCGCGTGGCCTCGGTCTTGCCGACGCCCGTGGGACCGGCGAACAGGAACGAGCCCGAGGGCTTGTTGGTGTCGCGCAGACCGGCGCGGGTGACGAACACGGCGTCGCACAGGGCGGTCAGGGCCTTGTCCTGGCCGAACACGCTCTTCTGGAGATCGGTTTCCAGATGGGTGAGCTTGTCGGTCTCGTCTTCCGCGATGGTCTTGAGCGGGATGCGGGCCACCTTGGCGACTTCGGTCTCGATCTCACCGAGGGTGATGACCTTCAGGCCTTCCTCGCCACGAACCTTCTGGGCCGCACCAGCGGCGTCCATGATGTCGATGGCCTTGTCGGGCAGCAGGGCATTGTTGATGTACCGGTAGGTGAGATCGGCCGCCGCGTCGATGGCTTCGTCGGTGTAGGTGACGCCGTGGAACTCTTCGTATTTGAACTTCAGCCCGGCCAGGATGAGCTTGGTCGTTTCGAGCGAGGGCTCGTTGACGTCCACGCGCTTGAACCGGCGCAGCAAGGCGCGGTCCTTCTCGAAGTGCTTGCGGAACTCCTCGAAGGTCGTGGAACCGATGCAGCGCAGCGTGCCCTTGGACAGGGCGGGCTTCAGCAGGTTGGCGATGTCGAGCGCGGAGCCGCCGCCGCCCGCACCCATGATGGTGTGGATTTCGTCGATGAAGACGATGGATTCGTCGATGAATTCGAACGCCTTGATCGTCTGCTTCAGACGCTCTTCCATTTCGCCCCGGTATTTCGTTCCGGCCATCAGGGCGCCGACGTCGAGGCTCCACACTTCGGCGTTGGCCAGAATGGCGGGCACGTTGCCCTCGACGATCTGCTTGGCCAGACCCTCCGCGATGGCGGTCTTGCCGACGCCGGGTTCACCGACCAGGATGGCGTTGTTCTTGGTGCGACGGGCCGTGATCTGCACGATCAGGGCGACTTCATCCTCGCGACCGATCAGGGGGTCGATCTTCGACTCCTTGGCGCGGTCGTTGAGGTTCTCGCAGTATTTGGCGAGGAAAATGCGGGCCTCGTCGGCGTTCGTGATCTGGAACGCGCCGCCGCCATGATTGCCGTTGGCCAGTGCGGGGTCTTCACCCGAGGCTTCGCCCATGTAGTTGGACAGCTTGAAGCCCGTCAGGCCGTTCTTGGTCAGAACCTCGACGGCGAAACTGTCTTCGGCCGTATAGCCGAACACCTTCACGAGGATATCCAGACCGGTGACGGCGCGGCTCTGCGACTTCGCCGAGTGGGCGGCACGCGACAGCACTTCGTTGACGGTGGTGCTGAGCGGCGGGTTCGCATTCTGGACTTGCGGGATGTAGCCCGACTTGAAATAGTTGATCAGGTCGTCCTCGACATCCTCGGCGTCCACGTCCAGCTTTTCGAGGGCTTCGATGACGTCGTCCGACTTCAAGCACGTCATGACGACGTGTTCGAGCATGACGGCTTCGTGCTTCTGGCGACGGGCGATGTCCACCATCTGCGACGCGAAGCGAATGAGTTCGGGATGGCTGGAATCTGAGTTCAAGGTATTTCTCGCAAATAAGCGGTGAAACGGATTGCCCCAACGTATAGAGCAAAATGAAAATCTGGCAACCGAAAAGTTCGATTAAATCTCGTTGTCGCTGCCGAGTTCGCTAAACAGGATAACCTTCTCGATATCCTTGACATGATGGCCAACCATCAGTTGGGTAAGGAGAATGTCGCGCTCGTCCCGAAGGTAGAGGGTGCGGATGTCCGATACGCTATAGAGGCCGCGCCCGTCCGTGTCATCGAACGGGAACTCAGTCAGGGCCCATTCGTCAAGCTCGGCCACGCGGGAGTCGTCGCGAAGGTAGGTTTTGACGTTGAAGCTGATCTTGTATCGGAACTGGAGCCAGTAGAGATTTTTCTGCACGCGGACCTTGGGGTCGGCCATGACGGCTTCCTGGCCGCCGACCGGGCGATGCACGTCTTCGATGATGGTCACGTTGGCGTCGATGAAAGTTTTGGCCACCTCGGCGTCATCGAAGAAAAACGCTACGCCGCCCGCCAGCCACGTCATCTTGTCAGCCGATTCGGCCCCGGCCACGCCGCCCAGAAGCTGCTTGCGTTTGTGGGCCAGCCAGTGCGGGCCGAGCTTGCGGTATTGTGAAGCCGTCTTGGTGTCTATGAGGATGGACACCCGGTATGGGAAACGGCCCCAGTAGGGCTTGCGGGTCGGGTAGTAGGGGATGGATGCGTGGGTATCAAAATCACCAACCGTATGCATAAAATAAACTCGTCACACCGACAGGGAGCAAAATGCCTCCCCGTGTTCGAGAACCCTATGCCGATTTTTTCGAGGCCGCCAATAAATCTTTCAGCCGTTTGATCGTTTTAGCGTGTTCTGGGCCAATTTTTTGGGGAACCACAATCTGTGCGATAATTGCCATGTCTCCACGGGCATTCATCGTCCCGTGAGGCATTCCGCGACCTGGGACCATCACATAGGCGCCGTGCTGCATGCCCCCCGGAATCTCGACCTCGACGATTTCGCCCTCCATGGTCTCGACCATGACCTTGCCGCCGACTACGGCGGTCAGGGCGTCCAGTTCGAAAGTACGGATGAGGACGTCGCCCTCGCGACCCCAGACAGGATGTTGCTGCACCCGGACGGTCAGGATGAGGTCACCCACGCCGCTCGGCCCCTGACGTCCGCCACCCGACACCTTGAGACGGTGGCCATCCTGCACCCCCATCGGAATGGTGACGCGTCTAACCTGACCCGTGCTCTGCATCTGGACGTCGATCTCACAGCCGGAGAAAGCGTTTTCAAGCGAGATCGCGCAGACAGCGTTGACGTCAAGGGTCGGCTCGACGTTGAAACCGGCGCGACGGAACATTTCCTCGAACGATGCCCGATTGAAGCCAGACATGTTGTCGTAGTTGGCCCATTCGCGCTGGCCTTGCTGTCCGCTCTGGCCCTGCGGTTTCATACAGGCATCGTAGGCGGCCGTAATTTCCTTGAAGCGCGCCTCAGCCTTGTCGTCACCTGGGTGGAGGTCCGGGTGACACTTCTTGGCAAGTTTCCGATAGGCGGATTTGATCGTCGCGGCATCTGCATCTCGCGCGACGCCGAGAACACTATGGGGGTCGTTCACTGCGCGGGACGGGCGGCGGGGGGCGAGACTTCAACGGCGGGAGTTCGCTCACCCTCATTGATCTTGATCGCGTTAATGAGCGTGGCGTTCACCGCCGACTGGTCTTCGATGTAGCGGCGCATCTCGGACAGGTTCATGGCCAGCACATTGTACTCGTCCTGGGTGAGGACATAATAAACAGTGCCGGTCGGCGCCTGCTGAACCTCAGCGGCGAGGGTCTCCGGCGTGTAGACCTTCCAGGTGACGTCGTTGAGTTCCATCGGCGTGGGTTGCACGATGGTGATCGGGACGGGCTTGTTTTCGACCAAGGAGGGTAGAGTGAAACGTCCACCTCCGAACAGGCCGCCGCATCCAGAGAGTGCGGTCGAGGCCACGAGAATGGCGATCAGTTTAACGGGGCGCATTGGCGACCTCCTGGCTGTGGGTTTCGAGTTCGCCGAAAAGCGATGACATGCCCGTGTTGGCGCGGCTTTCCAGGTCAGCAGTGTTGACGGGCTGACCCGGAACCGTGGGAGCCGTAAGGCTGTCATAGGTCTGCTGGCGGCGGACCACATTGCGGGACAGTTGGCGGTTCAGGCCTTCCATCTCATTGGCGATCAGACCGACACGATTTTCGAAGTCCGCCTGAGCAGCCGACATCCGGGCAATCATGGCGTTGTGTTCCGCCACTGTTTCCTGAAGGTCTTCATTCTCAGTCTTGAGAGCGGTTTCGACCTTGTCGCGGCGGAGATCAGCAATCGTGCTCCAACCCCAGACGCCAGCACCGAGGACCAGGGCAATCAAGATGCCACCGATCATGAAGGGCATGGTCGATTTGTTTGTGAATAGGCGGGCACCGCCCGTGAGGATTGAGAGTAGGAACATGTCTGTATTTACTCTGACAGGTCATCAGAGGTTTGGTCAATATTCTCGTTCACCGAAAAAACCGGCCCGGTTATCGGAACCCAAACACGAAGTCAAGTATTATTTTCTTGACAAGACATAATTTCACGATAGAGTGAGGTCAAGGAAGGTTTTGAACATGGTTCTTGCTGGTCTCTTGGGTCTAATGGTGGCGTTCTGGCGACAGATCGTCTTCGGACTTATTGTCCTGAGCGTGGTCGCTCTAGCAACCAGGGCTGTCATGTTGCCGTGGGACTCCTACTATGATCGCAAGGTCGTGGTATCCAATGTGTTCACCACCGCCAATGCTTTCGGGCAGACTCTGCACTTCACGGTTCGGAATGACACGCCCAAACAACAAATCCGCCTGATCAGGTTCGAGTGCAGTCGCTTCGGCAACTCGACGCCGTTCATCAAGGTCGTCAATCCTGGCGAGACCGTGGAGGGCGAGGTTCGTTTCTACGGCGAGGGCCGCATAGAGAATCCGAGTGCGTGCAGGAAATCGTTTGAAATGATGAGGGTGCTGTGATGTTGAAGTGGCTGGCCAACACGGCGATCTTCGCTGGCGTCGCGACCATGTTCGCCGACAAGGGCAAGCGCATGGCGAAGCGGGACACCGACAGGTTCCTGAACAACTTCGACAATCGTCTCGATTATGAGAACGATGACCCGAGCGGTATGACGTTCAATATGCCTGAGATCGGCGGGTTCTGGGCCACGATGATCTTCCTCGCCCTGGTCGCGGTGGTCTGGATGTCTTCGGCGTTCGTCATTAACACCGGCCGGGACCTCTACCTGACTGCGTTCACTGATCGCCAGCCCCTTCCGGCCAACTACCAGATGATCATGAACACGTCGGTTGAGTTGTCCGACGTCCAGTTCTCGGAAGTCTGCCGGGGATGTGACATGGGCCAGATGTCCGTCACTGTGACGAACACGTCCGATCATCCCATCGACCACATCAACGTGATCTGCACTGTCGTCGGCACCATGGGGGCAAATACCCCGACGAATTTCGAACTCGCCGGGCAACCTGGGAATTCGACTCGCACTCGAACTTTCGAGATCGAAGACCCGTATGGGAAGGCCTTGGAGTCGAACTGCCACATCGACGAGGTTTCGTCGGTATACACTCGGTGGTCTGGACTTCCGCGAGGGGTGTGATCGCTTCGCTCTCAACCCCTGATCTGAGGGACCCGGCTCACTGACGTTCGCCTTCATCCCTCATCTCTATCTCGAAGACTGACAGACCATCATGGTTTTCAAATCCTAGATTTCAGGTCCGTTTTTCTCCCGCGCCCCCAGTAATCTCCTTGGGGGCAATTGGAGAATTACTGAAAGCGCGGAAGAGTGAAGCGAGTATCCTGAGTTTACTAGCCGTCCATTCAGTGACGAGGCGCATAAACGCCAGCAGGTGGTTTCCCGAAACCTGCTTATAGCCACCATATCTTGATCTTTCGGGTCCTGATCTGCGGCATGGCTGATCGCGAGGTCTCGCACAGGGCAAGTTAACCTCGACGGTCCATGGTTGTCCGCTGGCCGAAGGTTATGATCGAAACGGTTATAGAAGGGTGAGTTCTAAGCTCCCGGCATGACTGAATGGATGATCGTGCCGGGTCGATAGATGTCAAAGCGTGAAGACAGAGCTATCATCTTTTTTGCATACACGTATAGCGTATGCGGGGTGCACTTTTACACGAGACCACAGTGGTCGTGCCGAGTTGCCGTCACGGGGGTTCTAATCCCCGAATCCGTCTCGCTGGTCCATCTACCTCATACTCGCCGGTCTATCGGCCTTACGGCCTTCGAAATTCGTCCCGGTCTGCGTCGCGCGGCGGGGTTGGCCGCGATTAACCCCTGATGGATATGATACCGGGCGCCCAGAAACCTTGTCTCTGAAACGCCAGATATGGTGGAAGGTAGAATCCTTTGCTCTACTTGGTCAAATATAATAGAGGATTGGCCGACAAAGAAATCGCCCACCGATACTGCATCATATATAGTATAAAGATGAAAATCGTGCCTCTTCATTGTGTGGTTGTTGTTCTGCCGCCCGTCCAGCGTATCGCGGGGTGGGTGAGCATCTTCCCACGCCATGAAGTCATCGACCCCACGGAGGTTCAGAAAGACCTCATTGGTGATGCTCCACCCCATTGGTCTTTGTCTGATCTCATTTTCGCTGAGGTTCAGCGCAGGATGGCTATCAAGCTTCGCATTGGTCAGCGGGTCGTCATTGTTGGCGAGAGCCTTGACCGTGGTCAGCGGGCTCGATTGACGAGCGCGGCTGCCCAGGTTGGCGTGCCGATCTTTTACGTCACTGACGGTGGAACCGACACAGAGGCCTCCAGAGGCGATGGAGTGGCAGATGTGATCGATCTCCGCCTACATGATGTGCATGCCGTCCAGCCCCTGCCGGAGGACCCCCTGGAGGCAATCCAGAGCAACTGGAGCGGCATCACTGTGGTGGGAGACGTGCACGGTATGTATCAATCGTTGCTCGACGTGATCAAGTGGGCCCGAGACCGGAACCATTTTATGCTTTTCCTCGGCGACATTTTGGATTATGGAGCCTCGACACTGGAAGTTGGTGATGAAGTCTATCGTCTTGTCATGCGTGGAGAAGCGGAACTCGTGGTCGGAAACCACGAGCGCAAAATCATGCGCTGGGCAGACGGTCAGCGGGTTCGTCTCAGCAACGGAAACCGTGTCACCACGAACGCCCTATCCGCTCTCGGAGACACCGCGAAATCTCGGTGGCTCGGACGATTTCGGGGCCTTTATTCCCGCTCACGACTATTCCGGCAGATTGGCGATGTGATCTTTGTTCACGGAGCCGCTCACTCGGCTCTGTGGGACGAAGGCCAGATTGATAGGACTGTTGAGAACGCCGCATTCTTTGGCGAGATCGACGACCATCTCTCGAAACCCGATCAACCAGTCCGATCATACCGTTGGGTGGATTCCATTCCCGCAGGCAAGACCGTCATGGTCGGCCACGACATTCGGTCGATGATGTCGCCGTATGTGTGCACCAACGAAAATGGCGGTCGAGCCGTATTCCTCGATACCGGCTCCGGTAAAGGGGGCCACCTCTCAACAGCAGATTTCCGATTCACTGAAAACGGACTTCACCACTTGAACTACAACATGCACTAGGTCCAAGTTATTGCAACTTCTGGACCGGTAAATACCAACAGTCTGGAAGATGAAAATGACCAACAAGCACGTAAAGACGAGGAGGCTGCGGTGAAAAAGCACACCCTAATCCTCAACGCAGACGGTTCTCCGATGAACCTTCTCCCCATCAAGGCGAAGGACTGGCAAGGAGCGATCAAGACAATCTACGAAGACGGCGCCCAAGTCCTGCACGTCTACGAGGATTGGATTGTGCGCAGCCCCCGTGCCCAGTTCCACGTGCCTGCTGTTCTGGTCAACACGACCTACAAGAAATACAAGCGTCATGTCTCGTTCTCGAAGCACAACCTGTGCCTTCGTGACCGGTTCACGTGCCAGTATTGCCGCGAGGTCTTCCCGGAGACCAAGCTCACCATGGACCACGTGCAACCCAGGTCGCACGGCGGACCCAAGAACTGGGCTAACATCTCGGCCGCTTGTGGACCGTGCAACCTCGCGCGGGCGACGAATACCAAGATCAGGCCGATGCGTGAGCCCTATGTTCCGTCTTACTACGAGATGGTTGAGAAGGCTCAACAGTATCCGATCTACGTTCCACACGAATCGTGGGGCTATTACCTGGGATGGAAGCCAGAATTGATCAATGTTGTTGAAAGATAATTTTGACAACTCAAGTATAGGTGGCCTAGTATTGGTGAATATTCCTTAGGAGTTTTACCAATACTATGGCTACCAAAAAGACTACCCCCGTTGTGAGCGAAACCCAGGTCGATCAGGCCTCCGCTCCCTCCCCCCAACTGAGCATCAACGACATCCAGTCCGCCATCGCGGCGATTGACTACGCCTGCCAACAGGGCGCATTCAAGGGCTGGGAAGTCATCACCTCAGTCTTCGAAACCCGCGAGAAGCTCGCTCGCTTCGTCGCCAGCGTGGCTGTCCCCGTCGCTCCAGGTGAAGGCGCCTGATGTCGGGCATGAAGAAGCACGTCGGGAAACTCCGCAACACCGATCAACGGTGCGTCGTGGTGTTCATGCAAATCCCCGACCGTCCTGACTACGCGCTCGTCGTAGCCACGGACAGCCTTCCGCCACGCATCGAAGCTCCCCTGATGTCCATTCTGGAGAGCCCCGAAGCGCAATCGACGCCAATCCTGGCCCATGTTCTGGGTCGGCGCATGGTCCCCGAGACGGGAAGCCACTTCCTGCAAGTCCTGCACGAAGCTGGTCTCCTGCACGCCACCCCGGTGGACAACGTGATCATGATGCCGATGCCGAACATGCCGTTCCCGCTCCGCAAGGTTCTGGAACAGATGTCCGAAAACGGCGACGCCATGCCGCTGTCGTCGGAAGCCCCGGCTGAGGTTCCGCAGGAACCGAAGTACAATCCCTATGGTCAGACGGCCGAGAATGATTCCTCGGACGCCAGCAAGCGAATCGCCGCCAATCTCCTGGCTGAAGCGATTGACCTTGAGACCATCGCCGCGACCAAGCGGGCCGCCGCCTACAGCCATGACGCCTCTCTGCGTCCGGCCCCGGTGGTGGAAGCGGTCAAGACCGCCACGCCTGCCAAGAAGGCCACGGCTGCCAAGAAGACCGGCGCGGCTCGGGTCGGCTAACTTTTCCGTAGCATCGGATTAAAACTCTAGGGGGTGGCTTCGGCCGCCCCCATTTTTTATGGAGTGAGGCTCACCAGCATGGCCTTCATCAGAAAGGCCTTGCGGGCATCCTTGAGAGCCAGTTCGGCCTCCTTGAGGTAGGTGACGTGCTGGCCGACGTCCTTGCGGTCAATAATGGCTGCGATTTTATCGACCGGGGCCCACCACTGGCCGGTTGTCGTGTTCATCCGCATCCCCTTCACGACGGTGCCGTGGAGATGCTTATGAATCATGATGACGGTGGTCTTTTTGGTGTTCCGGCCAATCGCTTTCGAGAACACCTTGTCCTCCGTAATGAAGATTCCCCACTGACCGGTGTCATCAACGCAGATGACACAGCGATTCTTCACGTCATCGCCAGAGAACGTCATACGAGCAGGCGCACCGCCGCCGCAAACTTGGCCATCGGGCCTTTGGTCTCCGCTTCCAGACGTTCGTGGGCGGCCATCATACCGTCGTAGAGATTTTCGGCCTCTTCCTCGGTCGGGATGATCTTCACGAGGGCTGCCATCGCGATCATGGTCTGTTCATCACCCTCATTGGATTTCGCACCATGGGGGTTGATGTTCGGGCGAGTGAACCGGCAGTGGCCACCCAAGAAAGCCTTGGACAGGGTAGCGTTGAAGAGCCGCTTACACTGATAGAAATTCCATTGCAGCTTGTCGTCGATGATCAAGACGAAGTTTCCCTCGTGGAGGTTCTCTCGGGATTTCTCGACGGGGAGACGTTCAATCAACATTTAAGCAACAACAGTTTCGAGTGGAGTTTATCGCGCGACGGTTTGATCTCTTGGACGTAGCGGAGGCGCGCTTCCTCTACACTCTCGGCGATTTCCTGGGCTTCCGCAAGAGTGTCGGACACGGCCAGAACGTTTTGCATGAAAACCACCGGGTCACCGTGACCATAGTAATCGGGGTCCACATCCATTAGCGTGTTGTCTTCTGGAGACGAGAAATCTGTGTTGCAACGGACGTCGCCATTGTCGAGAGACGCGGCTTGAACAATGTTCCAATCGCCGTCCGTATTGGCGACGACAACGTATTGACCGGGGCGGACCACTGCGACCTCGGGCCAAGTCCGAATATTATCCACGGCGTGCCTCCGTCCCCATCAGGGCAGCCACGGTGTGGAATTTTTCACGAGCGGGGCGCACCGTCTCCATGAGTTCAGCATGGGCCACCCTCATCATCTCGATGATATGCTCAGCGGGCCCCTCATCATCGTATATGCCCACGATGGCTCGTGAGTCGATGTAGATTTGTTCCTGCTGGGGGCGGCTTCCTTCAATTCGAAAACCCTTCATCCACCGCCCGTTCGCGTCGTCGATGTTGGGGGAGCGCGTGACGACGTCGAGGCTCCACCAGTCCTGGTTTACCGTCAGAATCATGTTGCCGGTCTTGATGCGACCGACGAGTTCCCTTGGGAAGCGATTCAGCGCAAGCTCTTCTTTCCGCCGTGCCTTTAGATCGTCCACGGTGATCATGAGAGTTCGAACCCCGGAACCGTCAGGGCGAGCTTAAGCCGCAGTTTGCCCTCGGCCTCCGCGACCGATTTGTTTTTCTCTGCGAATGCCTGCCGGATGACCGGCAAGATGGACTCGCCATCGTCGGCAGAGAAAATCGAACAGTTGCTGTCGTAGGGGTTGATGGTGAGCTTCATGCTGCGAGGCGGCGGTGCCGACGAAGCGCGGTCCCACCGCTGGCCGCTGCTCTCGATGAGTTCGGCGCCGTAGTCGGAAATATCCGCTGTCGAAGCCCGGTAGGCCGCCCAGGTCCCCGCCTTGCAGTTCATGAAGATCAGAATGCATCCAGGAACGATGTCCTTGGGGTACAGGGCGATCATTGTGGTGGTGGCAGCAGGAGAGAAACGAGAACCACATAGCGGTCGCGGGCCCGCTTCTGCTCATCGCGCATGTTGGTCAACGCGGCCGAAAGTTCCTTCAGGATGACGTTCATCTCGTCGGGGGTCTCGCCGCTTTCGATCTGACCGAAATTGCGCACGCTGCACTCGGCGGTGCGAACCATCACGGACTCTGACGCCCACGCGCTGGTCTGGGGGCGGAACTCAAGATCGGAACGGAAGGATTCTTTTTCTCCACCCACGATGCTACGAACTCGATAGGCACGCCACTCGAAGTTTTTCGGCCACATGCAAAGCACGTAGTCGCCAGGGCGCGTTTTTTGCAGAGTCGTCATGCCGCCACCTATACGAGCGGCAGTCTATTTGGTCAACGAAAATATCAGAGATCGGCGCGGACGACGGCGGCCTTGTGGATTTCGATTTTCTCATCGCGTTCGATACCATCGGCATGCGTGTGCTTCTTGGTATTGTTGATGAAATCCTTGAGGGTGCGGCTTGCGACGCTCCAGGTTCCTTCGCGATAATCGATCTCCTGCGAGACCCAGCGGGTGCCGACGCGACGGAACAGATTGTGGGGCGAGTAGTCGGTCCTGAGATAGTAGTCGCCTTCCTCGCATTGCAGGGGGAAGCGGTTTCCTGCACCAAGGGTCTCGGCACCGTTGGGGGGCACACCATCTCCGGCGAACACCCACGGAAGCTGGCTGGTCTGTTCGTCGCCGGGGACGACGTAGAAGTGACGGGTTTCGAAGTTGCGGCCACCCACGCTTTTCTTGGCTGACTCGATGACTTGCTCGTTGATGTTCATCTCGCGCCCGATGGACGACAGGATGTCTTCGAGCTTGCCGTCCGTGAGGCCGAACGGGTTGCGGGATTGTTTTTCGAGGATGTCTGCGGTCTCCTGGGAGGCCACCATGGGCTCGCATTTGGCGCGCAGGAGATGGGGATACCACGTCGGAGAGTAGCCGTCAGAGGCACGGTTCACGTCGGTGATGACGTAGAACTTGTTCGCAGCCGGGAGGCTCTGGTCGAGCCCGGCATCGTCGCGAAGGTGGGGGAGTTCGATGACATCGCCGGACATGAGTTTGCGGCCCAGTTGCGCGATGCTGTCGTTGAGGTGGAACTCGATGAAGATCGTATCGTTGGTTAGGAAGATGCCGAAGCCCTTCATGTCGAAGTCGAGGTCGTTGACGTTATACATGGCGCGAAGCTCGTAGACCTCGCTGGAGTATTTGCGGTCCCGATTCTCCATCAGGATGACGTCTTGGATGTCCTTGACGTTGCTCGCCGGAGCGTCCGGTCCCTGCTCATGAACACCCACGTAGAGGTGCACGTAAGCCGCCGTTCCCGAGGCGAACACGTACTGAGAGATATGGCGGTCGATGAAGGTGTAGTTCGCACCTTTCTTACCGGAGTTCCAAATACTGAGTCTGGGCATCCCGTATTTAGGAATAGATGGGGGCCGCCCTAGAAGTTTGCCGGTCCTATTCGACCCCCACCATTTTCCCGACTCCATCTCTGGAGCTTAGTTGCCCGCAAGCGCACTGATGACGCATCACCAGCCGTTCCGGCCTAGGACCGTGGGCCCGATCTTTATGCGCGACTCTATGATTCTGGTCAACAGAAAAGGCCCCGCCTTTCGGCAGGGCCAGTTCCTTTCGGGGAGACGGGTTTACTCGGCGGCGGGCCGGGCGTTGGGTCGGCGCCCAGCTTCCAGAATCGGCATCCCAGCCTCGGTGGGCAGGTAGATGATCTGACGGTCGCCGCTGCCCGCCGTTTCTTGCAGCATGTTGATGTAGGACCAGCGCAGGTAGTTGTCGGGGCCGCCGAGGCTGTCCGACATGATGCGGTTGGCCTCGTTGGTGCCGCGAGCGCGGGCGACCTCGGCCTGCGCGTTCAGTTGGGCCGAATCCAGCGCGGCCTGCGCTTCGAGAACCTTCACGCGCCGGTCCTGCTCGGCCTTCACGTAGGCGGCGCGGCCGGACATCTGGCTGGCGTAGACGTTGTAGGTCGGGCAGCCCGCCAGACCGATGACGGCCAGGAGGATGACGCCAACGATGGCGGAGATGATGTATTTCATGATGTTTTCTTCGCTTTCTTCATAGCCGTAGGACACGGGTGACTCCGGGGGTGGTTAGAGGATGTAGTTCTTGTACTTCTCGATGTAGGCATCGACGCGGTTGTTCCTCGGCATACCGCGCTTGAAGAGATCGGTCAGAGCCGCCCAGACCACACAGATGTTGGGAACCTGCGACAGGTCTTCCCATTTTCCGTCGAGGTCGATGACGGGGACGGATTTGTCGAGCACGATGGACGGGCGAATGACTCGCGCAAATGCCTCGTTGTGCCGGAAGAAATCATTCTCCCGAATGACATAGTAGTCTTCGATGATGACCATCAGTCGGTCCATGTGCTTGACCAACTCTTCGGAGTTCTCAGGAGTGCGCTCAATCTTGCGCTCTTCGAGAACGCGAAGGATGTTCTGGCGGGTGGTGACCAGATACATGGCGCGGAATGCCTGATGGGAGATCAGGGCGAACTTGGCCGCAGACGCCTTCTTCTCGGCGGCCTGCTGCATCATGAGCGCGACGGCGCGGTTCACAGCTTGGCCTCGAACAGGGCTTTGAAGGACGCCTTGACCTTCTCGACGTTGCCGCCCCGCTTCACGATCTTGCGCAGAAGCATGTCGCGGGCCTTGATCACCCACTCGGCGATGCCGTCGTCGTTGAAGGAATTCTCGACACCAGCCAGTTCGTAGCAGATGCCACAGAAACGGCTGTCATCCTGGGTCGTCATCCGGGTGCGGTGATCGCAGAACTCGCAGATGAACGTGGTGCTCCGCGAGCCACCCGTATAGATGTTGGTGCTGGGGGAGAAATGTTTGTGCGACATGTGATCAACATAGCGGCCAATGATTTCTTGTCAAGGAAATACTTTTGGGAGCCGAACTCATAAATACCCCTACCAACGGGGAGAATGACATGGACGCTCGCGAAACACTGATCAAGGGTATTCAACTTCGCCTTGGTGCCGGGATGATCGACGTCGAACTCGACCCCGAACACTACGACTACGCCATCCAGAATGCCGAAGACCGCTACCGCCAGCGATCTTCAAACGGGGTCGAAGAGAGCTTCGTCTTTCTCGACATCCAGCCCAAGGTTCAGACCTACACGCTCCCGCCTGAAGTCCAGACCGTCCAGTCCGTCTATCGTCGCGGCATCGGTGGAGCCGGTGGTGGCGCCGCCGTTGACCCGTTCAGCCTCGCGTTCACCAACAACCTCTACATGATTCAAAACCCAGGTGGTCTGGGTGGCTCGGGCTCCGGTACGCTCGCCACCTACGACTTCGCCATGCAGTTCCAGGAGCAGGCTGCTCGAATGTTCGGCCGCGACGTCATGTATACCTGGGACCCCGCAACTTCGCGCATCACCTTCCAGCGCATTTTCCACGCCGTGGAGAACGTCGCCATTCACGTCCACAACACTCGCCCGTTGGCCGTGCTGCTGAAAGACCCGTATGCCAAGCTGTGGATTCGTGACTACGCCACCGCCTACTGCAAACTCATGCTCGGCGAAGCCCGCTCCCTCTATCAGAACCTGGGCGGCCCGCAGGGCGGCGTCTCCCTCAATGGCGACGCGATCAAGCAAGAAGGCAAGGACGAAATGGACCGTCTGGAAGACGAGATCAAGAACTTCGTCGATTCCGATATTGGAATGCCGTTCACGATTGGATAAGCCATGCGCCTGTATGAAATGATGGCCGAGCCGGTCTTGGAATCCTACATCCCGTTCCGCCGCCGCGACCTCTACATGAACGGTCATTGCTTCCGTCTGGCCCTGGCCCTGCATGAGAAAACCGGCTGGCCCATCGTGGGTGTTCGGGCCTACGGAGCAGCGGACTCATCGTTCTCCCTGATCGACCACGCTGGGGTCAAAATGCCCGATGGCCGCTATCTTGACGTCCGTGGCCCCTTGGATGAAATGGGCTTCCTCGACACCATGATTGGCGGCCGGTTCGAAATCGAAGAGCTATCGGTGGGAACGACCACCGATCTTCAGGCCCATGCCGGAAATGCCAAATATGATCGCCTTCACGACAGCGTCGTAGACCGCGATGCAGAACGCCTGATCGCCCGCTTCAAATAATTAGTTGACCAAAGTATTATGGTTGTCCATAATGCCGGGCATGAAAAAGATCATATATATCGCTGCCCTGATGGCAGCCGCCGCCGCTCTGGGTTCCTGTGACAACAACAGCCCTGAACGCAAGGCAGGCCGCGCCGCCGAAATCGGCGCCTCGTCCTATTACGTCTACGACGCGGAGCACAAGAACTGCTTCCTGGTTTACGTCGCCACCGGAACCTACCCGAGCGGCAACATGGCCGGTGCCCAGTGCACCCCCGAGGTCATCGCCGACGCCCGACCTCTGATCGTGGGCCGATGAACTTCTATCTCAGCGACCCGCACTTCTTCCACGAGAACGTCATCCTGTACTCGAAGCGTCCCTTCGAGAAGAGCCCGGCTGGCGTCGAGGAGATGAACGCGACGATCATCCGCAACATCAATGAGCGGGTCGGTCGTGGCGACACCCTGTATTTCGGCGGTGACATCACGTTCGCCAAGGAGGAGCGCATCATGCCGCTTCTCGACCAGATCAACTGCCGCAATCTGCATCTCATCTGGGGCAACCACGACGCCGACTGGCTCCGCAATCACCCGATGTGGAAGTCCTCGTCTCCCCTGAAGGAGATCAAGGACCGAACCTCAGACGGAACAAAATACAATGTGGTTCTGTGCCACTACAAAATGACGGTGTTCAACCGAAGCCATCATGGCGCCCTCCAGCTTTATGGGCACTCCCATGGCTCGCTGCCGGGAAACAGCCAACAGCTTGACATCGGCGTCGATTGTTGGGATTTCAAGCCGGTTAATCTGGACGAGATTGTCGCGCGCATGAAAACACTGCCGCCGTTCCAGAACGCTGATCATCACGAATAGCAACTAGACGGCACATTTCGACGAAGTGCTGTTGGTCAAACACATGCTTCATCATGTTGATGTCCCGGTGAACCCACTGGACATTGCCGTGAGCGTATCCGCGAGTGCTGTCTATACGGTCGAGAGAAGCGGAACACTTAGATCGTCCATTAAGCTCTAGTGGTAGGCCAGAGAGGGCGCAATTTTTCTCCTGGAGAATGAACTGCGCCCACGCCTCGTCGGCGGAAATCTCGACCTGAATGTTTCTTTTCTCAGCGTTTCTGAGAATGCGCGACCATCTGGACGGAGGGACCGACTTCCATTCGCGCGGCTCTTTTGCACAAGTCTGGCATTTTCGGCTTGAACCGCTTTTGAGGAACTGGGCTTTCACTTCTTTTTCAAGACCACAACGGCAAACACAGTTCCAGTAAGCGTTCCGATTTACATAGCCGTGGAACCCAACTACTTTCCATAGACCAAAGTCCATCCCCGTTAGATCAGTAGTTTTCTCTTTCATCTAGTATTTAGTCAATACGAGGTTGTCTAGAGGACCCACCCAATGATGACGAAAAAACCTCTTGTGTTGGTGAACTAAATCGGGCATATTTCCACATGGAAGTTGGCCCCCGAACCTCCAAACTGACGGCCTTAGGCTGGATTGTTCTCCTGTTTGTGCTGGGGTGGCTTGCTGCTAGGCGAGCAGATCATTCGGCGGTCCTCGGACGGCCGGTGAGCGGGGAGGTGGAAACCCTCCCCATTTTTCCCAACATGTATTTTGACTCGGACAGTATGGTTTCTCCATACTGCGTCCATGAATAAGATCATACTTGTTGGATTTCAGGGTTCGGGTAAGAATACGGTCGGCGACGTGCTTGTAGCAGACTACGGCTATACTCCTATCAGTTTCGCCGATTGTCTCAAAGACTGCGTAGCTGCTATTTTTTGCTGGGACCGCGCTGCCCTTGAGGGCGTGACGCCGGAGAGCCGGGAGTGGCGGGAACAGGTGGACCCGTGGTGGGCCGAGAAACTCAACATCCCGCACCTGACCCCTCGCTGGGCGATGCGCAATTTCGGCACCGACGTGATGCGCCAGCATTTCAACACTGACGTCTGGATAACCAACGTCGAACGCCGCATCCTCAACATGGGCCAGGATGCCAAGGTGGTTGTTCTCGACGGACGTTTCCCCAACGAAATCGATCTCGTCACCCGCATGGGCGGAACCTCCGTGCGGGTCAAGCGGGGCCCCGAGCCCGATTGGTTTGACGAGGCCATGGCCGTAACGACCATTCGTCGTTCTCCGTTCGAGAGCAAAGTCGTCAACCCGACCGCCATGGAACTCAAACGCCGCGTCAAGGCACTGAACGCCAAAGCCCACGAAAGCGAATGGGCGTGGATTGGACATCCGATCACCCGAGTGATCAACAACGACGGCACCAAAGAAGACCTCAAGGATGCCGTTCGGGACCTCATGCAATGACAGATGGAATGCTTCCAGCCAGCCGAGAAACGAAGTTGGGGACGTTCTACCAAGCCTTCCCATCATCTGGAGATGAGTTTCTGACTCATCGAGAAGCCATAGAGTACCTGAAAGATATGGGTGCATTCTTTGTCGAATGCCGAAAGCTCGACCGGAACGGCTATGGTGAAATGTATGACTGGATGAGGGAGAAACTCGTCGGGGAAGTTTACAGCGTCGGACTTCAAAAGCCCTTGGACCTGAACGGCCCCATGCTTCCCGGCTCTCTGTGCGTGGGCGAGCAACCTTGCCCATTCGCGTTCGTGGCCGAGAAAGACGCTCTGGAGTTCGCGCTGACGTGGTCATGATTGCCGACATAGAAAACATTTGTCTGAGCGGCGGCGCCGAAGGTGCAGACTTGCAGTTCGGCATGTGCGCCGGGATGGCCGGACAGGCTGTCCGCCATTTTTCTTTTGCCGGGCATCGTAGTCTGGCACCCGCCGATGAGGTCGTTGTCCTCACACCGGAGCAGCTTGCTATAGCGGACCCATTCCTCCAGGTGGCCAACCGTACCCTCGGCCGCCGTTGGCCGGTCAAATCTGACTTCGTCTCCAATCTGCTTCGTCGGAACTACTATCAGGTCGCGTGGGCGGACGCCGTCTATGCTGTCGCTTCGATCAAGAACGGCTTGGTGACGGGCGGCACTTCCTGGGCCGTCCAGATGTTCATCGACCGCCACGAGGGCGAGGAATGCCCCGCATTCGTCTTCGATCAGCAGACCAACCGGTGGAACGTCTGGATTAAGGCGTGGGCCGAAATACATGAGCCACCGCCGATGCCGACTGGCGTCTGGGCCGGGATTGGCTCCAGAGAACTCACCCTAGATGGCAAGAAAGCCATACGAGACTTGCTCGGATACGTCCCACCAGCCTCAGTATAGGCCACCGCTGCTCCTCTGAAAAGCAGTGCCTGAAATGACCAAGGTTTCGGACCCTGGTCATAAATAAAGGCACCAAGACCTTTTCTAGGAGAAACCAACTATGGCAATACTCGTCTCAGCGGGCGTGGATGTTCAGATCATCGACGAAAGCTTCTACGGTAGCGCAGGGGCGGGGACTGTTCCCCTCATCGTCATCGCGACCGCCTCTAACAAGACCTCACCGTCTGGAACCGGGATTGCACCTTATACGGTTCCCGATATGGCTGGTAAACTGGTCCTCACGACCAGCCAGCGCGATCTCATCCAGAGCTTCGGCTCCCCGATCTTCAAGATGGCTGGCGGCACCCCGCTGCACGGCCACGAACTGAACGAATACGGCCTGCACGCTGCCTATTCCTACCACGGCGTCAGCAACCGCGCCTACATCATGCGCGCTGACATCGATCTTGCTCAACTCGAATCCTCGGACTCTGCTCCGAAGGGTGACCCGATCTCGGGTACGCACTGGCACGACACTGCCGAAACCGAGTGGGGCGTTTTCCAATCCAACGGCAACTCCTCGGCTGGTCTCGCATGGGAACCCCAGACGGTAGTCGTCGCGACCTCAGCCAACATGGCTGACACCGGCTTCGGTGAGAACGGCGATTTCGCTGTCGTTCCTTCGGTGACGAACTTCATCTACGAAAAAGTTGCCGGTGCTTGGCATCAGATCAACTCGACCGGCTGGAAGGCTGCACACAAGACCACCCTCCGTGGCTCCGTGAACCCGACCATCCCGTCGAACGGTACGCTCGTCATCAACGGCGTCACCGCGACCCTGTCCGGCGCGACCACCCTGGCGAACGTCATCTCGGCGATCACCTCGGCCAGCGTTCCGAACATCGCCGCAACTGACAGCGCAGGCGCCCTGTTGCTGACCAACAACGCTGGCGGCGTGATCACCATCACCGCTGGTGCCGTTGCTACGGCTCTCGGTCTCGCTGTCGGAACCGTCAAGGCCATCGAAGTCAAGACCACCAACACCCCGCAATACCCGGCCGCCTCGCGCGCTGGCGACGTCTGGGTCAAGCTCTCGGCCCCGAACCGTGGTGCCGCCTGGAAGGTCCGTCGCTACAACGCAACGACTGGCCAGTGGGTCGTCCTCGACGTTCCCTTCTACGCTTTCGACTACAACCAAGCAGTCTCGAACAACCCGGCTGCTGACACGGCTGCTATCGCTGCCATGGGTAGCCCGATTGCTGGAACCATCTACGCTGGCTTCGACATCGCCACGGGGGCGATCAGCCTTCGTCGTTGGTCCGGCACTGCGTGGGCTGCTCTGGACTACCAGCGTAGCGCGGTTGCTCCGTCATCGGCTCCTGCCGCTGGCACCATGTGGTTCTCCTCTGACTTCCGTGCCGACATCATGGTCGGCGACGGCCAGCAGTGGCACGCCTACGGCACCGCCTACCCGACCACGGACCCCGCTGGTCCGATCATCTCCGGCTCGGCCCCGCTTCTGCAAAGCGATGGTTCACCGCTGGTCGCCAATGACCTGTGGATTAACTCGTCAGACCTGGAAAACTACCCGCGCATCTATCGCTACGACGCCACTGCGCTGCGTTGGAAACTGGTCAACAACGCCGACCAGACCACGCCGTTCGGCATCGTCTTCGCTGATGCTCGTGCGGATTCCGGCCCCGCCTTCACCGGCATGCCGAACGCGGATGACTACGAATACAACTCCGAAGTCATGGCGGACATGCTGAAGTCGGACTTCCTGGACCCCGATGCCCCGGACGCTCGCGCATATCCTGCTGATATGCTTCTCTTCAACACCCGCTTCTCGACGTACAACGTCAAAGAGTGGAACCCCGAATACTTCGCGGAAGGCAACTACGACGCCAACATCAACTACAGCCAAGTCGGCTACGACGTCGGTGATGACGAATACCAGTTCCCCGCGCTTACGAGCACCGGTCGTTGGGTCACCGTTTCGGGCAACCGTCTCGACGGCTCTCCCTACATGGGCCGCAAGGCTCAGCGCGTCATGGTCGTCCGTGCCATGGCTGCTGCGGTTGCTGCCTCGGAAGAAGCCCGCTCGGAAGCCGCCTACTTCAACCTGATCGCTGCTCCGGGCTACCCGGAACTGATCGACGAACTGATCGTCCTCAACAAGGACCAGCGCGAAGTTTCGTTCATCGTTGCTGACACCCCGGCTCGTCTGGCTCCCACGGGAACCGCGATCAATGCTTGGGCGAAGAACACCAACCTCGCTGCGTCGAACGGCGAAGATGGCCTGACCTCGAACGACCCTTACGTCGGCCTCTACTACCCGTGGGGACTGAGCACCAACCTCGACGGAACCGAAATCATGGTCCCGCCGTCGTCGCTCGCTCTGCGCGTCATGGCCTACAACGACCAAGTCTCCTACCCGTGGATGGCACCGGCTGGCTACCAGCGCGGCGTCGTCGATGGTGCGACCTCGGTCGGCTTCCTGACTGCCGAAGGTGAGTTCCGCTCGGTCCTGCTCAACCAGGGTCAGCGCGACGTCCTCTACACGAACAAGATCAACCCGTTCTATGCCGAGCCCGGCCGTGGACTGATCACGTTCGGACAGAAGACCCTTTACTCGCTGGATAGCTCGCGTGATCGCATCAACGTTGCCCGTCTGGACAACTACCTGCGCTTCAACCTCGACAAGCTGGTCAAGGCCTTCCTCTATGAGCCGAACGACGCGCAGACCCGCGACGCCGCTCGCATCACGGTCGAACGCTTCCTGACTGGTCTCGTTGCACTTCGTGGTCTCGAAGATTTCGCGGTTGTCTGCGATGAATCGAACAACACCCCGGAGCGTCGTGACCGCAACGAACTCTGGATTGACATCGCGATCAAGCCAATGAAGGCCATCGAGTTCATCTACATCCCCGTGCGTATTCGCAACTCGGGCGATACTCTCTAAACCAAGTCTCTCGTGAGAGCAGAAAGGGCCGGGAAACCGGCCCTTTTTGTTTGACTGCTGCATGCTGGGAGCATACATAAAATCGTCGGACTAGGGCCTCGGCCCTGAACCTATAAGCTCGTCGATGGGTGACTAGGAGGCGGAAGCGAACGCATAAAGATATCATCCGGCTAGCATCCGGGTGATCGACGAGAGCGTGAGAGTTTACTCACAAATCCGGCAGGGCAGCGGTGGCGTGGGTCGGCCCGACCCCCAGAGACTTTGATTCTCTGGAACCACAGATGGGTTCATCACCCACTGTGGCACGCCATCGCACTTTACGACACGGAGATGGTGAACTTGCCGCCGCCAGGACGACCGAACTGGTCGAGGCTGAACGGTTTGGTCATCGACACCCGCACGCCATTCGGCGCCAGGAGGACGACGTCGGTCTTCGATTTCTCGACGTCCCAACCCTGAAGACGCAGCAGGCCAATGGTGCCATCCTGAATCTCTTCGGCGCGGCCGAGGCTGTCATGCTCGACGTTGATGCCGAACTTGTTGACCTCATAGTTGAGTTGGTCGTTCTTCATCTCGAACCCTTCATCGGGTCCGGCGACTTCGCGGAGGCAGCCCCAGACACGCCGACTGGCTTTCGAGCGTTGCGTATTGGTGGCCACGATTCTTCTCCGTTCCTACTGAGAAGTAGAGAGTAGCAGGCCGAGAAAACTTGTCAAGCAATTACACAGCGAAATAGAACTGGCTGATGGCCCGGAGGAGTTCCTCGGGCTCTTCGCAGCGGAGGCCATTGGCGTTGCCGCCGCCCTCGCCGGTCTCGTGGTCGAAGAAATAGGAACCGTAGTGGTTGTTTGCCAGATGACCCTTAAGGGTCTTGAGAGCGGCCCGACTCGGCTTGACTGTCATCTGGACGTTGAACTCGGCGTTCTCTCCCATGCCCTGAGTGCGGACGCGGAGCCAGCCCTTGCCCATGGCGTAGTTGACGCTTTCCTCACCGTAGACCTCGTCGTCCTCATCCCATAGATCGTAGAACATGTCGTCGAGTTCGGGGAAATAGTCTTCCAGGATGTGCTTGTGGTGCATGACCTCATCCTCGGTATTGACCAAGGGAAGGTATTGACCATCGACGGTAATCCAAGCTCCTCCCCAGGTTCCATTGCCGAAACCGGCTTCGGTGAGGAGAAAATCTACATATTTCATAGACTTATTTATTTGACGCTGTAAAACTACGACTTTAAGTCATCATCATAAATACTCGCAACAACTCTCTTTTGCGAGGTTTACTACATGGCTACACTTATGAACTTCGGTGTGCCGCTCGGTGGTGGTCAGGGCCGTGGCGGCATTCTGCAACCCAAAGCGAAGCACAAGTTCCGCGTCCGCGTGATCAACTTCGGTCCCGTCGCTGGCGGCATCGAACTGTCTCAACAGGTCAACACTGTCGGACGTCCCACGATTGCTCAGAACGCAGTTGAGGTTCACTCCTACAACTCGGTTGCTTACTACGCTGGTAAGCACACCTGGAACTCCATCTCCCTGGTTCTCCGTGATGACGTCACCAACTCGGTGTCGAAGCTCTGCGGCCACCAGGAGCAGAAGCAGATCAACCATTTCACCCAGACGTCCGCTCTGTCGGGCTCGAACTACAAGTTCCAGATGTTCATCGAAACGCTGGATGGTGGCGACGATGCCGTTCTGGAAACGTGGTTCATCGAAGGCTGCTGGATTGAGAACATGGAATACGACACGTTCGACTACCAGACTGCTGACCCGATGACCATCACGCTGTCAATTCGCTACGACAACGCGACGCAGGAAGGTGGCCTGATGCCGCTGAACCCGCAAATCGGCACCGGCCCGCTGATGACCTAAGGGCAACGCCCTTATGACCTTCATCCGTAACGGACGTCAGGCGGCGACGACTTTCGACCTCGGTGGCGCACAAGCCCCGAGGCCGAAGGGTCTGTTCTTCGTGCGCTTCAAGCGCGGCGATGGCGTCCAGAGCGAATCCTACTGGCAGAAAGACCTCAGCTTCCTCGTCAAGGCGATGGACCAGCCGAAGATTCAGCCAAAGGTCGAAGAAATCAATCAATACAATCGCAAAAGACAAATCTACACCGGCTACCAAACCCAGCCGGTGAACGTCACGTTCTATGACACGGTCGATGGCATGGCCACAAGAATGTGGGATGAATACTCCCGCTATCACTTCGGGGATTTTAACCAGAAGGTGGAAAACTACGCCTATGACGTCGTCTCGTTTGATTCCTCTATGCTCGGGGTTGAGACTGGCTACGGGTATACTCCAGCCCGCGATCTCCCCGAGGAACTCGACGTCAACTCGCAGTTTTTCTTCAACACCATTGAGATTTTCCAGGTCTTCCGAAACGCGTTCACCCGCGTTTACCTCGTGAACCCGAAGATCACGTCATTCGACCCCGAAGACCTTGACTATGAGAACATGAACGTCATGTCGATCAAGGTCACTCTCGCCTATGAGGCGGTGATCTACGACAACGGGGGCGCACCCCAGGCCATCGATTCCGACCCCGCGCTTGCGGAGGCCTTTGCTGATGTGCGCCTGCATGGCGACATCATCGAAGTATCTGGCACCCCAGGCCAACCCCTTGCTCAGGTATCGCCTTCGGGTGGCACCAGCGGGGGCCTTGGAGGGGGTCTGGGCTCGTTCCTCGGTGGTTCTGGCGTCTCGCGTGCTCTGGGAAGTATTGGGAGCCTAGGGGGCCTTGGAGGGCGCGGAGCGTCTTCGGGAATCGGCGGCGTTTTGGGTTCGTTCGGAAACTTCAACTTCGGCAATGCGGCCGGGGCCGTGGCTAACGGTCTCATCAGCGGTCGTGGTGTCAACGGCGCCGAGATCGCGTACTCGCTGACTGGCAACCGATCTCTGGCCGCTATCGCGGGTATTGCCCAGAACGGCATCAACCGGAACTCGATTCTCAACCAAGTAGCTGCTGGCATCGGTGGTAGCGGCATGAGCGGCCCCCTCGTGGATGCTGCGCGGGGTGCAATCGCTGCTGCTGGCGGTGACCGTTACACCGCTGGGTCTATGGCCCAAAGCGTTCTCCAAGGTGTCTTGGGTGCCAGCCGACAGCAAGGTGGCTCACCTCGCGACCATGTTTCGAGCGTGGGCGGCCTGTCGTTGTCGGGCCCTGCCATGGACGCAGTCAACGCCGTCCGCTCGGCGGCCAGCCAGATCGGCCGTCGAATTACGGGCGCAGAGCCTGCCCCACCGCCTCCGCCGCTCCCTCCTGAACCAGGAGCGATCATTCCTCCGCTCTAAAAGCCATAAATAACTGGCTGTCTAGAGGAGATGCATCGTGAGTAAGTTTTCGTCGGGTATTTTTACCCCTCAAAATCCTCAAAAATACTGTGGCAATACTGCGAAACCTATCCAGTTTAGGTCGTCGTGGGAGTATACCCTCATGAACAAGTTCGACACCCATCCCAACGTTGCGGCATGGTCGTCGGAGTCTATCTCCATTTCCTATCAGAATCCCCTGACTGGGAAGTGGTCGTTCTACATCCCTGACTTCTTCGTCATCTATGTAGACAAGGACGGCAAATACAACGCCGAGATCATCGAGATCAAACCGGCAAAAGAGCATCCCGAATACCGCCCCGGCCCGAAAGAGCGCATCAGTGAAAAAACCAAGCTCATTCAGACCATCAACGCCGCCAAATGGCAGGCCGCGATGAAATACTGCATTCAGCGGAAAATCGGATTCCGAGTCGCCACGGAACAGCAGATGTTCGGTTTCAAAAGGTAAACAATGAGTAAGAAGAATACCAGTATCGACGATTTCCTCAATCTACCCCATCTAGACGACCTCGCTAAGGCAGACGGCGTCGAACTCGCTGCGCCCCCTCCGCCTGCTCCGATGCCGGTCCCCGAGATTGAACTCGACACCTATCAACTTGCCCTCAAGGCCATCGAAGCCAATCTGGCCACGGTGGAAGCAACCGATCACGCCAAATCCCTGGACGTCCTTTTCGAAGAAACCCTCCAGCATAGCCGTGACCTCATGGACCTGGGTTTCAATACTGACCCGCGTTCCCAGAGAGGCATCTTCGAAGTTGCCAACACGATGTATAAGAACGCCATCGATTCCAAGAACTCGAAACGCGAAGCCCAACTCAAGATGCTGAAGATCATCCAGGACGGACAGAAGCTTCAGTTCGAAAAAATGAAATGGCAGGCCGAACGCGGGGAACTCCCCGAGGCCGAAGAAGCCAAGGCGACCATCGTGGAGGACCGCAACGAACTCATCAAGCGAGCCCGCGAGCAGATGAAGTCTGACAAGATCGAAGCCACCGCCGAGCCCACCGAGGACTAGACGAGGTTGCCCTTGAGGCGTTCCGCGACCGCGATGCCGGGCCAATCTTTCTCGCGTACAATGACGAGCGCAAGCATGGTGCGGTCGATGTCTCGACTATCCACAAATGGCAACGCGACAACGCTCCTCGGCCACAGTTTGAGGGATTCGAGGTAGGTCGCCATCTTGTCCTCGTAGGATTGCGCGGCTCCTCGCCCCTTCACCAAATCCTTTGGGAAATAGAGGTAGAAGGTGACGGCCCATCCAGCCCCACCGTAACCTTTGATCTCTTTCATGTGGCGCGGAAACGAAATCTCCACGGCCTTGAGATGCATCTCTGGCGGCGCACTATCCTTGATCAGGTCTGCGAGGTCTGCGAGGTCTGAGATCATGATCACATATTTTCCACACCGGTATGGTATTACGACTTTACTATTCAGACAAGTCCTGTATAGAAAAACACATGACCCCTCTTATCACCCGCATCGCGCCTTCGCCGACCGGCATGTTCCACTTCGGGACAGCCCGCACGGCGTATTTCAACTATCTGGCCGCCAAGGCGTCCGGTGGCAAGTTCATTCTGCGCATCGACGACACCGACGTGGCCCGAAACGATGAAGCCCACGTCGGCACCATCATGGATGCGCTGTCCTGGCTCGGCCTGACCCCGGACGACACCTTCCGCCAAAGCGACCGGCTGGACGAGTATCGCCGCATCGCGGACGCGCTCGTTGACGCCAACAAGGCAATCCGTCTCGACGACGGCGCCATCACGCTGAAACTGCCCGACAACATGCCGGACACGTGGCGCGACTATCTGGGCCGCAAGGACGTGAAGATCAACGATCACGACCGCAAGTTCATCGATGGGCTGGTGCTGATGCGCTCGACCGCGAACGGCGGTGGGCCGACCTACAACTTCGCCTCCATCGTGGACGATATGTTCGCTGGCGTGAACCTCGTCATCCGTGGCGTCGATCACATCGCCAACACGTCCAAGCAGGTTGCGGTCAAGGCCGCCATCGAAGGCAACGCGGTCTTTTCCCCGCCGCGCAGCATCGAGTTCGCGCACGTCGGCCTGATCGAAATCATCGGCGAAGACGGTAAGCGGGCCAAGCTGAGCAAGCGCAGCAACGCGCACGTCGCCGACATCATGTCGTTCAAGGCGGACGGCTACTCGGCCGAAGCCGTGCTGGCCTACATGCTGCGGATGAACTGGAACCCCAGCGACGCCAACTTCGACAAGCACAATCCCCCGATCACCACCGACCGGGCGATTGAAATGTTCCTCACCGAGGGACGCCTGAAGAACTCCGCCCCGCTGTTCGAGCGCAAACAACTGGACGCCGTAGCCCGGCGTCTGGTGAGGATGGCATGATGCAAGAAATCGTTGTCGCCGCCACGTTCGTTGCCTCGGTGGGTCAGGCCGTCCTCGCCGGATTCTTCGTCAGCAAGAAGAAGTACGGTTGGGCGGCCTCGACCGCCATTCTGTCGATCATCTCGATGATGATCTTTTGCACAACTCTCATTCAGGGGGCTATCGCCTATGCCGCATAATGCACTCAAGCACCTCATCCGGGCCACCAACTCCATCGGTGAACTCATCTTCCTCTATGTCGTCACCCTGGCCATCGCCTCGACGTCCTACTCGTTCTTCGAGGGTAAGCCGTTCTTCGACGCCCTGTGGTGGTCGGTCGTTACCGCGACCACGACCGGATACGGGGACATGTTCCCGGTGACGACCGGTGGCCGCGTGACGGGTGTCGTCCTGATGCACTTCACCCTGTTCTTCATTCTGCCGCTCCTGATCGCCCGCATCATCGGCACCATGATCGAGGACCAGCACAAGTTCACCGACGAAGAGCAGAAAACCATCCTGTCCGACCTCGCCTTCATCAAGGCCAAGCTGTGCGGCGATTCCGACTATGTCTTCCCGGATGAGGTCCCGGAGCGCAAGGACAGCGAGGCCTAAACGTTCGGCTTCGGTTGCTCGATGTAGAGGTCCGACAACATCGCGTGGGTGGTGAACTTCACCCACGCGGTTTTGCGCATCTCGAACGCATAGACGTAATGCCATCCCATACACCGCCCCATGTCGGCGACGACTTTCTGTCGCTCGCGGTAGCGGTTTCTCTGTCCGGTAAACTTCAGACCCGACCGCTTAAAGGCAATCGACCAGGGCGCGTCGAACGGGGCGATGAAGGTGATGTCGCCCGCCCAACGGGTCGCATCACACCGTCTGGGATTGATGGTGATCTTGACATCCCGAAGCCGAAAGCCCTCTACCGGCTCGCGCTTGAATAGTAGGTCTTCGGCGGTGTGGTCGAACTCGTTTTGAACAACGTATTCGCGCTCCAGCATCCGCTCGATGTAGCGGCTGTTGATGAGCCCGCCATTCGCCTCTAGCCACGCCTCGATCTCCTCAAGGGTGGCAAGCTTTCGCATCTGGGCGAAGGACGGCCTAGTCATTCAGGTCGTAGGTCCCGTCAAGAACGCCGAGCAGGCGCAGGTGCATCGCGAGCGCGCCCCACTCGTCATCGAGAACCAGGACGTGGGTGCCCTTCATATTCCGGTGCACCGGCCGGGTCACATAAATCTTGCACGCAGCCAGGAGGCCCATGATTTCTTCTGGCGTGATCTTCAGGGCGTTCCATTGCAGGAAGGCCGATACTCCAACGCTCTTGAACAAGCGAAGCTGGGAGAATTTCAGGCTGGCGAGTTCGGCCCGACCGGACTTGCGCCCCAAGGCCTCCTCGAACAACGTCGAAAAGTTTTCTTCAATGAAGCTCGCGGCGTCTTCGAGGTTGGAATGCCGATATACGTCTTCGATCATTCTGTGACCTCCCCCAGGAGCTTGGCGTGAACGATCAGATTGACGAACAGATCATCCTCCAGCCCGCACTCAACTGTCCACGACCCGCCCGTGTCGTAGGGGAGGATAGCGGGGTTGTATTTGATCAGACGTTTGAGCACGATACCGGTGCCGGAGAACAGATCGTCGGGCACCGTCATCGAACTCTTGGTCGTCGATACCTTGAAGGCGACGTTCCATCCTTTGGACCGCCGCACGAAACCACGAACCACAACATCGGTGACGTCGGGCTCTCCTCGCCGGACAAGCCACGCGGTGATGCCCTCAAGGGTCGCCAGACGGTGGAGGGATTCAATCTGCATATTGTTCAGCGTTGGCGAGCCGATGGAAGACAGACATTTTCTGCCAGACATCGCCCCGCAGCGTGACCGAATATTTGGCCCGATAGACCGTGGCGTTGCCGCCCTTGCCTTCGATGACACAGGATGAAAACCCAGCCAGGAACCCGGCGTCGAGGCCGGAACCCGCGAGGAGACGATAGGGTCGCAGGATTCGACCAAGGTACTCTATTTCAATCCAGCCCACGAACGACGCGTCGGAGCGAGCCATCTCGGAGAAAATCACCGACCGGAGGACGAAGTCCGGGAAGTCCAGCATGTTGATGTTGGCCAACAAGACCTGGGGATTGGCCATGAGCCAATCCGCCACGCTCTCGACCGTCGTGCAATCCCGCATGGCCGCGAAAGCCGGACTCAGAACCTCGGTCTCGTCAACCGTCTGTGTGCCGCTGGGAACCTTCATTGCGCCGCCAGTTTGTTCGGGATGATCTCGCGACCGTGCATCCAGTGCTTGACCGTCTGGACGTGGTCCTTGCGGACGAACTTGGCGGCCTTGTGCCGGAACTCCCCGTAGGAGAACGAGTCTGCCAGCCGAAGAACGAAGCCCTCGTCGGTTTGCCAGTCCATCCCTTCGCAGATCGCCCGGATGGCTTTCTCGTCATAGATGCCGTCGAAGACGACTTGAACCGGCGTGATGCCCAGCAGGGAGAACCACTCCATGGTCTCATCCCAGGACAGGCAGACGTTGCGCTCGTTCCACATCGAGAAGCCCATGAAGTAGCTGGGCAGATCGTCGTAGGCGATGCTGTGTTCGGCGTAGAGATTCTCACCGCAGACACGCCAGAACTCCGGGATGTCTCCCTGAATCTGACCCCAGAAATTCTTCACCCAGTTGCGCGACGAGTGGTTGGGACTGTCGAGGGACCGGGCGTGGAAATGGTCCTGATACATGGTCGTGCACTCGCCATCCATCTTGCGCGTAAGGATGACGCGCTGGCCCTCGAAGGCCGACATCGACGGAATGATGCGATCATCGTCGTGAATGTTCTGGCTCCACGGCATGTGGTAGGTGCGAGGATATTTGACATGGTGGGTGAAGAGGTCGAGGACCCCGCCCTGCTTGAGGACTTTCTGCACCGACTCGTCGAAGAAGAGTTCACCGCGAATGCGGGTGCCGTTGGCCAGGATGGGATTGCCCCATTTGTCGATCTGCTGATCGTCGTAGAGATGGGAGGGAACGATGATGCGCGTGATGCCGCAGGCAACGCGGACTTCCTCGACCGAGATCACGGTCTGCTCGCACTGAAGGTGATGCTCCTCGCACACCGTGGCACCGTTCTCGATGAAGTAGCCGCCGAACTCGTGCGGCGCCGCAAACAGTCGCCGCTCAATGATGTGATGACTGTCCAGCTTGCCCTCGGGGGTTTCCTCTGCGGTGCGTTTGCAGAAGACACAGCGGAGCCCATCACGAACCTGGACGGCTTCGCTAAACTTCCGGCGTTCGAGGAGGACAGGCGGTTTCATACATCGCACTATAGGCGGTGGGGTAAAATCGTCAACCAAAAAACGCCCTGTATTGACTTTCAGAACCCCGTCTAGTAAATATGGTTGATGACCAAGTATTACCTGGAGATGGACACCTTATAGTTTTCACAACTATAAGGAGTTCACGTGAAAAAACAGTATACGAAATGCCTACAGTGGCGCGCGAAGCATCCCGGTGATTTCTACTACGAGCACCGGGCGGTTTACATGCACCGCCAGATGCGCACCTTCAGCGAGGCTCGCGCATGGGTGGCCGCCGACACCGACCCCGAACTGCGCGATCTCAAGGTCTACCCGCGTCCTAAGCGGAACCCCCACTGGCTCGACCCGTGGGGCGACTACACCGTCTGCCGAAACTTCGGCAAGTCCTGGAAGGACTACACCCGCCACCGCAAGCAGTGGATGGTCGCCGACGACCCGGAGCCGGATGCCCACAAGCCTTCGGCCCTGGTTCGCACCTTGGAGCGGATGGCCGAAGAGCTTTCGTGGTTTATGTGATCAATCGCACGTAAGCGGCGTCCAGTTGATTGCTGAACCGAAACCGCACCGTGGGCTCGCGCACTCGTCCATCTGGAATGATGACATCCCACGGGCGGTCGCGAGACAGGCGCGCGTCTTCCATGATCTTCAGGTATATGCTGATCATCTTGTAGTCGTCCACGTCCTCGTCGAACGTGAACGGGTAGTCGGCGTCAGTCAGGACCGGTGAGCACCATTCGGGAGCCCGCTTGCCGAACGCGTCCATGATCGAAGACAGATGAAGGTAAATCTGCCGCTCGGTCTTGACGTAGTCGGGATACTCGACCGGCCACCGAGAATAGTAGCGGGAGAACGAGCCGGGGCCAGAAGGAACGAAGGGCATTACCAAATATCCAATATTGACGTACCGGGCGGCTTGGGTCTGGCATGGCTGCGGATGAGCATGCAGCGCATCACCATTTCATTCCAGTCCCGGTAGGGGAAATAAACCCCCATGGTGATTCGTGTCATGCCGCTCTTGTGTGGCTGATGGTCCTGAGTCACCCGCATGCCTGTGTCGAGATATATCCCGAGTTCGGCCAGGAGAGCGATGAGAGACGGGAGATCACAGAGGCGGAGGTTGCATGCCAGTCGGGCCGACCATGCCGGTCCCATCGTGAAGTCATGATAGAAAACCCGCTCGACGTTGGTCATCGTCCCGCACTCGATGGCCCTCACGGTGAATGACCCGGTGGGATTGTCGGTCGTGAAGAATGCTCCAGCGTCCGCCATGAAAGACAGATGTTTCCTCAGAAAATCGGGAATCATGTGCGGCTCAGCGAGATGCTTGAGCGCATGCCTGTAGTCGCTAAAGGGGGAGCCGGGTTCAAGTTTCACCAGCACGGTATGGCCGCTATGCTGATTTCTGTCAATGATTTTGAAGTCCAGAGGGGTGTTATGCGACACTCCTCAAATGAGCACCAACATTGAGACCCATGGGGTCAAGTATCTCGGGTCCAAGAAGAAGCTCCTCCCCTACATTGGCCAAGCCGTAGCCGATCTCGGCGCCAAGACCGCAATCGACGTTTTCAGTGGAACGACCAGGGTCGCCCAGCATCTGCGCCAGATGGGCGTCAGAACCGATACATCCGATCTGAGTTGGGCCACGACCGCTTACGCGAATACTTTCGTGCACAACCCAAATGCTGCGCGGAAGGATTTGCCCCTATGGGTTTCGGTCATGAACGAGTCTGTGGTTCGGCAACCCGGATGGCTGAGCGAGAACTATACCGGGGACGTTCCTCAAGATGCGCCACGCGGAGACGGCCGGTGTTTCCAACTCAAGAACGCGATGCGGGCTGACTGGGCAAGAGATTGTGCTGAGGATTTCAAAGACCAGCCCTGGCTCTACTATTCTCTCATCACGTCGATCATCCGCGCCCTCGACGCCGTGGACAACACCGTGGGGGTCCAACAGGCCTACCTGAAAGAATGGTGCAAGCGGTCCTACAATGACATCGAGTTCAAGGTCCCACCCATCGTCGAGGGACCGGTCGGCATCCACCACGAGGGCAACTGCCTCGACATCGACTACCGCGAGGCAGACGTCGCCTACCTGGACCCGCCATATAGTCCGCACTCGTATTCGACCTACTACCACATCTGGGACAGCATCGCCCGTTGGGATAAGCCCAGGACCGCCCTGAAGGCCCGCAGGAGAGCCGACAGGGTTACGAAGGACACCGACTTCGATGGCTCGATGTCGTCGCTGTGGAACTCTCCCAAGACGGCCTTGGGGGCATTCGAGACGCTGGTCGCCCGGCTGCCCACCCGTCACTGCCTGATCTCATATTCCGATGAGAGCATCGTCGAACGTGACGTTTTGCTCGACGTGCTGTCGAAATACGGCCGAGTGACCGTTTCGGAGGTCGATTATCGTCGAAATATCATGTCGCAGATCGGGAATGCAGCAAAGCACGCAAATCCCCTAGCAGGGCAACAGAATAAAGAACTTCTCATACTACTTTCCCGTTGACAGTTCCTATCCCGGAGATAGGATGTTGGGATGCGCATCGAGTCTGACATCAGGGACATTTTCCGCGAAGAGGAGCTTGCTCCGCACCTGAAGGGATACGTCACCGAATCCGCCAACGGGTTGGGTCAGATTTTCCATCACCCGCTCAACATCCACGTCATGTATTCCCCGGCGTTCAACCGGATGATCAACCTCCAGGTCGCCGCCAAGACCGAGGCCCTGAAGAAGGCCGAGGCCGCCGAGGACTGGCACACCTACGTCTTCCTTCACGAACGTCCCTATCGCATCGACATCCTGCGCGAGATCATGTTTGACCGCTGGATTCAGGACCCCGCGATTGTGTGGCCGCTCGTCACCTCCGTCTGGGTCGATAGCGAGAACATCTACCAGTCGCTGGACGAATGGATGGAAGTCTGGGACGCCGACATTCCTCATCGCCATCTCGCCATGGATGCCAATGATCGTGCCGCCCTTGAGAAGATGGACGACGAGATCGTCGTCTATCGGGGCATCGCCCTCTCGGGCAGCGAATACGGAATGTCGTGGACCACCGACCGCAAGCGAGCCGTCTGGTTCGCCAATCGATGGGAAGGCGGCAGCCGGACGCCGACGCTCGTTCGTGGCCGAGTCAAGAAAGCGAACGTGCTCGCTTATTTGTCGCGCCGCAACGAGAGCGAGATCGTGGCCCTTCCCGATGACGTGAAACACCAGACCACGCGAGTATTGTAGCAATCATTTATTGCGCGCAGGCCCGAACCGCCATACTAGAGAATATGGCCTACAGCATGAAAACCACCAACGACTGGGTTGCCATCGAACGCGAGCATGGCAACATGGTGGCTCTGCATATCATCACCATGGCAGGCGTCTTGATGCCCACTGGCTACGTCCAGCTAACCAGTTGGGAATCTTTCCGCAACAAACAGTTGGAAGCGAAGTTCGGAGAGAACAAACGCAAGCGTCCAACCCGTTGGTTCACCGGCTATCGCTTTGAAGAATGGCAGGCCGAACAGGACCGCACGACCGCGTCGATGGTGAGATGCGGCATTACGGACTGGGTCCCAGAGCACGAGCGGGGCGTCCCCGTGTTGCGCTATAAAGACCTCTGGTCTTTCTACGAGACTGTGGGTTGGGACAAGAAAAAGGGCCGACTGGTCTAGGGCGTGGAGCGATAACCCTTGGCGTGGGCGGTGATCTCGCAGGCGCGCTCGACTAGACGCTCCAGCGTGCTTCCCGACAGGTTATAGTAGCCAACCGGCGTTCTGGGGTACACGACGAGGTCAAACTCCACGTTGGCCAAAACGGCAGCCATCATGTCGGCCTCACTTTCGAAATCCGCTTTCCTCCTTGGAAATCGTTCGAGTTCCTCTGCAACCGTTGCGTATGAACCCCGATGATCGTTCACCGAGATCGTGAACATGAGCGCGTGCTCGGTCAGCCAGAGGAGGTTGGTCTGAAGGTTCTGCGAGGTGAAGTCAGTCACGCTCGTGTCTCCATTTGACGGCCCGCCGCGTGATCATGCCGTAGAGGTCGAGGGCGATGTCCTCGGCCAGGAGCAGCGCAACCTGCTGGGATGGGTCATACATGGCCGTCCTTGATGAGTCGGAACTTCATTTGAAGCTCACGATGATGCCGCCCCGAACGCAGACGTCGATGCGGGACGGGTCGAAGTCTGCTGTCATCGCCCCACCGACGCCGTCAACGGACACGACCCGAATGGTGCATCCGAAGGACAGGAGACGTTTCTCGGCCTGCTCGACCGTCAAGCCAATGATGGCGTCCATGCCGAGAACGTCTTTCATTCCGTGATCACTTTCTCGACCGCCGCCTGCTCATCATCCATCATGGCTAGATCGGCCTCAATCTGCCAAGATTCTTTCAGGAGATCGACGAGACGCCGCTCGGAGCCCAGAGGAAGTTCCCCCAGTTCCTTGTTGATCTCTTCAAATCGTACCTGGAGACGCCGGATTTTGTCCTGCGCGACCAGCCATTTCGTAGCGGCTTCCTGAACGGCGCGTTTCATTACTTCTCCATGGCGAGCAACAGCCTATCCACACCGATGGCCCAGCCGATGCCTTCGGCGTAGCGTCCACCCCCCGCGATCTGCTTCTGAGCACCGAGCGCACTGCACTCTGCTTCAAAGCCATCTTCGACGTAGTAGCTTAGACCACGCTTCACGCTGCCATTCAAGGTGTAATTCTCGCATAGGCTGCCGAGACAGCGGTCGAGAAGTTCCATGGTTTCTTCGCGCCCGTTCTCGGCCTCGCCCAGGAGTTCGATGCCGAACTGGGTGAACTCCCGATAGCGGCCAGCCTGCGGACGCTCATAGCGGTAGCAACGGCTGACGTAGAAGATGCGACGGCTCTTGGAGGTCTTCGACCAGTCGTCTCGCCACGTCTCTTGGACGAGCCCGGTGACCTCGGGGATGAGGCAGACGTCTCGTCCGCCCTTGTCCTGGAAGGCCCACATCTGATTGACGATCTCAGGTCCGGCCTTGTCTATAAAGGTTTGCTGCTCCCACAGAGCAGGCAGGATTACTTCCTCGTAGCCAGCTTCAATGAACCAACCCCCGGAGGGTATTGATTGCATTCGTGTAGGCGGCGGCCTCCTGGCCGGTGATGATTCGTGTGCCTCGCAGCATGGTAGTCCCCTTTGGTTTACCAGCCGGTCTTCATGATGGCGAAGACCGTCTTGATTTCATTTTGTCGTGCGCCGAACCTCTCCTTGAGGGTAGCGTTGAAGCGTTCTTCGCTGCCAAGAAGCTCGGGATATTCCCCGGCCGGAATCGCATCGAACATCACCTCCCCGTGGTTGGCGTTTGGGTCGGCGTCGAAGCCTTCCATCCACCACTTCCGGTTCTTGCAACCGCGCCAACGGCAGGCCCCTTCTCCGAGTCCTGCGCGTCGGGCCCTCAGGCCTGCGGCGAACTGGATGGCCCGGAGCCGAACCTCAATCACGGCGATCTCACGGGCTAGGGCGTCGGCTTCGGTCTTCGTCATGGGAACTTCCTCTGGGGTGAACAGACCCTATTATCTGGTTCACCCAAATGGAAATTCTTTTTGGACGCCCTGGTGGGACTCGAACCCACTTCGTCTCGCTTTGCAGGCGAGTGCCTCGACTCTTCGACCTCAGGGCGGAAAACGCACGGGATGCCTTTTGGGCTACGACTGGCATCCCTACCGAGAAGGCTTTGTCAGAACCCCTGCCTCCTCGGAAACTTTACTGGTACTGAAGGTAAGTTTCGAACTCACTACCTCGGGCTCCACAAACCCGCGCTCTCCCGATTGAGCTACTCCAGCATACCAGTAAATGGCGGACGGTGAGAGATTCGAACTCTCGGTGGACATTTCTGCCCACACGCACTTTCCAGGCGCGCGCCTTAAACCACTCGGCCAACCGTCCTTCTAAGGTGGTGCTCTTCGCTGTGACAGGTGGGGCAGAGGAACTCAAGGTTCTCGGGCTCATCTGAACCCCCTTGGCATCTCTCTATGACGTGGTGGACCTGAACCACGTCGGGGTATTTGTCATACCCGCACCTCTCGCACTTCGGTTCACCTTTGACTGCAATCAAGGCAAGACGAACAGCATTTCCCTTTGAAACTTTACAACTTTTTCTACCTTCTCCGTATTTGACGCCCGTTCGAGATTTGTTTGAGCAAGCTCTCGAACAGGTTTTTGCGTTATTGCTCCCCGTGATGTCTCTTCCGCAGACTCCACAAAGAACAGTTGACTTCCTAGACCACTTTCCAAAGCAGGCTCTGCTACAATAGCTTCGCCCGTCCTGACTCTCTAGTTTTGCGGGTCGTGCATAGTGCGACTTGCCGCATGTAGAACACTCACAGTTTGGTTTACGAATACTGGTTTTCATCCAGTATTTAGTCAACCAGTAGACCACAGACTAGCCAGCGGAACGCCAGGGAGTCGAACCCTGTGGGGACCTTCCGGCCCCCTACGGTTTAGCAAACCGCTGCATTACCATCCTGCCCGCGCTCCGCAGGCTAGTCTCCGATCTGAAAGTATTGATGGCGGGCCGGGAGGGATTCGAACCCCCGGAGGTTTTACCCTCTACGGTTTTCAAGACCGTCGCAATAAGCCTGACTCTACCACCGGCCCAGCATCAATACTCTCTAGAAGATTTGGGGTGGCTGAGGGGTATCGAACCCCCGGCCTTCTGAGTCACAGTCAGACGCTCTACCACTGAGCTACAGCCACCATAAATCTTGACAGAGACGGTTCAGAGGATGGCATGGGATTTGAACCCATGGAGGACATCTCTGCCCCCTCCCGATTTCGAATCGGACGCCTTAAGCCTCTCAGCCAGCCATCCTCTGAACCGTCTCCGGTAGTCTTCCTTCTCTTCCTAGGGGACAAAGACCCCGGTGTGATCAATCGAGCCATCGCTGAACTCGGTTAGGCGGGTGAGGACAACCGCTTCGTCTCGGCCTTGCGGCAGAGCCTTGAAGGTTTTCCCCGGCGAGACGACGTCCTTGCGGACCCGCCCCTTGGTAATTTCGGCGCCCTGGACCTCGGCACCGTTGACGAACACTTCTGCGTTCTTCGGCATCTGAAGAAGCAGTTCAATCAGCAGACTCACTCGCATCTTCAGACCCTCCCTGTGGATTTTGGGCATTAAAAAACCCCGCTTGCGGCGGGGCCTATGTTCACTTGGTCTTGGTGGTTGGGGTTATCCCCCGGTCACCGGTTCCACGCACACGTTCCCGCCTTCGACTTGCGTCGAATGACTTGACGAACAATGCGAGGACGACGAAACGAACATGGAAACCTTCTCTGGAGGGCGTTGTGCCCCCAATGAACCTATTTATCGCACACCACTTATTTGGTGTCAATAAGAAATGTTTGTCTGATGGTTCGGGAGGGGTTCCGTTTCAGGGTCCCGAACCACCAGACTAGCCCCCAGCCTTGGTGAGCGATTAAGCTCGACAGACCGAATGCCCCTTCAACCTACTCATGCGCGCTGGCCTGTCAAGCCACTTCCAGCTTGGCCTGAAATGCCTCGGCGGCCTTTTCGAGTTCCATCCAGTCCTCGGTCAGGTAAGCGGTCGGGAATCTGATCGAGTTGTGCTCGCGGTCGCCGAAGTTCCAGTTCTCGAACTCCACGGTTATGAACTTCTCGTCGATGTCCCACCCCGTCATGTAACCCTTGATGACGGTGTCGTATTTCTTGACGCCGGTCTCGCGGACTCGGAACAGATAGATTTCCCGCGCCAGTTTGGACAGGTGGGAATCGATCACCCCTTCCTCTTCCTTGTGCACACGGAGGAGTTCCGGGGTGACCGGGCAGTGTCGCGACGGTATTCTCACTCGAACTGTTCCTTCAGCCGCTCATAGGTGGCGCGGGCCTCAGCTTCTGCTTTCAATCGCGCACGTTCGGAAGCTTCTTGCGCTTCTTCAGCATCCTTGGCAATCTTTTCTTCGATGGCGCGGACGCGTTGCTCGAAGAACTTCTGGCCGCCCTCGGGGTCGTCGATGAACTCTCGGGGGATGAACATCTCGTCAGTGGCGGTGCCCATGTAGCAGCCCCGGCAGTAGTCCTCGTATTCGAGTTCGAGCAAGATGCCGGTGTCTTTTGGGACGATCTTGGCGTCCCGAAACGAGGACTGCCCCCAGGTTCGACCGACCTGTCTCTCGCCATTCATTTTCCTGAAGGTTGCCCGGAAGGTCTTGGCGAACTCGGGTTCGAGGCCCTTGAAGTGCTCGGCCTCCAAACGGATTTGCTCGCGGTAGAAATCGTCCATGCGCTCTTGGGCGCGCTCCATGATGTTCTGGGCGGCCAGGATACGGTTATAGTTCATCAGTCTTGCTCCGGCTCAAAGGTGGCCGGGACGATGATGCGCTCCCGGTCAATAGGTTGACGGGATGTGATCACGTTGATGTCACTGTATTCGACCGAGTAGCTCTCCCGGTCTTCGCACATGTGCGCATTACGATAGGCGATCTCGGAAGCATACTTCGAGATGGCCTCGTAGAGGGCTTCGAGCGTCTCGGCTTCGAAGACCTTGGTCCGCTGGGTTGTTTCCAGACGGTCGAAACGACCCCAGCCCGTATAGGTCTCGGTCGCGATGCATTGGTAGCTAATCTACATGGTCATTGGTAGTTCCTTTTCTGTTTAACTCAGGGAAGGGTAGACGAGTTCGCCTACCTGTCAAGCATTTATTCGACCGTGAAGCATCTCGGTCATCTTGAGCTTGTCCCAGTGGTGGTTCTTGTTGGTGATGACGAAGCGGCCAACTTTCTCGAAACGGCTGATCGACCGGCTCATCAGGTCCTGGTGATTGATGTCGATAGCCCGGAGACCATGCATGAGAGCGTAGGTGGACTGGTTGTCGGTCTGGAAACGCATCGTGACTTCGACGACCCACTCATCGGTGTCGTCATCATAGACGTAGCTATCGACCGAAAACCCGATATTGGGCCTCGGGATACGGTCAGCATAATAGCGGAAGCCGATGCTGTCGGTGTTGTTGGCGACGTATTCGAAAATCGCCTCAACCGATGTCAGGTTCCAGATCGCTTGACCGTGGTCATCCGCCACCCTGATCTGCTCAGCTTTCTCGATTCGACGGAAGCGGCGACCCGTGGCCATCCTCTTGAGGTGCAGGAGGTAGGTATCCTTGTGCGGGAAATATTCGCCAGTGTGATCGCACCGCCAGCCTACAACTTCCACGATAAACCTCTTTGGAGCATTTTTATTGCCAACTGAACGGCAGTAACCGGTGATCGAATCATTTCTTGGCAAGATGTTGGAAGATTGTTCCAAAAAACCCGCGAAACTCCACTTTAGACGACCACATCATTTCTGTCAAGGAAACTAAATAGATGTGAAGAGGGGAGGTGGCCCCATGAAGCGTTGGCTGTTCCTTATTGGTGTGTTGGTTCTAGGAGCTTGCTCTGAGGCCGTGGTTCAGGAACCTCCTGTGCCAGAGAAAGACCTGACGAGCATCTTCAGCCGACCCGAGGCGCCGCCTCCGCCCGCATCGCCCCAACCCAGTACACCAAACATCCCCGTGATCGACGACACGATCAACTTCAACACCATTGTGCGCATCACCTGCGGGTCCTTCGTCGGCACCGCGTCTATCGTCGGACCCAACACCATCGTCTCGGCTAATCACGTCGTCACCAACACCCCCGTCTGCCACGTTGGCGGCCAGCCTGCGCCGGTTGCCTATCGTCGTCCCGACCAGGATTTCGCTGTCCTGTATCCTGCCCTCAATCATCACGCTCGTCGAATTCCGATAAACTGCAACGGAGCCGTTACCGGCGAGACCTATTTCATGGTCGGCTACGCACACGGTGATCAACTGACGCTCAATCTTGGCGTCGCCATGCCCGGCTACGAGAACAGCAAGGATTACCGCTCCGGGCAGGAATTCCGCCACGCACGGGTGATGCGAGGGAAGGTTCACAGCGGGATGTCTGGGGGTCCTGTCCTCAACCAAAGAGGCGAGCAGATCGGCACCATCCTGGCCACGTCGATTGGCCGCAATCAGACCCTCATCCGAGAATTCAAAGATACCTACCTCTGCGAAGAGAAAAGCCCTGATCAAACCCCCACCCCCTGACCTCTAAATACTTCGGGTTCGGGAGGTGATTGATGATGAAGAAATTCATCTGGGCTGTAGTCATGTGCGTTATTATTCTCTTTGGTGCGACGGGTGATCACTCACCACCAGTCGAGAAAATGTCTGTGGCGCCGGTTCTCATTGACGACGATGCCATCCCTAAACTGATCTGCGGTCGCATGACCGGCACTGGCGTCTACATCTCGTCCACCACGGTCATCACCGCCAGTCACGTCGTGGCCTCGGACGTTTGCACGACCCCGAACGGTCGCGAATTCACGATTCGCTCCATCGAGTCTGAAAATGATTTCGCAGTCCTGCGCACGAGCCCCGCAAACGTCCAGCCCTACAGGCTGAACTGCGATGGCTTCATAGCCGGGGAGACTTATGAAGCTGGTGGATATGCGAATGGCCGTAGCTTCCGCAGTGTCGCGCTCGTCGCCCGCAACGAAATGTATGAGATCGGCGGCGAGGATGGCACCTTCTACGCTCTCAATGGCCGCGTCGAGCAGGGCATGTCTGGTGGCCCCATCGTTAACTCTAGCGGAGAAATCGTCGGCATCATCTCCGCCGTGCGACGAGACAACCGATCTATAACTCTCGCGAAGGAAATCCGAGACACCGTTTTTTGTGCGAGATGATAATTGCGGCTCGGCATAAATAGGGCATAGACTCTATTTTGGAGCACCACACAGAATGAGCATGCTCAAAGAATACCTCGCCAAGACCGAACGCACTTTCAACTACCGCATCAAGACCGTGGTTCCGCTGGAAGATGATTTCATGGACATCATTGAGCGCACTCTCGCCAAGTATGTTCCGTTGAATATCGGCCGCGTTCACAAGACCATTCTTCAACAACATCCGCTCGATTTCCCCGGCGTCGATAATGCCGAGGTCTATTTTGTGGATGTGACCCTCACGCTGGCAGCCTCTTCCTACATCCTTCAGCAGGATATCCGCTACGCGCTCAAAATCCCTGAGAAGTTCATCGTCGTTCGTGGCGAGAATGAACCCACGGAAGTCGAGACGCAGCGTCTGAACGCATTTGCGGACATGGAAGCAGAAGCTGCCAAAAAGGGTCTGAAGGTCGCCGCCCTGATAGACACCCCGGAATACCCGGAAGGCCAGGAAGTGACGGCGACCGACTATTACGGCGACGAATACAACTCGCGTCTGACGGGCTATCTTGCCAAGCTGGCTTCCGAGCGTGATCTGGAGGTCAAGGCCCCCAACGCTCCTAAGCCGTTCAAGTGGCTGGAGCCGAAAGACCAGGAGCCCGGCCAGCCGACCGACAACTTCAACGATCACATCACTGGCAAGAAAAAGCGCGCTGCCCCGGCCTCGGCGTCTGGCGTGTCCCGTGCTGGCAACCTCGACGACAACACCCGCACCTACAAGAAGACCTACACGACCAAGGCTGGCAAGGAAAAAGTCTTGTCCCAGACCGGCATCGCTGTTGACAAGAAAAAGGGCAAATAATGGCTAAACCGCCGGAGAACATCAGCGGCCAATACGATTACGGTCATCGCGATGCTTCGCGGACCAAGTCGTTCAAGATCAAGGCTTACGATTTCAAGAGCCAGTCTGACATGAAGGTCAAGCCGACCGGAAACTATGCTGACAACGCCATGGAAGACCCTTCGGCCCTCAACGAGGACGAAGATCAACAGGGCATGCTCGACCGCCTGCACGACATCCTCCACAAAGCGAATGTCTCTCAGGCCGAGATCAAGGATGGCGTCCGCCTGACGATGAAGGGCATGAACAAAGTCGCGGGCCAACTCGGCGTGTCGATTGATGATGTGCGTGTCCTCCTCCAAACCCTTCGCACCCAGCACAGGGAAGAAAACGTCGAACAAATCGAAGAGTCCGTCATCCGCTATGGCTACGAAGCCGACGTTCTCGGCACCGTCTCGATCAATGACAATCAGTCTGGAGAATCCGTGATCGTCTCTGGTTCCGAGGGAGCCAACTTGCTTGGCCGTCTCGAAATGGTCGCCAAGGACAGCGAAGCCGAGCAATCCATCCTGCGACAGTTTTTCTCCGACAACCTCTCGGAAAGCGCAGAGGCCATGGCTGCTATCGAGCCCGGCGAGGTCAACTTCGCCGCTGAGATCAGGAACGAGACCGGCTCCTTCAATTTCCCTTGGAACCTCCAGGGTCGTTCGGGCACCGCCACGGCAGCCTATAGCGGAGACGGCAAGGGCTTCAAGATCAGTGTCATCAGCATCCGCGACCAAAACGGCGAGGCGCGCGACGCCGACGCCATGCGCCCAGAGATTCGCAAGCAAGCTATCGCGTTCATCGGTCAGGAGTAATCGTGGAAGACTACTCGGAGGAAATGGAACGCGGAGCGGCGGGAGTTCTGTTCCTGTGCTCGAAAACGGGTCGGGTTCTCCTCCAACAGAGAAGCGAGCACGGCGATGCGGCTGGAACCTGGGCATGCTTCGGTGGCGGTATCGAGAAGGGCGAAAGCCCAGATGAAGCCGCCCGGCGCGAAATCTCAGAAGAGACCGGCTACCACGCCGACTACAGCCTTGTTCCCCTCTACTGCTACGAGAAGGCCGGTTTCACCTATTGGAACTACCTGTCCGTGATCGATCACGAGTTCTATGCTGCGACCAACTACGAGACCGCTGCGGCCGAATGGTTTGCACTGGCCGATCTGCCCGTTGATGATTTGCATCCGGGATTCCGCATCTGTCTGGAAGACGACTACGCTCAGGCGAAGATCAAGAGCTACCTCAAAGACCTCAACGAGGATATGGCCGAACACCAGGAAGCACATCGGCGCGATCTCATCGACCCCGCGCTGCTAACCTTCCGCGAATATTTTCAACTCTGCGGCGGGGGCAAATCTCACCCGGATTCTGCCTACAACGTCAACCTCGCTGATCTCAATCGCGGCTACGATTCCGACAAGCCGGAACAGTATCAGACTCAACTCCGTCGTCTGAAGGTCCGTGGCCTGTGGTTCGACATCAAGATGCGCAAGGAGAAGAACTCCTATGTGAAGCGCGGCGCCGATGGCACCAGCATCGTGTTGGGCCCGGATGGAAACGCAGAATATTTTACAGATGAGGAATCCGTGGCCAAGGGCCTCGCCCTCTACGAGATCATGCTCGCGATCTTCAACGAAGACGGTCAACGAGTCGCCACGTTCCAGGACGAGTGGGGATGCGTCCTCATCATGGTCGCCAGCGAATACCGGGGCTTCGGCTTCGGCCCCATGCTGACCAAGATGGGACGAACCATCTACCCGAGCAAAACCTCGGGAGGGTTCACGCAGGGCGGCGCCCAGAATTTCCGCAAGGTCCACACGATGTTCGTTAACGAAGCCCTGAGGAACGGCAAATACGTCCGCCTCGTCAAGGCCAAGGAGATGTCCGCCGAGCGCGCAAAGGAGATCATCGCCTCCGCCAAGGAGAGTGGTTTCAAGGAATACGAGAAAGAGGCCACGGACATGTCGAGTTCCGACCCGAGCACATGGCTGCTCATGGGCGACGAATACGGCTCCTTCATCCTCTATGACCGCAAGCTCCGTGATGCCATCGACGACTCTGGCCGCTACGACCACTTCATGGAGAAGATGATCAAGGGGATGATCTACGTCGTTCCTGGCGAAAAATACGGCATCGTTCACGCCTATGGCGGCGAAAACGAGAAGATCAAAGCTCTGATGCTCCGTATCGCAGCACAGTATTGCGCCAAGGAAGACGTCATGTTCGTCGTGGACGCCGAGGATATCCAGGACGTCCCGGAAGAGTACCTGGAGATCGTGGGCGGAAAGCACGTCGCATCGGGTTTCTGGCGCCACACCGTCGTCATCCGTGACGGCAAGGGGATATCCTACGAGGGGATGGTAGACGCTGAACGGAAATGGCGAGAATCATTCGACCGCTATGGTGAGTTCAACTCGCGGGTCCAAGAAGCCGCCTACGCCAAGTATCGCCCGCAATAATTACTTGACAAGTGTTCGGGGCTGGCTATGATGCCCCTATGACCTTCGAACAAATCATGACTCACGACGCCATTGCTGCCTTCAAGGCGACCGGCGAAATCTCGCAGGACATGCATGATCGCCTGTTCGATCATTACTGCGCGAGCGGCGAGATGCCCTACGGGACCATGAAGGCCAAGACCGGTGACCCCTACCTCTGGATTCTGGACAAGGTCGCCGAAGAACTCGGCGAGGCGATTGCCTGATGTATACCGCCAAACTCCAGGACCACGTCCATGATCGCGGCAATCCGATTGTGCTCGGAGTGGTCACCAAAGTGTTGAAGACCCGCGTGCACGTCTGGTTTGCGTCTGGCGTTGGTCAAGCTTTCACTCGCGTCTATGACCGGCTGCATGCCGAGCGTTTTCTCGTGCAGGAATCCTAGAGCCAGTATAGGTCTTTCTCGTCCATGACGAGCCTCAGGGTGGTGATCAGCTTGACTGGTTCCCACCCGCACTGTGTGTCGTTGACGACCCCGAACACTTTCTTGATCGTGCTCATCCGGGGTAGCTCTTTCGTCCCCATTTCGAGACAGCGGGCCAGGAAGACGAACACCTCTTTCGGCAAAATGCCGTTGAAGGGGAAATCGAACCTGACCTTCGTCAACTCTCCATGGCGGCCCCGCCGCCAGACCTCATGGGTGTGCTCGCCCCGCATTTCTGAATAGGTCTTGGGGTCGTTGACCGACGTGAAACTGAACATACGCTCGCGGACAGCGTGATAGTAGAAGTAATCGTTCCATTCGTGCACGTGCGTGAACGCACACGGGAACTGTTTCTGGGTGTAGACCTTCATAGCCAGAACAACTCCGAATCGCACATCGCGAGACGCAGGACTGTGACGAGGTTCCGGCGACTGTAACCGCACGCGGTCTCGTTGACCAAGCGGTCGATCACGAGAAGCATATTGCGCGGTGGGAGGTTCTCGAAGCCACCCAAATGCATGTTGACCAGGATGTCGAACTCCTTGCGGATAAGGGGCTCAGCGTCGGCGCATGTCCAGTCGATGATCTTCCAGTAGTTGGGGCCCCAACCCAGCTTCCCATAGAACTCGTGGAAGTTTGCCCGCATCGTTATCAGTCCATGCCGTCCAGACTTGTGAATAACTTCGCTACTGTCGAAATGATAGCGATAGAACTCAGTCTCGTGGAGGGGTACACGCGAGCATGGTTTGGGCAGCAGAGACATGCTTTGCCGGATACCACGATACTAAATAACTGGCAACTTTATTGAGGGTGGGGCCCACGGGTCCATGTTCGCCCTCCTACGCCATGGCTGAAGACCCCGATATCCTCAAGAAGCCGTATACGAAGACCGACTATACGACTGAAATGCTAACCGAACTCGTGCAGTGCGTCGAAGACCCGATGTATTTCATGCGCACGTTCATGAAAATTCAGCACCCCCTCCAGGGTGCAATCCCGTTCATCCCCTACCCCTTCCAGGTGGACATGATTCGGGCCTTCCACGAGAACCGCTTCACTGTTGCGCTCACGGCGAGGCAAATGGGCAAGCGGTTGTGGAACGAAACGCCAATTCTGACCCCCACCGGGTTCTCGAAAATGGGCGATCTCAAGGTCGGAGACACTATTTTCGGTAAGGATGGGAAGCCCGCCACGGTTTCATTCATCACCGAAACGATGACCGATTGCAACAGCTACAAGATTGAGTTCACCCATGGCGAAACCATTGTCGCGGATGCTGAACATCTGTGGACTATCAACATCCCAGGCTACAAAAACCAGCGCACCGAAACGGTCACGACCGACCGTATGATCGAACTGCAAAACTATTACCGTGGCATGGTGGGTGGCCAGAGCATCAGCATCAACCACTGCGAAGCTCTGGAATTTGAAGATGCGCCTTCACCGGTTGACCCGTATCTGTTCGGCGTCTGGCTCGGAGACGGTAGTGTGTCGGGCTCGGAGATAACCTGCCACCGAGATGATTATCAACACTACGTCTCGGCAGCAAGGTCGTTGGGATACGATGCCCACGACTGGCGTCTCGACAAACGGACGGAGAATACCGGCTGCTTCGGTTTGGGTCGCCGATTTTCGGACGAGATGCGACGGGCTGGCCTTAAAAAAACGAAGTCTAATCCTGAACGGCGAAAACTCATACCCCACGAGATGCTCTACACGAGCTTTGAAAAGAGGCTGACTCTCCTTCAGGGCCTGATGGATACTGACGGAACCGTAGAGAAGAACGGTGTCTGTCGTTTCTACCAGTCCGATGAGAAACTTATCAAGCAGGTTCGTTTCCTGCTTTCGACGCTTGGCATCAAGAGCACGCTTCGGGTCAAGACGACGCCGAAGAAAGACTGCTTCGTCCTCACGTTCGCGACAGACCTCAAGGTCTGCACTCTGCCGAGGAAAGCAGAACGTCTCTCCGCTCTGAAAAATCATCCTAAGAACAAGCGCATCTACATCAAGTCGATCACGCCAGTCGATAGCGTCCCGATGCGTTGCCTTCAGGTCGAGAACACCGATCACCTCTTCCTGGCCGGTGAAACACTGGTCCCGACCCACAACACCACGTGTGCGGCCGGGTATCTGCTCTGGCGGGCGATGTTCACGCCGGACACCACCATCCTCCTGACCGCGAACAAGCTCTCGCAGGCCCTGGAGATCATGGAGCGAATCCGCTACTGCTACGAGAACCTCCCGAACCACATCCGCGCAGGCGTCACCGAATACAACAAGGGTAACGTCGGCTTCGACAATGGCTCGCGCATCATCTCGCGCGCGACCACGTCGGACGCCGGTCGTGGTCTGTCGATCTCGCTCCTGTATCTGGACGAATTCGCGTTCGTGCCGCCGAATCAGGCCAAGGAGTTCTGGACCTCCATTGCCCCCGTTCTCTCGACCGGTGGTGACTGCATCATCACCTCGACTCCCAAATCCGACGTCGATCAGTTCGCGCAAATCTACAAGGCCGCCATCGACAACAAGGACGAATACGGCAACTTCCGCCCTGGCGGGCTGGGAACCAACAATTTCTTCGCAGTCACGATTCCATGGAGTGCTCACCCCGACCGTGACGAAGATTGGGCGGCGCCGTACCGGGCTCAGCTTGGTGAAGCTCGTTTCCAGCAGGAGTTCGAGTGCGTTGCAAACGACACCCGTCTCGACCTCAACGATAGTGCTCGCGACTATTCGATGAAGATCGGCGATCTCTATCGTGTATTGAAGCTGGCCAGCGGCGCAACCTGATGCTATAATGGTCGAATGACCAGGAAGCGGGCGCCAGAGCAGCAATACATCGACAGAAAGATCGCCGAGGTGCGGTTGATCGGCATGAACGACCGGGAAGACCTTGTTGGTGTTGAGGACGCCTTCAAGGGCCTCTACGCTATCATGACCAACAAGTTCACCGATGATGTCCTCCTGCGCCTATGGCATTGCAAACCGCTGACGGAGGTATGTGATCACCCGGACCAGTGGTATCAGGTTGGCACTATCGAGGTTCATCGCCGCGCCCTACAGATCGAACGCCGCGACGGTCGTATCTATGACACGCAGAAATATGCGTTCCGAGATTCGATTGGCGAGATGTATTTCAACTCCGAAAGCGAGGAGGAAATCACGCTCCCCTACATGGTCCCGCTGAGCCCGACGATCATAGACGTCGAGGGCGAAATCTAGACTGCGTCGCGGGCTAGGCTGTTGATTGCCACGAGGGCCTGACGCTTGGTCAGGAAGACCATCCGGTTCAGATAGTAGGCCTCGACGTCGGGGCGTTCCTTGATGCTCTCGAACAGGTATCCGAGGTCTTTTTTGGACGGCAGATCATCCCAGCGCGCGGTGAAGTCGTCTACGCCTTCGGTGATCTCGATGCGGTTGGAGGTCTCAACCTCTTCCACAACCAGGATTGAGGGGTCCGTGATGCCAAACAGGCCTTCGATGAGATGGATGTGATCACGCATGCTAGGTGTATTTAGGATTCGAAAGCCTAAATATTCGCATGAGAGACTACGCGCATAACTCACTCGGACTAAAAGTAATGACCCCGAACGGCCTGATGGGTTTCTCGGGCGTTGCTCACATGGGTGATTTCCCTATTTGGGCTCTTGAGTTCGCCAATGGCAAGAAACTTGAGTGCACACTAAACCACAAACTCCTGACCTCAACCGGGGTCAAAACTATTGCAGACCTGTCCAAGGGAGATGCTGTTCTCTGCGGAGATGGCACCGCAGTCGCTATCACGAAGAAGAAAGAGACCGGCAAGCTCCAGCCAGTGTTCGACCTCGTCGAAGTCGATGGTGGACACCTCTATACAACTAACGGTTTGGTATCGCATAACTGCAACTTCGTTACCGACGACGAAACCCTGATCGCGCCTATGAAACTCGCGGCGATGACCCACCACGTCGTCAACCCGACTTTCTACACCGGCCGGGCCCGCTGGTATGTTGAGAGCCTGGAGCCGAACAAGACCTACGTGGTGGCTCTTGACCCCAGTCACGGTGTTGGTCGCGACTACGCCGCCATCCAGATTTTCCAACTCCCGGAGATGATTCAAGTCGGCGAGTGGCAGCACAACGAATCCACGACCCGTAACCAAGTCCGCGTCCTGATGCAGATTCTGATCTTCCTCGACGGGACCCTGCGGGACAACCCAGATCAGCACGGCGAACCGGAAATCTTCTGGACTGTCGAGAACAATGGGCTCGGCGAGGCCGTCCTCCAGGTCATCGAAGACACTGGTGAAGAACGCTTCCCCGGCATGTTCATTTCTGAGAAAAAGAAAAAGGGTCAGGTGCGTCGCTTCCGCAAGGGTTTCAACACCAACAATTCCAAAAAGATGTCAGCGTGCGCCCGCTTGAAGTCGCTCGTGGAATCAGACCGTGCCATCATCAACTCATTGCAACTCCTGACTGAGTTGAAGAACTTCGTCAGCACCGAGAACAGCTTCGGCGCCAAACCGGGTGAACACGACGATCTAGTTTCTGCTACTCTTCTTGTCGTCCGCATGCTAGAGGTCGTCCTGGGGTGGAGCAACGATACCGGTGACCTCAAAGAATACATCGGTGACGAAGAAATCTACGAGGGTGAACCCATGCCGGTGCTATTCTGATGGACATGTCCGCTCTCTCCGAGGAGGTCATGGATTTCCTGGAACGCCATGCCAAAACGGCGGGCGACTACGACCCCGAGTTCGACGCCCCCGGCGACCGCTTCAACGGGCCGGACTCTGCGCTCCTTTACGGAGCCGCCGTCCTGATGGCTCAAGGCCTGCGCCCCATCCGAGTCCACTCGACGTGGACAAGCGGTTGCTACAAGGGCTGGCAGGACGAAACCCTGCAAGCTCAGCACGATGATCTCGTTCGCCGTGTGAACGAACTCGCGCTCTAGCATGGTGGTTATCCGTGATACCGATCAACGGTTCCGCTAATTACTTTGTCGTTGCGTCCCAAAAGCGCAGAACCCGTGTCCCATTCATTCCACGACTTGACGTTGAACCCACCGTAAGGGAACTGGATCAACATTTGCAAAAATTCTAGGGGCTTGTTGAAGATGAAACGTGACGCCTGCCCAACCCAACGGAAAATCGGGAAGTCAACTCCACAAATCGTCAAAAGATCATCTACCATGTAGAAAGGTTCTGACACTATGGTGGTCAATATCGATAGTACGAAGGAACTCACAACAAAACAAACGCCTATGATCAGTACCCCGGCAACCGCTTCAAAGCTTTCGTTTACCGCAGCAGGCTTTGCCCGGATAGCATTGAACTGCTCAATAGCCGCCGTGATCTTGTCCTCGGGCATTTTCAGCTTTCGCATTTTGGTCGTTGCGTCTTGAATCGCCGCTTCCGCCTTGGCATCTATCTTGGCATCAGCCTGGGGGTCATTTTTCCGCCAGTAGCTCAGGAGACCCTGCATAACCCTTATTGAAGAGTTGGTGAATTTTTTAGCAAAGTCCGGGTCAGCGGCTTCTTTGAGAAACACTCTCTCGTCTTCTGGGGTGAAGGTCGAGTATTCAACACACTCCATCAGATTTCTCATTGATTTCATTTGCAGTTTCCCGGCTGGTATTGTGTTGTTATTTATTCTTCTACTCTAAATAAGGCATGCGCCTAGACGAACTCACCGGAACCCGCCGCTACGCTGAGAGAGACCTCTTTGACTGGCTCAAGGATTTCTATGCCGCTGGCGGGGAGTTCATGGGCGCGGGCAAATACGCGACCGTGATCGGCCATCCTCGCTGGAACTACGTCTACAAGTTCTTCTCCTGGGACGGCCCCTACACGGACTTCGTCAAGTGGGCGACCGCTAACCCGAGCCCTCACCTCCCTCGCTTCCTTGCCCCCGTGAAGGAGAAAATTCCTTTCTGGCGCCGCCATCGCGACAACAACTACGTCAGCGTGGTCAAGATGGAACGCCTCCTGCCGTGGACCCCGGCGCGTGGCTTGAAGTTTCCAGTGGGACGCCACCTCGAAGCCAGCCGTGACATGGTGAACATCATCGGTTTCCCTGACAAGGAAGCCGCCTATCTGAAGTATTATGACAACGTTGGTTCAGAGAGAGCCCTCGCTGAATACAAGTCCATCTGGGAAGAGGAACCCGAGCTAGGCGACCTCTGCCAGTTTTTCTGGGACCATCTTAATGGGGCGCCGATTGAAGCATCGCTCGATCTTCACGTCGCCAACATCATGAAGCGCGAGGACGGCACGCTCGTTTTCGCAGACCCCTTCTGGGCTGGCGAAACGCCCTACCAAATTCATGACCGGCTGATGCGAGCCGAGATGGACGACTGGGGCGACGGTCCCGAAGAGACCGACTACGTGTCGGGCCGCAAGACCTGGGTCGCACCACCCAAGCCCGCCTATATACCGCCTGACCCCGACGCCCCTTACCCGTTCTGATTATTTGGTTGACGAAAAAGTCCTTTGCCCTATCGTGACGGGATGCTCACGTCAGCCCTCATGATCACGCTCCGCGAACGCGGCTTCATCAAGCAAGTCACGGACGAGTGGGCCCTCGACGACCGCCTCGTGCGCCGCCATCCCGATGGCCCGGCCTCGGTCTACATTGGCTTTGACCTGACGGCTCCCAGCCTGCACGTCGGCTCCCTCATTCAGATCATGGCCCTCCACCACGTCAAGGAGCAGGGCCACAACCCCATCGTGGTCTTCGGTGGCGCGACGACCCGCATCGGTGACCCAACGGGCAAGTCCGCCCTGCGCCCGACCTTGACCCCCGAAGAGATCGAGATCAACCGGGTCGGCATCCAGAAGGTGTTCGACCGCTTGATCGGCCATGTCTACGCGGTCAACAACGAAGATTTCTGGCGGCACAAGAGCTTCCTCGACGTCCTGTCTGACCTCGGCCGCCACTTCACCATCAACAAGATGCTGGCGTTGGATTCGGTGAAGACCCGTCTGGCCCGCCAGGAGCCGATGACCTTCCTCGAATTCAACTACATGGTCATGCAGGCAGGGGATTTCCTGTTCCTCAACGAGGCCACGCAGAAATTCTCGTCCGCGATGCCCGGCCCGGAATGCATCCTTCAGATCGGCGGCTCCGATCAGTGGGGCAACATCGTCAATGGCGTCGATCTCATCCGTCGCAAGACCGGGCGTGCGGCCTACGGGCTCACCACGCCGCTGATGACCAATACGGCGGGCGAGAAAATGGGCAAGACGGCGGGAGGCGCGATCTGGCTCGACCCCGACATGACCGCGCCGTTCGATTTCTGGCAGTTCTGGCGCAACGTCGAGGACGAGAAGGTCGAGGAGTTCCTCAAGCTCTTCACCCTGCTGGAACTCCACATGATCGACGATCTGATGGACGGCGGCATCAATGTCGCCAAAACGGTGCTGGCCACCGAGGTGACTGCCTTCGTGCATGGTCGCGAAGTCGCGCACGCCATGGAGAAGATCGCCAAGGGGTTCCTCAATGGTGATCTGGTCGATGATACCAACATCCCGGTCCACTCCGTGGTGATCGCCGACATGGCGACCAAGACGGTGGCCGACGTTCTGGTCGAGACCGGGCTGGTAAAATCCCGCAAGGACGCCGACCGCATGGCGGCCAACCGGGGTGTGCGCATCAACGGCGACGCGGTCGATGATGTCCGTGTCCTGATGGGTGGCTCGTTCAAGCGCGAAGACGGTCGAACCGCAGTTTTGGCCGTGGGGAAGAAATCCTTTGTCGTGGTCGAATGGGATGCCTGATCAGAGTTTCGAGATCGACGCGACCTGTTGGGATTCGTTCATCTGCTATGTTCTGTGGGGTCTGACGCCAGGAAGCTACGTGCACGCCCTTTTGGCTGGCCGGATGGCCGACGCCTATTGTTACGCGCACCCTCTGCCGTCACTATGAAGTGGACACGTCTCATTTCACTGGCCAGCTATGGAACAAGGGCCAGACCGCCGCCCAACACCCGAGTATTGCCGCGTATGCGAGCAAAAACGCCCTGACGCTTGACGAAGTTTTTTGCGAAAATTCGAAAGCCCACGGTGCCCGGCTCCGGGCCCGAATGATCGAAACTGGGTTTATCTATGAATGTGCCAAGTGTCCGAACGATGGGACGTGGCTAGGGTGCCCGATCACGCTACACGTCGATCATATCAACGGCATCCACGGCGACAATCGCCGAGAAAATGTGAGATTCCTCTGTCCGAACTGCCACCAGCAAACCGAAACCTGGGGACGGACGAAAGCTATTCCGAAGGAGTGACGACGATATTCCGGTCAGGGAATAGGGCGCGGATGCACTCGGCGTGTTGTTCGGCCTCGGAGAGTTCGGCCGCCCAGTAGAACGAGCGGAATTGTCCGGGGCGATGTTCCTCGGAGACATTGAAACCAGATGGGGTCATGCAGTAATTCTTTCCAAAATATCGTCAGCATCATAGCTGTTCATGCAAAGGTTCTTCGGGGAGAAGTCCACCATCTGCGAAGCATGGCCGGTGGCCATAAAGGCTTCGATGGCGCGCACGACGAAGAAGTGGGTGACGATGAGAATATTCTCGTCCTTCTTGGCGGCCCGCTTGGCGACGGTGATGAGTTTCGGAACGACGCGATTGAAGACGTCTTCCTGGCTCTCCAAAGTGATGGCGCCGCGACGATGATCGATCATCGGGCGTTCGTTGTAGGGCAGCGTCTTGGAATCGAAGTCTGGGAGGTAGTTCTCCAGACGGTCGAACGCCCCGCCGACATCCCACTCGATTTCCTGGAAGGCTTTCTCGTAGGTGATGTCCACGCACGTTGCCAGAACTGAGGCGATGGTGAAGGCGGTCTGCTTGGTGCGCCCATAGGGGGACGCGATGATGTGGTCGATCACCACATTTTCTTCCTTGAGGCGGCGGCCGAAAGCAATCGCCTGTTCGATGCCGGTCTCGGTGAGGATGTTGTTCCGAGTGTTCAGAACGACTTTATGCCCGGCGTCTCGCCGTGCAATATCGATGTCGATGTTCGTCATCGACTGCCCGTGTCGGGTCACATATATTTTTGCCATGGGGGTATTTTGCCCCTGTGCGTGACGGTAGTCAACATTTTTCACCCCCTGTGGAAATAGTTCTTGACGTTTTTTCGGGCCACGACTAATCTAATGGTGTCGCGACGAGGCACCCTCCTCCTCACCCTGTCTTCCTTACGGAAGACGCCTCGTAGGCGACGCGAAACCCGCCCTCGCCCCTCCGGCGCGGGCGGGTTTTTGCGTTCAGGGTCGAAGATTTTTTCATTCTGCTTGACTACCAAATCATTACCCATATTATCTCCTCTG